TATATAACATAACAATATAAGCATAATATCTATTCACAATATATTCATTACATTCATATATTGTTCATAGATATCAGCGAGTTCAAAATTTCAACTGATTTTAGACTTACATTTGACTATCACTTGACTAACATTTGACTACTGTTTGACTAACTCTGTTTTTAGTACAAATCTTAGATTAGAGCTAGAATTTTAGAAATAAAATTTTAACTAGGGCATTGGGCGAAGCAGAAAGGCTAAAATTATAGTCAAGGCAAAAAGTTTTAGAGTTATAAAGGAAAATAAGAATGATAAAGTACATTAAATTTAAAAACCCAGTCTCTTCTATACCAAATACGATAATAACTTTAAAGTGTAGTTTTTTGTGTAATTACAATTCACCAATTGTAACAATTTATCACAGTCATTTAATAACAGACAAAAGAATTATAGAAGCTGCTATAGACGCATTAAGAAAAGATGAATCCTACATCAGTTTTAGTAAAAATTATAACTACACATGTAGCAAGAAAAGTCAAATAAACGCTTGGAAAGCTCAAAATGTAAGACATAGATTTAGAAAAAATTCAATAAAAACAAGAAGTGTTGACCTGAAGAATAAGTTCAGTAAAAAAGAGCAATTAAAAAATAACTTTCTATGTTTATTCTACGGACTAATTAGATTATGATGATAATAGCAATACTACTATTTGCAACAATACTTTTTCTTAGCTGGACATTATTCACTTTAGTGCACAATAGAATGACTTTAAATACAGTTGAAAAAATAAATTGTATATTAAGAATAATACTAATGTTGATAGTAACATTTATGACACTAATATTAGCTAAAACAATAACACTGTACTAAAGAAGTTACATTTTATAGCTCAAAATAACAAAGAAAATGAGCTAAACTAAGCGTAAGGGTAAAAAAGAAAGTTTTTACAGTTAAGTATAAAAATTACAAGGTAATAAAAAGACATGAGTTATTCAAGAACGTTTTTAATACAGCAGTTTAAGAAAGGCATTAGAAAATATATGCCCATAGCAAGTGCAGCAGAGACAATGATTAACTACAAGCTAAGTCAGCTAGATGAAGAAGATTGGGCAAGAATAGAAAACTTTTTTAACTCTTTTACATTTCCACTTCACGTATATAGAGGATTAAACGTTAAGTCAGAACAAGACGTTAACTTCAAGAACCCTGGTAATAATTGGACAGTAGATTCAGCATTATTTCATGCACCTTTTTCAGCCTTTAGAAACAGCAACTACATACTTGAAGGCTATATAGATGAAGACCAAATAGATTGGCCAGAGACAGTACAAAATTTCATGTACTACTCAGTTAATGCAGCAAACAATCAACGTTATCCTGAAAATGAAGTTACACTTAAGAAAGGTCAAGTACCTCATGACTTAACAGGGTCAATGAAAGAGGCTTTAACAGAAGACCTAAATGTTCCTGATAAACCATCTGCACAAGATAAGTTTAGATATTACTGGGAAATTGAATCTAGAGCTATTAAACAGCCTGAAGACTTATTACGTAAGTTCAAAAATAAGTTTCCTAATCAGTATTACATCTGGGGCGAGCTATTTGAGTGGATGCTTGAGCACAACGAAGAAAGTGTCGTAGAGCCTCAAAATTATGCTCTTTATCTTGAATATGATTTAGATACAAATTGGGGTTATATAGCACTTGTGGAGTTTAAAACTCGTTATCAAGAATCACTTAATGAAGTCTATCCGCAAAAGAATGAAACTAAGTCTGATTTTATTAACAGATTTATGCGAGTAACTGCAAAAGAATATCCAAATGTTAAACAAAGATATGCAGTCGCTAATAGTTACTGGGACAAACATTCAAAAAATGAAGCTTATCTTGACCCTGAAGAAAAGTTCTGGGACTATAGAACAAAAGAAGTACAGCCTGGTAAATATATAGACACTTCTCGTTCAGAGATAGGTTGGGTAGATAATCTTATTCATAATATTAAGTATTTTGAACAGAATAAGGGTGTCACTGCTAGAATAGTTGATATGACCCCAGAAGAATATTTTGAAGAATGTGCAACTTTATTCCATAACTCAGTTGAATCTCAGAAAAAACAAATTGCTGCAGATACAGAAACTATTGAACATTTAACTGATGTTATTAAGAAATTTGGTAAAAGATTTCCGATACCCTACATTAACATTGCAAACAATAGCCAAGAAGGACGTCACAGGATGTATGTACTTGGTGAGTTATTTGGTTGGGACAAAGCTGTTCCTGTACTTATAATTCAAGATGTAAACAATGTTCGTGTTCCGGGTAAGGAATTAAAATAAGTAATACGAGGCAGTAAAATATGAAAATCTTTAAAGCAACACTTTTTTGGCTCTGGTCTTGCACTTGGGGTTGTTTGATGACTTTAGTAGGAGCAGTAATTGCTCTTGGTTGTTTAGTTACAGGACATAAACCTCATCTGTTTCATCAAAATGTTTATTTCCGATTTGGTACTGGTGGTTGGGGCTTTAATGCTGGACCTTTCTTCTTCCTGTCTAAAGATTGTGGAGAAAGCTTACATATGAAACAGCACGAAAGTGGTCATGGTCTTCAGAATTTGATTTTTGGACCATTGACTCCTTTCCTTGTTGCTATTCCTTCCTGTATTCGATTCTGGTACAGAGAGTGGGTTGTTAGCAGCGGACGTAAAAAGTATTCAGAACTTCCTACTTATGATGCTATCTGGTTTGAAGGAACTGCTACACGCTGGGGCGAAAAGGTTTATAAAGACTAACCCTAGTACTTTATAAAAGGAATAAGAAATGAGATTACAGCACTTTTGCGCTATTAAAGAAGCATTTGAAAATCATAAAGAGCTAAATCAAAAATTATTTGATAGCAAGAAACTCAAAGAAGAGGTTAGAAAAGCTCTACTTGAAATTGTAGTCACTTTTGTAACAGATTTAGAAGAAAATGAAGTTCCTTTACATGTTGTAGATGTTTGGTTAATTGGTAGCAATGCTTCTTACAATTACACAAGTAAGAGTGATGTAGACTTACATATAATAACAAATAGCTCAGAGCTTTCATGTGATCCTGCGCTTTTAAAAGTTGTTTATAGTTATGCAAAATCAGCATTCAATCGTAATCATGAAATTACAGTAAAAGGTTTGCCCGTTGAGGTTTACATTCAAGATTGTGAAAGTACTGTTAATAGTAATGGTATTTATTCGATTTTAGACGATGCTTGGGTGAAAGAGCCTAAACCCTTATCAATTAACTACCCAGACCCTAAAAACCTTGCACAACTAAAACAATTAACTGCAACATATAAGGCATTAGACAGAACAAATCTTGAAAGTGTAACAGACTTGATTGACTTAGCCTACAAGATTAGAAAAGAAGGTCAACTAGAAGGTGAGTTCAGCGACGGAAACTTGTCATTCAAAGAATTCAGAAATCTTGGATATCTAGATGACTTAAAACAACTTAAACTTGAGTTAGAGTCAAAATATTTGACATTAGAAAATATTAGAAGTTGATTCTTGCTACAAAAAGCAATATAATTATTGTATAAATAAACACGAGGAATTATAAATGTACTATCAAGTTACTTTCTGGTATGAACTAGATAAATTTATATACACACCCGATGATGAAAAACACGCAATTGATCACTGGGACGCAATTACTGACTGTGTCAAAGACTTTAAACAATATTTAGCAACAAAGCTAACAAACTTTGAACTGCTGGATTGGGACTTTGATGAACAAAATGAATTTCTTTATTTGTATTTCTACACAGATACAGATCTAACAAACAACAACATTGAAGCTGTTATCTTTGGAGATGAAAAGGTATTTGAAACATCAACAGAACAGTCTTTCTACTATGGTGAAGTTCATGATTATGATTATTATGAAGAGCCCTATCAAGACATGGCTGACATAGAGATTGACATACTTGTTTCAAAACCTGAAATTACTGCAAAATCAGACAACGAAGATAACGAAATGCCTCTCGAAGAGTCTTCACAAAAATTACAAGAGAGTTCCGTAATTAAACAAGAAGTTGAACTTTCTCCAGATGAGCTACTTCAATGGGGTTGGGACAACAATGGTGACCACAGCGTCTTTTATGTTAAAAAGTTACATGTAATAGACTCTGCAAAAAGTCTTGCAGAAGAAGAGTTTGTAAAGACTTATAGTACAGAAACAGCTGCAAAGAAAGCTTTTAATAGTTATTTAAAAGAAACACCTGTAACGGAAAACATTAAAAAAGATGCAGGAGATGTTGAGCAAGGAGTAGAAGTTTTCAATCACGCAATGGGTGCTGATGTCTCTGAATCTTTTTGGCAAAACTATCCTGCAAGATATAAAGTTTATTATGACATTCATACAAATTCTGTTCTAGAAGGTGGTTCAGACGATTTAGCTGAAGCAGAAGAAATTGCAAAAGCTTGTATAGAACGTTTGTCTGAAAATCCTTGGGAAGATAAAGAAGACATTGAGTCTGCAATTGACTCTGTTATAATATATGACACTCTTGAAGATCTCGACGTTACAACAAGCGATGTTGAAAAGATGAAAACACTGTTTGTTGACTGATTGGTTTTTCATACATTTTACCTCCTTTCAAAACAGCACTAGCAGAAATGTTAGTGCTGTTTTTTTTTGATTCTTTTTTGTATTTCACTTATAATATTACTATAAAAGTTATGAGGTACTTTTTATGAAAATACTTTTAATTGTAAATCTTATTATCCTTGTAGTTCTCGCAGTGTTTTTGACTATACTTTTAGTCAGTTATCGTAAAGCTAATAAAACACTAGTTCATACTGCAGCTGAATTAGCTATTGCTAAAGATGAAAGGGATAGTCTTCAATCACAACTTAATGCTTATACTAAACCAAATCTAGCAAATATTTATCCTGAAGTCTATAACATAATAGCTGCTTGGTGTAAAGAAGTTGGAATTTATCAAGTAGCAGTTAAGACTAAATATGACGCTAAATCAAATTGCTATAAGCTCACTCTATACACTGAAAGGCCTGGAGTTTTTATTGGTAAAGCTGGAAGTATAGTTGAGAAGTATAAAAAACTATTGCAAGAATGCAAAGTTGGTCGCACGATTGAACAGATTGAGATAGAAGAAATCTCTGGTATAGTAAATCAAAATCAAGTAGACTTAGAAGATTATTATAGCTCTTATATGGCTAACTGGTTTGCTTACGAGGAGGCAGGAGAAGAATGTTAAATTATAGAAACTATTTTACAGATTTTGAATTCTGGCGTAAACAAAATATTAAAAGTAAAAAGCACTTTAAAACTATAATGGCCGTTATGTACGGCAAGAAAAAGGATAGAGGCGGTATAAAGAGAAAGTATTTAGCACTTATGAAAGAGCAGGAGGAAACACAGAAACTTATAAGAAAAGCAATATATCGCGTTTGTCCTCAACTATTTAGTTACTTGGATTGTTTTGGCACTGGTACTTATTAAAAAATAATTTTCAATGGTAAGCTGAGGAGGGCTCATGAGAGATTCTCAATACTGGTCTAAAATAGCTAAGGCACATTTAGACGAAATAAATAAGAAAGAAATAGAACTACATGGTGATAGAGCAGTTATTCAAACTATGATAACTCAAGGTGACTTAGAGTTAATGGAGGAGCTTCTTGATTTATTCTGTGATAGGCATGCGATTGCTAAGAAGTTTTCTGACCTAGGTTATGGTCCTGGATATTATCATAAATATGGATTCAAACTTGTAATGGACAGGCTTGACAGAGAAAGTCAAAGACCTGACGCGATATTTAGAAAAGGTTATATTTGCTATAATGGAATCATCAATAGACCTACTAGATGTTTTATTGTAATAGATAAGTAATTAGTTGACTTATTTTTAATTTTATATTATAATATGATTGTAAAAACTGGAAGGAGTTAAGCATTATGGAAGAATTAGAAGAAATGCTTAAAAAATTATATGGCTTACCACCTTATGATAATTGGTCAAATATTTGTTATGGTGATGGACATTTTGCTAAATCTATTGAAGACAGATTTTCAGAGCAAGAAATCAAGCAAGCAAAAAAGAAATTAAAAATTTTTGAAGCCTCCTAAAAACAATTGACAAACAACAATATATATGATATAATATACTTGTAAATTAAAAGAGGTGTTAGGTATGAAAGTTAAAGAATTATTTGAAGTTATTGATACAAAGATTTCTTTCCCAGATATTACTATTATTGCCGATTCATATTCAAAAGCCCTTAAAACATTTAAATACCAACAGGATAGTAGAACCTACGTTGATGAAATGCTTACTCAGTTTGGAGATAGAACAGTTATACCACATAGCGTTGTTTTCGGCACAGCTGAAAATGGAATTGACTATACTATAATCGAGGTAAAATAATATGAATAAATTATATTATGTATATGTAAAATTATTTGACACTTTTGAAGAAACTTCTTCTCTTATTAGAAAGAAAGTAATTGCTACTGATGAAGATAGTGCCAGAGATATTGTAGCAAAGCAAATGGAAGAAGAAATAAAATCTGCAGAAGCACCTTGTGCAGGTTACGAAATAATTAGATGTGAAGCTATTATGGAGTTTTAATCTTCATGAAAGTTTATTATGTAGAGTTTACACAATCTGATGGTGCTACAGAAGAACGAGGGCTTCAGCCAATAATAGCTTCGAGTGAGGCAAAAGCCTTAGAATATGCAAAGGAAGTTCTTGAAAAGGAAACTTTAGAAATAGGTGGTACCTATAAAATTTTAGATATTAAATATATTGAGGACTAATTATGAAAATTAAAGCCTATCATATCGAATTCAATTTACTTAAAGAAGGAAATAGCTATTCTTTAGAGCAAACTGTAGAAGCAGTAGATATTTATGATGCCATGGAAGTAGTAGAAAATTATTGCTGTGACAACCATGGGACATGTGAGATTACAAAGGTGGAGGAAATTAGAAAATGATTAAATGTGATTTTTGTGTAACAGCTCGGTATGACAATAACGGAAAGGTTTATTCGAATGAAAATCTGTGCTGCACTAAAAATTGTGCTGATGCAATTAGAATAATGTCAGAAGTGATGAAAGAAGAATATAGAAGCAGAAACTCTAAAAATATCAATAAAAACTATAATTATAAGACTAATCGCTAATTGATTGATTGACTAGCAAGGAGAACGAAAATGAGCAAGAAACACAAAACTGAAAAATGGAAATATTGGCTTATTGAAGACGGTTCAGTCGATGTTGATGCATTACAACAGTTTATTGACGAACATAACTTAAAGATAAAGATAATTATTTATCGTCAAGGTACAATAAAACCTGAATTAAAAAGTTTTTAAAAGGTGTAAAAATGATGATCAATTATATAGGTCAGGAATTGATTTGGAACTTAACTGCGACACATCCGTATAAACAAAATCGAGGGAATTATAGTATAATGATTAACTGTGAAACTCCGAAACAGAACAACGACGCTGTTCGCTTTTTGAAGTCACATCTCGATAACAAACATTTGATTATAGAAACGCGAAAATGCCTCGATAAAAACACGGGGTTGGAATGTGTTCTTGTTAGTAAAATGTCTGTTCCCGACGCATTTGGTGGATTTGGAGAAGTAAACTTTTTGAATTGGTTTGCCAAGGAGATTAAATAATGAATAAACAAGAAATTATAGAAATAAACAAAGAATTCGTTAAATTGGTTACAGAAAATCCTGAACTGCCTATAAAGGTTTTTATTGACGGAACGTGCGGTGATGGGGATTGCTGGTACGTCGGGCAAATTTACGACTGTAAAGTCACTGAAATAACGGAATACAAAGACCTGTATTACGAAAGAGACGACTTTATTTGGTTAGAAGATATACTCTCTAATGAGGTTTGTGACGACCCTGAATATGTAAATCTCTCTGCCAAACAGTTCGATAAAAAGATAGCAGAAGAAGTGGAACGACTTGGCTGGGAAAAAGTGATTTTGTTAAAGGTGTCTGTTTGATAAAATTTTTGTTTTAAGGAGAACTCAAAATGAAATATACACTCAATACGATTATATGGACAGCTGACGACGAAGAATCTATTGAAGAAAATCGTAAAACATTAAAGCAGCAAGAATGTGCAATGAATATTTTAACTGATGTTTGCAAGAAAGGTAAGTAGACTTAAATTTGTTGATTCTTTTTGCAATAGACCTTATAATATAATCAAGAATTACTGATGGAGGATGTTGGATTATGGAACAAGACTTCTCTGCCTTTGAATATGAGGGAGAAATTTATACCGATGCTGGAGAACTTATTGAAGTTTTGAAAGAGGAAGGTAAAGTAGCAGTGGCGCTTGATTATGGAGAATCGAAAGAATACCCTGCAGAGTACTACTTCTTAGCAGAGGATGTGAAAACAGGAGATACTACCTACTGCATTGATGATCCTGAGGAATTCTTACTGGAGTTTTATGAGGATCTGGATGTTGAGGTGCTTCAGTGAGTGAAATTAAATTTGTTGATGCTTTTGCCAACAGGCCTTATCAGATAATGGTAAAAGATAATAACTGCAATTATTCATCTTGTGAAAATACCAGATATAAAGAAGATGCTATAGAAATAGCTAATATCTATTTGAAAACATATAAGTATGTAAAGATAGTTTATGTGCCGACTGGTGAAATTGTATGGGAAGCAGGAGATAAGTTTAAGAATTATATAACTACTTTAAGAAAAGGTGAACTAATTCAATTAAATGATGATTATGTTTTAGAAGCACTACAAATGGCGATAGTTTCTAGTTATCCCGCACACAGGCTGTGTGCAAACAATCTTATAATAGGCGATGGTAAATCTACCTGTAAAGAACTTATTAAAGAAAAAGCTAAAAGAGACTTAATTGATGTTGAGAACCAATTAAGAGAGCTTACTGAGGCTGTAAATAAACTTAAGGAAATTTTGTGATAAATAAAATGACAGATCTAGAATACGATTTAAACATGAGCGTTGAATGGATGCCAACTCAATGGGAAGATTCCGAAGCAGAAATTGATTGTGAAGAAACAGCAAAGAACCTGACCAAACTTGGTTATCAGAAAATAGTTTGGCATGATGTAAAGAAAGAATTGCCAGAGCGTTATAAATATGTTTTAGGTTATTGTATTTCAGATAATACTTATGTAGTTGTTAAATGGGATTGTGTTGATTGGTCTGATGATAACGAAGTTTGTTATAATGTAGATTATTGGACAGAATTACCAGAAATTAAGTTGGAGCAGTAAACATGATTCAAATAAGAAGAAGTATATTTGAGACAAATAGTTCAAGTTCTCATTCTTTAGTGATTTTGAGCTTTTTCAAAATATTTTTATGCACTCTGGGACTAGAAGTTTAAAACACTTTATAAATATAGAGTGCTTTTTTATTGTATTATAAACTATAACAAGAAAAGTGAAGGGTATAATAACAAAAAATGGACAAACAGACAAAAAACGAACTAGAGTATATCATTCAACTAGTCGTATTAGTTTTAGTAACAGCAGCAGCTTTAACAGGACCAGTTATATCTTTTGTTCATCAATATAATTTGATTGTTGAAGAATTTGGAAGATTTATTGGTGGTATTTTTATCTATGACAATTATGCTTGGTGGAATTTAACCGTTTTGATTTGGCTTCCGTATGGTATTTGCCTTAGGGCTTGGAATAAAAAGGTAAACAAAGAAATGGCGAAAGACATGTACAGCTTAATGTATTGGAAAGAAGAAAATAGAAGTAATGAAAAATAATATACCCGAAATCAACAAAACATATGCTTTGTTGTATTTTTGTTATCTTCAACTATTTAAAGGTGGTATTACTGTATAATGAGTAAAAGAAAGATTTTTTATATTAAAGCAACTACACAAAAGATAGACTCAGAAGGACGTCCAATGTCATCTGTATCTGGCAATTACTTCATTAGAGCAAATGATTTGGACACAGAAGAAGGCCTTAACGATTGTGTAAAATGGTTAAAGGATGAAAAGGAAGCAGATACAGTTTGTATAGATTTTATATGGAGGCTTAAGTAAAATGAAGCAATGGAGAGTAGATAATTATTTTATTGGGCCTGCTATTGATGCTGAATATGATGATACAGCTGACAAATTAGCGGAAGTCCTTAATAGCTATGAAAGAAAAGGCTATAAAATTCAAGAAATTATAGAAGTAAGAGAAGGATTTTTTAGAATTATTTATACTTCTGAAGATGAAATGATTCGTCCTGGAATGAATAGTTATTTTGATGTGGAGTGTGTATAAACATGAAAGTAAAAGATTTTGTAGATGTGTATCAGAAAGGAAATGGTTTTCTTAGCGCCGTAATTGATGGTGGAGAGACCAAATCAGGGTTTCAGCATATATGAAAAATTATTATGCAAATTATGATATAGACAATATAACGGTAGGAGAAGATGGTTATATTGTGTTGCATATTTCTAAATATAAAAAATGTGATTGTTATCGAACCAAAAAAGTAAGACGTTACCTTACAGAATACGAAAAAGGATTTTATGCCGCATTACATGGTAGAGCGCCTGTAGATTATATAGTTGAAAACAAATCTTATTGTGTAGGTACAAAAGAGTGCGAATTTTGTACTTGCGGCGGAGATAGAAGAAAGTGTGATTTTTATAAGCATACAGATAAAGACGACGAAAAAGAAAGAGATTAAAATATGATTTATAGTAAAGAAGAGGGCAGATGGCTAAAAGATTGGGAGATAAAAGGCACAAGAAGACCTTTTCCACCTTTATATGAAGCTGTAAAAGCTTATGGTGAAAGAATTTATTATGACTGTCCTAATTACGTAGAGCCTAAACATTGCAAATGGTGTGGTGAACCTCTGACAGGAAGAAGAACTAGTTTTTGCTGTGATGAGTGCAGTAGATGGTTTGCTAATTGTACTGTTTGGAATAGGGGTAGGGATCCTTATTCACTAAGAATTCTTTACAGAGATAACTTTACTTGCCAACGCTGTGGAGAATTTCATGCAATGAAAAATAAGCATGGGATTTACATCCCAATAGATGATGGTAATTTAAATGTACATCATATCAAGCCTGTTTCAGAGGGTGGCGGGGATGAACCTGAAAATCTAATTACTTTATGTAAAGACTGCCACACAGAAATTCACAGAGAGTTAAATCTTAAAAAGGAGAATAAAAATGATTAAGATAATTGAACAAGGTCAAAAAACATTTACTAGAACTTGTGATAGATGTGGTTGTAAATTTCAATATGATTTAAGTGACTTAAGTGGCTCAGATTATATTAGTTGTCCATGTTGTAATACAACGCTTACTCATATAGGACCTCACGCTAAAAAGGTAGGACCTAATGACACTGATCTTAGCAAAAGTAACAAAATAGATTGGATTGATGCAGGTAAGATTAACGTAGATGATATAAAAAAGCATACAACCACAACACCTTACAAAGTTGAAGTTGGTGATGGCGGGTATAATTTTGGGACTACGACTGGTCAGTACATAAATCCAAACACAACAATTACTATTGGAGATATTAATAAGCCGGGATCAGACAGTGTTATGGGTGAAGTTGATCCAAATATCAAGATCTATGCAAATAAACTTCCTGATGACATTGTAGATGACAAATATAACAATATTAGTATGAGTCTTCCAGATGATGTACAAGATAATTGTTGCTATGAGTCTGACAACTATAAAGCATGGTATGAAAAGTGGTGTAAAGAGATTAAAGAAAATGCACCAATTGAATGTAAAAATGAAAAGTACAATAATTAGTGGAAAAGAAATAAGCGAAAAAATATTACAGGATTTAAAAACTAAAGTTGATTATCATACACATGAGATGCTTAATCGTGCACCAAAATTAGTTGTTATTACTATAGGTGAAGATCCTGCCTCAAAAGTTTATGTTAGAAATAAAGAGAAAGCTTGTGAAAAAGTAGGCATACTTTTTGAGAATATTCGTTTTACAGAAAAAGATCCTTATACTAGTATTACAATGCAGTTACTTAACGTTATAAAAAGTGGTGATGTAGATGGTATGATAATACAGCTTCCAATAGTTTCTAATGTATTGACAGATCTTGAGAAACAGAAAATTTGTGAGCTTGTTCCAGATAGCTTAGACGTAGATGGCTTTGGCGTAAGGTCAAAAATAGCCGTATATGAAGGTTGTAAGGACAAAGAAGCTTTTTATCCATGTACACCTTCTGGCATTTTAAAAATTTTAGATGAAGCTGAAGAGCAGCAAAAAAGCATTGATTCAACCTTCAGCTATACTGGTTTAAATGCATTAGTTATTGGTAGATCTGATATTGTTGGAAAGCCCGTTGCTAATATGCTAATGGCCAGAAATATGACAGTTACAATAGCGCACAGCAAAACACCGATAGATGAATTACGCAAAGCAGTAGTAGATTCAGATGTAATTGTTTCTGCGGTAGGAAAAGAATTACCAGTTGCTACAATGTATGCAAAAGCTTTTATAATTATAGATGTTGGAATGAATCGAGATAAAGATGGCAAGCTTTGTGGTGATTTAGCAGAAGATTGGAAAGCCACTAATTCTATGTATTATACGCCAGTTCCAGGTGGTGTAGGGCCAATGACAGTGTGTATGTTAATGAGTAATGTAGTTAAATCATATTTAAAAAGCATTAAATAATTGGAGGGTTAAATGAATAAAGAATTAAACGTGCTTGGATTAATTTCAATGGTTATAGCTATTGTAGGTTTATTTGTTTTTGGTATTCCTTGCGGAGTTGCTTCATTAATTCTTGGAATTATTGGTATAGCAACTGCAGGAGATACTAAAGGTAAGGGTATGGCTGTAACAGGAACAGTGCTTGGAGCATTTGACTTGTTAACAGTATTATTTCTTTTAAATATAGTTTCAGCATATTAGTAGGAGGAGGAATTTAGATGTCATTAAGAGATAAAGATTATGAACTTGCTGTAACACTTGGCGTTATTGATGAAAATGCTAAAAATAAAGGTCAGTGTGTAAAAGAAACTTGTCAATACGATTATGAAGATGATAGGTATGAATTAGAGATAGCCAAGCTTAAAGATACTATAATTTGTTTATCAAAAGAATTACTTAAGAAAGAAGAAACTATTAAAAGGCTTCAAGAAGATTTTGCAAAATCTAGAAGAGATGAAAAATCTATGTATAGTTACTATGAAGAAGCTAAAGATGACATTAGAGTACTTGAATCAGTAATAGATAAGATAAGAGATAAATATAATGTATAGTAAAGAATTATTTGAAAAATATCCATACGCATTTTCTCACTATGCTTGGACAGGTGAAGTTTTTTATAAAGATAGCACAAATGAACCTTACAGCTTAGATGAAGATATTCCAAAAGGCTGGTCAAAATTGTTTTGGATGTGTATGGAAGAAATAAGAGAACCACTAGAAAGAGCAGGCTTAACAAATAAATTTTATTTTACACAAGTTAAAGAAAAATATGGTGAACTTTGTTTATATCATAATGGAGCAACCGAAGAGGTTTTAGACATAATTTCTAAGTATGAATATTTAAGTCAATTTATCTGTGACAGATGTGGAAAACCTGCTGATTATCAAACACAAGGCTGGATTGAAAATGTCTGTAAAGAATGTTATGACGCACAACCAGAAAACAGACGTTGCTATTACTCCACAATAGATTTAGACTTAACTCCTACTAAGTGTAAATTTTCTAATGGTAAACTAACAGAGATAAAACAAGATCTTACTTCAACTTGGAATAAGTACTTAGAAGAACTAGGTTAAACATAACGTGAAAACTTAGTTGATTAGTTTTCTTTTTTGCTATATACTTATAGTAAATACAGTCCAGGAGTTAACTATGAAATCCCCGATTAAAGAAGAATGGGAACATTATTACAGAGCATTGGAACTTATCAGACAATCTGGAATTACTAATATGTGGGGAGCAGCTCCCTATCTTGCAAACTACTGTAATATAGATTTAAAACTTGCTAAAGATATTCTTTGTAGTTGGATTGATAACTATGATGCGCTAAGCAAAAAGTTTTCTTGGAGATAAAAAATGAGTCATTATGTAAGAAATAAACAAGTTTTGTATCCAGTAACAAAAGAACTATTAGATAGATTAAATATAATTGATATTTTTGATCTTGATTTTCCAAGAGGCAGTAAATTTAAAGCCGAAGGTTTTACTGACTATGGTGGCACAGAAGATTACAATAAATACTTAGCTTATGAACTTGATAGCGATTATGGAGTTGAAAGCGGCGAATTTGGTAGATCCAGATTTCTAAAGCCTTCCGAGCAACAAAAATATAAGAAACTATTTAGCGAAATAATTCCAGAAGACCTAATAGATCCAACATTATTTAAGTATGTCGATTACTGTTACTATAATTGTTGTGAAGCTGATGACTATTATGTAAAGAAAGATAGTTTTGAAGAAGAGATTTAATCTATGAAGTGCCCTAAATACATAAGAGACAAAATATATCAACGAGCAAGATATGCGGTAAAATATACTGATCTGGACAGAGAGATTTCTGATTGGATAGACAAACACAACATAGACTCTGAGTATGCTCTATGTGGTTATGTTGAGACTCTTGTTGGAGGTTTTTCTGCAGCAGAAGAATGTATAAATGATATAGAGGGAGCATAGTAAAGTTTCTGCTTTGATTTTACGCTAAACTATATCCCAAATATATCAAAGGAGAATCTTAATGGACGACTTAACATTATATACTACACATTGCCCTAAGTGTTCAGTTTTAGAAAAGAAACTGATTGCTAAGGGGCTTTCTTTTACTACTTGTGACAACATAGCTGAGATGCAGAAATTAAACATTGACACGGTTCCAGTACTTGCTGTTAATGACAAATTACTTTCTTTTCAAGACGCTGTTAATTATATAAACAATGTGAGATAACTTATGCAAATACAACTTAAACTAAACGAAGACTTTGAAAGATTTCTTGATGAACTAAGAATTAAATATGGCTCAGATTTTGAAAAATTAAATGGACTTCATCCCAGTCAACAAGACAGTACTGAATTTCTTGCAGTGTTTACCAAAAACGATACACTTGCTGATGCTACAATTGATCCAAATGCTAATGCAAACCATAAGGATATTCGGTCTTTCATGACTGAAAAAGGCAAAAGTCAAGATAAACTTTTCGGTCTTAATAAAATATTTATAGAGATCAAGAAGAAATGGGGACTTAGAACTGCTAAACAATGGTTAGAGGCAGAATTTAGCAAAGCATTCTATCTGAATGATGCAGCCTCAGCGTCTTATATGCCGTATTGTTGGGCAAACGACTTAACACGACTTGCAAAAGAAGGTCTGTTCTTTTTAAACAACTACAATCATCAAGGACCAAAACATCTAACAACATTTTTGGACGATGTTATCGAATTTGTGTCCTTCTTGTCAAATAGACAAAGTGGTGCTGTAGGACTTCCTAACATTATTATATGGTCTTACTACTTTTGGAAAAAAGATTGTGAAACAGGTTACTATATAAAGAATCATGCTTACTATCTTAAACAGTGTTTTCAAAAACTAATCTACAGACTTAATCAGCCTTTCTTGAGACTTGACCAAGCCGCATTTACAAATGTTTCGATATTTGATAGACCTTATCTTGAAGCACTTTTCGGAGGAGTTGAATTCCCAGACGGATCTTTTGTCATAGATCAAATAGAAGACATTATTGAATGTCAAAAAGTATTCATGGAAGTTGTCAGCGATATTAGAACCGAACAGATGTTTACATTTCCAGTCTTAACTTTCTCACTACTTGTTAATAAAGATAAACAGTTTGTTGATGAAGAATTTGCACGTTGGGCATCTGATCATAACATGAAGTGGTCTGATAGTAATTTCTTTATTAGTGACAATGTTGGGGTACTTTCTAATTGCTGTCGCCTGCTGTCGGACACTTCAAAGCTTAGTGGCTTCGTGAATAGCATAGGTGGAACAGCATTAAGTATTGGATCTTGTCGTGTGTCTACAATCAATCTTGCTCGAATTGCATATGAGTCAAAATTAAACAAGAAAAAATATCTAAGCATACTTGCAGACAGAGTAACACTTGACTGTAAAGCTCTTTACTCAATGCGTCATATTTTGAAACGAAATATTGAAAAAGGACTACTTCCTAACTACCAAGAAGGAGCTGTAGAGCTAGAAAAACAATATTGTACAATAGGTATCCTTGGGCTTTATGAAGTTATGGACATGTTTGGACTTATAAACACAGATCCATTTGGAAACAAGTCTTACAGTGATGCGGCTGTTGAGTTTGCAAAAGATATCTTTAGAGTTATAAATGACATAAAAGATAATTTTACAAAAGAATTTACATTTAACGTAGAATCTATTCCGGCAGAAAATTGTGCGGGAGTTCTCGCTACCGCAAACAACTTGTTGTATGAAGACGATAGATACTATATACTTTCTAATCAATGGATACCGCTAAGAGAAAAATGTACAATAGAAGAAAAGTGTAGACTAAGTTCTATTCTTGATCCATTATGCTCAGGCGGAGCTATTGCTCACATAAACATCGAAGGAAGATTCCCTACAAAAGAGGCTGCGTGGAAAATGCTCAAGTATGTAGCAGAACATGGAGTTATCTACTCTGCCTTTAATACAAAAATAAATGTTTGTAAACATCATCATGGATTTGTTGGTACAAGTACTTGCCCGAAATGTGGCGAGCCTGTTGCAGACCAACTTTCCAGAGTGGTTGGGTTCTATACTCCTGTGTCAAGCTACCAGAAAATTCGTAAAAGAGAATTTGACGAAAGAAAATGGTACAATGTTGTGAACACCGACGAAGTTATGAAGTAAGTAAATACTATTGCTCAACTTTGTAATTTAAGTTGTAACAGGTGTTACAAATAAACATAATAATTTATAGTATAAAACAAAAGCGACTGTTTAATCCAGTCGCTTTCTTATTGATTGTTTTGTATCAACATATTATAATATTATTACAATCGGAGGTATATATGAACTGGAAAGAAGAATTTATTAAATTATTAGAAGCAGGAACCTTTAAAACCAATTCCGAAATCGATGACTATGCAGACGAGCACAATTTGCCCGCAGTGGACGTTTGGCAGTGTTTTACAGAGTATAGAGACGATTGTTTAATAAAACAATCGATTGGAACACCGTGCGAAGGCTGTAAATACGTTGCTCAAATAGAAGGCTTAACATCACCTTGTTATGAGTGTTGTCGAAATAAAGCTGATTTTTATACTAATGTGGAATAGGAATACTATATTAAAAAAGAATCAAAGGCATTTGATTTTGTAATAGAAATTAATAGGAGAAGTGGGGTTTCTAATGAACGATATTAAATTATATACAGATGGTGCGTGCTCTGGAAATCCTGGCCCTGGTGGCTGGGCTGCTATAATTATAAATGGCAATTATATCCATAAAATTTCAGGCAGTGATAAATCTACTACAAATAACAGAATGGAAATAATTGCAGTTATCGAAGGTCTTAAAACTATAGATAATACAGCAAATATTGAAGTAATTACTGATTCTGCATATGTTGTAAATACCATGACTAAATGCTGGAAAAGAAATAAAAATCAAGACTTATGGAATGAACTAGATACACTTGTTTCTAAGCATAATGTTAAATTTACTTGGGTAAAAGGTCATGCATCAAACCAGTATAACAACGAGTGTGACAGAATGGCTGTATTAGAGTATCAAAAATACAAGGTATAAGAATATCGTCTTATAGATAATGATAGATGCTTACTAGTTGACTATAGTATTTTGAATAAAAGGAGATTGAATTATGACAGCTAAAGAGGCTTTAAATAAACTAAATGTAGAAATAGGAACATTAAGTCCAGTTGTATCTGATTTGTGTTGTATTATAAACAGAGAATTAGAAGAGCTTGATAGATACAGATTGCTATGCTATGGAGATCTTCCTGTTAGCTGCTCAACAATAACTTTACCTAATGGCATTAAAGTTACAGCTGATACAGGATATATTGATGATCTTTTTAATAATAGCGATGTAAAGAAATGGTTGAAAACTGGTAAATAATTATGAAAGATGAAAAAGCCTTAGAAAAGTACTATAGAGGTAAGCTATTGTGTGAAAACCATGATTGTCCTTTATCTTTAAAAATATTAACAACCTTACAAATTTGCACTGCAGAAGAAATGCTTCCTATAGATAGAGCATCTTGGTTTGGTATTATTTATGGAGAATTAGAAAAGGTGCCACCAGTAGAAATAGGTCAATCTATTTATCGTATATATAATATCGATAGTAAGGTATATCCATATAAGAATTATATTGCTTATGGTTATGTCTCTTCTATTAGACAGGATAAAGATAAAAAATGGAGTTTTAGATATTCTTATTGGTTTCCAAATAAAAATGATAATCCACTTTATCCAAAAATCAGAGATAGGAGTGAAAAGGATAAGAGTCTGCATGAAGTAAAAATAGATGATCTATATATTAGAGGTGAGTACAAAGGGCAGATGTATTTTGTAGATTTAGAAGAGGCTCAAAAAAGGCTAAGGGAGTTACAATGAAAAAATTAGGTAGATTTATGCTAGGTTGTTTAGGCCTCATTTGTGAAGCGTTGGTTTCAATCATACCTTTTGTCATAAGTATTTTGTTAATGAGCTATATAAGTACCTGGTTTACTTTTACATTTATAGTAACTCTTCCTCTATCTCTATATTTAGTTAAGGTTATATGTGATTTAAGTTGTACTGCTAAGTTTATTGAATGGACTTTTGGGGGGTGAAGATGGAGTTAGTAGAAGTTAGAAAAGAAGACGATTTATACTTTATAGGACCTTTTTGGATAATAGGAAATTCTCTGCCTGAAATAAACAAAGGCAATTTTAACTTAATTGCAGAAAAATTCCTGGTAGACTACAACGGCATACCTGTTCAAAAAGTACCTAAGTTACAATTTACACATAAAGGTATTTGGGAAGCACGTTATAAATCAACTTTCGGTAAAGAGTATAACTACTACCCTAGAGGACGAATAAGTTTCAAAGAAGGCAAGTGGTATCTTAATATACCAGATAAATTAAATAAAGATGTTGTTGTGCCTAAAATAAAGCAGGAATATGACATAAAAGAAGATTTTGAAATGATAAAAAGTACTGACCCTACAACTGGTAATCATTACTCATTTGAACTACTGTAAAACTTACTTGCTCAATTAAGCAATCTTCTTTGAGCAAGTTTTATTTTGTTTACTAATAACGTTGTAGATGTTTGTATAAATACTTTGCACAAACTAATTTACTTGGAGATAAAAGAATGAAAATAAAAGGGCTTGTTGACGAAGACTTTTTACAATATAAGAAACCTTCAATGTTTGTAATAACCTCTGACTGCAGTTTTAAATGTGAGCAAGAGGCAAATTGTCCAGGAATGTGTCAAAATTCAGAACTTGTTCGAGCACAGACAAAAAGTATTGATGATAATTATATTGTTCAAAGATTTTTAGATAATGACATATCAGAAGCAATTGTATTTGGTGGCCTTGAACCTTTTGACCAATGGGATGAATTATTACAGCTGATTGTCTGTTTTAGAGAAAAAACTGATGCTGACATCGTTATCTATACAGGGTATAAGCAAGAAGAGATTTGTAATTATCTTACACAACTAAGACAATTTAAAAACATAATTGTTAAGTTCGGACGATATGTTCCAAACCAAAAACCTCATTTAGACGAAGTTTTAGGAGTAGAACTTGCGTCAGACAATCAATATGCGCAATGTATTAACTAGGAGGAACTTTATTGATTAAACTAAATCCAGATAAAGTTGTTGTAGAAGAAATTAAGAATAAGTTGAAAGCAAATGATGGTTACTGTCCTTGTCGTATAACTAAATCACAAGACACAAAATGTATGTGTAAAGAGTTTAGAGAGCAAACAAGTGGTGAGTGCCATTGTGGTTTATATATAAAAGTTGAATAACTTTACATTCTTTAACTTTAGTCTAATACAATTGTTACTAAAATAAGTGATAAAAATAATAACTCTTAAAAGGAGAAATAATAAATGGCAATACAAGTTAAACGTGGTACTAGTACACAAAGAAAAGCTTCGAATATTACATTGTTAGCAGGACAACCTTTCTTTGAAACTGACACTAACAGAGTTTATGTTGGTGATGGTTCAACTTTGCTTAAAGACTTAAAAGGAGCAAATGCAGGCATAGTTAAAAATGTTTATGTAGACAGTTCTGGATACTTACATATTGACACTTGGGATAACACAAAGGTTAACTAAGAGGTAAACTATGGCGAGTAATAAAAAACTTAAAATAGGAATACAGACATATACTTGTCAAGGAGTATATCTTAATGGAACAAAGTTAACAGAGCCTACAGGCATATATTTAGATGGTGTAAAAACGCTCTTCTGGGAACCTGAGCCACAGGCTTTTTACTTTGTTCCGCAACCTAATGAGAACTATCTTCCTGCCGATGCCTCATCTAATCCAGTAGCTGGCTATCTTGCAAATGCTTCGTATAACACACAATCTGAGGCGATGCCTCAAAAATTATTTGATAGGTGGACAAAAGCCAACGTAAGTCCTTATTCTGGAGTGCTTGGTGCAGTTCGTATGGCGTGTGCTGTAGATGGCTTCAGGTTAGGAGATGTTACAAACGACAATGTTCTTCTTGGCGCAGCACAGTCGGAAGCTCCGTTTACTTACCCCATAGAAAATACTATTGATATCAGTGTAGCTGGTAATCTTATTGAAATTGTTGACAAATACGGCACCGAAAATTTGAAACCAGAAGAACCTGTTTTTGTCGACACTCTTCCTTATACATTCAGCTTTGACTCTTCTGGTATAATTCTTCCTTCTGACGTGCCCTTTGGTAATGTGACTAGTAACACTTATATGTGTTTTTGGAATAATGAGACTATTCATGGAAAATTACCTGAAGGAAACAACCTGTATGCGATGTCTTATGACCCTTACGCATTAGCATATGTTGCTGGATATAATTTCCAGGGTACTGATCAAAATATGACAATCCTAATTACAAATGTTTTGTCAGAAGAGGAAGGCAAAGCACAAGCTAATGCAATACTAAAAGGCTTGTATGACAGTTTTGGTAGTACTAGTTTTGGAGGAACGACAAGAGTAATAATCACTAACGCGACGCTAGAGGACTGGGAAGCAGTATACGGTGCTGCAGCAGGCAAATCACTTTTCAGTGGAAACTTAATAACTAACTCTCCAATTGCAATGCCTTTAGTTAATAATGGTATAAACACCTGTGCATATTATGCTTGTTTCCCAATCGCAAATAAGTATACTTATTTTAGTAATGTGAATAATGGTGTCGCTGCAATAGGCCCAGCTTTATATACTGATATGTCGGAGGACAATTATCAGCTTTCAAATCTGTACATTTATCATTATTCACCTTATTTTATAGGTAATAATGCATTAGGAATGGTTGTGAAGGGCGAAGACCCTACGAACGTAGAGACATATATAACTCCTTCAAGAGGTGCAAATGTACTTGGTACGCACACGCTTGATCCGCTCAACTCAGACAACCAGTATGGCTACGAAGCTATGGATGTAGGAACGTCCACAACAGAACATTCTATTACACAAGGGCAAGAAAAATACGTCGCAGAATATTCAGACGATTCTGGTTATGGTATTGTCCCGCTAGAGCAATCTAATAGATTTATAGCAGATTCTACCTATGTTGTTAACGGCTTATTCAGCCCGGAAGGTCCTAATAGTGTAGCGTTGTACGTAACGCTTCAATCTGGTACCGGAACAAGTAACGCACTAAAATATCTTTGGAACTGAGGTTAAGAAAGTAATAAAAAGACGCAGAAATTCTGCGTCTTTTTTGAAATTTTTATAACTAATAAATTACTGTTTATGTATTAAACTAAATTATACATAGAAACCTTGATTATTTTGTATAATCAACATATTATATAACAGAGAGAATACACATATGTTTGAATTAAGAGATAAAATTCGAGAACTAGATTTTGCTACAGATATGAAGTTTGATCTTCTTGGTCTTTATGAAATGTCTGAGCTAACAGACGCAGAAAAGAAACTTATGGCAACAATCATTCATAATGCAGAAAATGAAGAAAAAGCTGCTGAAGAAGTGTTTGAGATTCTTAATGCTCCAAACGCAGTAAACATGGATGAAGATTGTGATAGCACCTTGACAGAAGACGTTGAAGAAGAAATTCAAGACGGAGATGAAATAGTTTACAACGGTGAACATTTATTCGTAACTAACGCTGACTACATGGATCTTGGCAAGTGGCTGTGGGTAACAGATAACGAAGAAGATAGATACAACAAAAAGGCTTCAGGTTGGTCACTTGCTAAAGAACTTGTAGATGAAGTTATCGGACAGCCAGACGAAGAAGAGTTAGATGAGAGTCTAAAAGATTTTATGTTTACTGTTAAGTGTAATGATGGTCCTAAAGAGTTGATCAAAGTTGTAGCTGAAGACAAAGCTAAAGCAGAAGAATATGCAAAGAAGATGTATGCTCAAAATCACACAACTTATGCAGACGATAGACATAATAAGTGGTCCATTGAAGATGGTAATTGCTTAAATGAAACCCTCTATGGTATAAAAGAATCCGAGGAAGATGGATTGGAAAATGCAACTCAAGAATATACTTCAGCAAATACGTCTATAAATTCTGCAAAATTACCAGCAATATTTAGTATAGTTAATTTTAAACCGGAAACAATCAACCTTGATTATGGTGGAGGTAAATTTGATAACGCCACTACGGCATTAGAAGGTAAGGGAGTTACTAATTTAGTATATGACCCCTACAATAGAAGTTCTGGACACAATAAAGATGTGATTGACACCGTAAGAAAAAATGGTGGAGCTGATACAGTTACTTGTTCAAATGTATTAAATGTGATTAAAGAACCCGAAGCAAGAAAAGCTGTTATTAAAAATATATATAGCTTATTAAAAAACAGTGGAACTGCATATTTTACTGTTTATGAAGGAACTGGTAAAGGTAATGAAGGTCCAACTAAATCAGGATATCAATTAAATAAGAAAACTGGTGACTACGTAGAAGAAATTTCTTCAGTGTTCCCCTCAGTTAGTAGACGTGGCAAGTTAATTATTGCTAGTAAGGGAGCATCAATAACGGAAGAGTTTGATGATGATTGGTCCGATACTTTAGAGACAGGCGGAGAACCAACTTACTGCCCTGATTGTGGTGTTAAATTTGTAAGAGACGAAGAAGGAGATGCTATTTGTCCCAAATGTAATAAGACTCCATACCAACTTGCAAATGAAAGAAGAAAAAACGAATCTTTGAACAAAAACGAACTGGAAGAGCTGTTTAAGTTGTGTAACCAATTAGGAATACATACTTTAGGTGATCTTGAATTGTTTATGAAAAATGAAGGCAAAGGTAAAGCAATACTTTCTGCTCTTAAAGACTATTTGTTCTTTGAAATTGGTGACCCAGATTTTCAAGCTAAAGATGAGTCACTTAAAGAGTCAGATGACTCGCAATTTGACAAAGCAGTTGAAGCAATGAAGGCTTATTGGAATTATCAGATGTCTTTAGAGCAACTTCACAACACTTTGCTGAAAATTTATAATAATGATGCAGAAAAAGCATTTAAAGTGTTTGTAGAATATGGTGATGCAGCAAGAAGAGCTAAAAATGAGTCACTTAATGAGTCTAAAGCTGACATAGATAATTTTATAAATAAGTTTGGCGAAGATACTTATGAACTATTTAAGAAGTCAACTCAGCGCTTGAAGAATAAGAATATCTCTACAGATTTAACTTATCATATAAAACATACAGATAAAAAAGATTTAGATGCTATTCTGCTTAATCTACAAAATAGAGCTATTACAAAAGATGATAATTTAACCGAACTTGCTGGCGATTATGAATATTTAGGCGAGGGTAAAGGTTATAAAGTATATAAGATTAACGACGTAATTGCTTCTATAAATTTTGGTGCTGGAACTGGCTGGTGCATTAGCGGTAGATACGAGCACTACGGTGAGAAAAACTATAAACCAACTAGAGAAGAAGCAGAGAAACATTGGAATTCTTATACTAGTCGTGGAGTTCAATTTTATTTCTTTATCGGAACTAAAGACAAGGTAGCATTAGCACTATATCCGAACACATTTACCCCTGATACAACTACCAGCAACATATTCGTAAATAAAACAAATTGTGAAATATATAATGAACGAGATAAATTAGATTATAGCCTGCTTTCAAGCCTGCCAGTTGATTTAATTAATGAGCATATCATATTTGAAGGAATACAAGGAGAAAACGGACTTTACATAAAAGATGATATACTTTTTAAATGTAATCGTAATAAAAAAAATGCAGTGATCCCAAACGGTATTACGAAGATTACTGACAAAGCTTTTGCTTCATGTAAACAATTAAAAACTGTAACGATACCTAACAGTGTCACAAGCATAGGAAATGAAGCGTTCTCCGAATGCAGTAGTCTAACGAGCATAACGATAGGCAGCGGCGTCACGAGCATAGGAGAATATGCGTTCTATTTTTGCAGCAGTCTAACGAGCATAACGCTCCCGAATAGCGTAACGAGCATAGGAGATTACGCTTTCACTCATTGCAGTAGTCTAACGAGTATAACGATACCTAACAGCGTCACGAGTATAGGAAAATTGGCGTTCTATGATTGCACCAAGCTTAAAAACATTATGTACAAAGGTACTATTGCAGAGTGGAAGGACACTCTTCAATTGCAGGGTTGGGATGAAGAAGTCCTTAAATCTTGCACAATCCATTGCACTGATGGGGATATTTCTTTATCTGGAAAGACAGCTAAGTCAGCTAAAGATGAATCATTAAAAGAAGATAATGATGCTGAAGAATGGGAAGAGGTGGCCTCTAAATCGGTTGAAGATTCTGATGGCTTCTTGACAGATTACGTTTGGTACACTGACGGTAATAAACACGTATTTATCTTTGGCGACTCTGACATTTACAGACCTGAAGACGGTTACTTTGATTGGGAAGTTGACATTGTAGAAGGAAAAGAAGCAGAAGCTTATAAAGAAGCTCAAGACTGGTTCAATTCTTACAATGGTTTTGCAGAAGAATTAGATGAAGCACAAGATATTTACGACATTCAAGGTCAAGCAGTAAGAGACGCTCGTAGAAAAGAAGTTTTAGATGAATTTAAAGAAATCTTTACAGACGAACCAGGCGGTATAAATCTTGACAACAAAGAAACCCTCGCTATTGTTCGTGGATATCTTGAAGACATGGGATATGTAGTTGAAGTATCCGAAACACAAAATGCTTCACATCCTATTCACATTGAGTGGTTTAAGTAAGGAGTTGTGATGTTAAAACTTGACGAAAGTTTGTTTGAAAGTCTTCTTGCTGAAGTTGGTGAAGAAGAACAAATAAAAGAATTCATTGAAAGATTATCTGAGATTGCTGTTGAAGAGTTATCGCTGGAAGATGTAGAAGAGATACAAACAACAGCATCTCAACTTGCAGCTACTGCAAAAGAGCTTAGAACAAAGTTACTAAAAACAGACGTTAAAGAGGACTGCGCTGATAGTCTTAAAGAATGTTCCGATGATATATGTATCACCTGTGCAACCCCGGAAAAACAAGGCGAGGCACCTATTGCAACAGATATAATATATATGTACGAAGTTGCCCCAGATGAAAATAGTTGCCCTGATGTGTACAATAACGAAGATGCTGCTAGAGAATTTGCTATTACTTGTAATTGTAACAACATTACAAAAGTTGCTTATTCTATGAAAGACGGAACTTATATTCCTACAGGCTATGCAGAAACAATTGAAATTGTAAAGCCTATTCTAGAAGAGTTATCTGACCAATTAACAAATGAAGTTAAATCTTCTGGTGGCAAAGACGCATGGCTAAAACAAGCAAACGAATTAGCAGAAGAACTTCGTAATCACATCAAATATCTTGAAACTTATGCTAGCAGAGAGATTAACAAAGGTGGAGCTTATGATAGCGAGCAAGAGATTCAAGAAGTTATTGAATTTGAAAAGCAAACACTTGAAAACATAACAAAAAAGATTGCACAAGTCGAAAAAGCAAAAATTTAACAAAATACTTAAAATCGCTTGACTTTTTGCAGAATATATCTTATAATATATGCGAAGAGGTATTCAAATATGAAATTTATACACAATAAAAAACTAATAGAGACAGTTCAAAGTCTTGGAATGAGTAACATCGCTAAAACTGTCGCTGATGCAAAAGAGGAAGACATTTCTTTTGAAATCAATGTTCCTGTTGATTTTGGTGGCAGCTACATGGACAGTGAAAAAGCTAAAAAACACTTCATGAAGGTAATTGACGAAAAAACTAAAGACGCTATGGAAACTGTTCCAGAAAATCCTTCTGTAGGTAAGCCTTTAGAAAAGAACATGTACACTAAACTGTCTCTTGACGAAAGTCTTTTCGAAGCAACTAGCAACCTTTCTCCAGACGCTGTTGACCAGAAACCTGGTTTTGAGGATTGGCCCGAAGATGAAGCAGAAGCAAAGAAAGAATGTGAAAAGTTTATTGGTAAGTGGATATCTGAATTAGACCCAGGTGAATATGACCTGTATAACACTTTATATCAAGACTTAGTTCACAATCCTACGTCTGCAGGAGGAAATATCCCAGGACCTAAAGGTTATAGAGCAACTGCAGACAGAGAGTTACAAGACATTGATTCTGCAATAGGAACATTCAGTGAAGGAATTACTGTAAAAGCAAAAGACATTGAAGGATTAGAAAAAGCAAAGAAGATTGCTCTTCGTTATCGTGATTATGGTGTTTTTTACGAAACTAAAGACTTTAATGACAAGGCTAAGTACTACACTAAACAGCTATTTATTTTCGTCCCAACAGTTGATGATGTAGAAAGAGATCCTGAAACATTGAGACAACCTATTGACGCAAAAAGAGAAGCAGGAAAACTTACAGAAGCACGTGTAATTAGCAGTATTGATCTTGCTAACTATGACTCAACAGAAGCAGGTAACTACACGCTTGACAAAATTCGCGAAGCTGGTAAAATTCGTGCTCTTGAAAACATTCTTGACGAAATATATCCAAACGGCATAAATGAAATTACTTTGGATGATATTCTTGGCTACGAAAGAGATTGGCTTTTTGATATGCTGGGAATAAAAGAAGACGACGAAAGCGACGAAGACGAAGAATAATTATAACTTGAAGGTACGCGATGAACACAAAAATGAAAATTAACGAGGCGAAGGAAATAAAATACACCATTTGGGTGAAAAGGAACAATGAAGATTTCTGGCGCCCTTGGGGAGGAAGAACTGAGTTTCCTTCGACAAAAGAAAGAGAAGAGCTGAAATCCTGGTTGTTAGATAGTGGCTACAAAGATATGGTTGTTACAGATGCGGGAGTAAGACCTGTAAAAGACATCAATGAAGATGTAAAAGCAGAAGAAAAAGAAGTTGAAGAAATTCCAGAAACTCCTACTACTCCTGATGAATTCGGAGCTGCTACAATAATTAACAGTTTGATTCAAGATGAATGGCAAGCTATTCAAGGCTATAATGATGCAGTTGCAACTTTTTCTACTATGGGTATGGACGACAATATAATTAACATATTCAAAGATATTGCAAATGAAGAAAATATTCATGTAGGACAACTACAGAAAGCGCTTGAAGCTGTTTCCCCTAATGCAGATTCTATTAAAGCAGGTGAAAAAGAAGGTGCAGAACAATTAGATGTTCCAGTCGAAGAAGGAGCAGCTAAACAGGAGTAATTATGGTAAGCATGTTTGACAAGTACGATAACTTAGACCCTAATTACGTACCTATAAATACATATTGGCCAACAGCTCCTGATTATATTCCTTCTGCAACGCTTCTTACACCTAAGTTTTCTTTTGGTGACACGGTTTTAATAAAATTTCAAATAAACAAAGACCTTGCAGAAGTGTACAAAAATGATGGTTTAAGTTTAACAATTTATAATTTTAGAGGAGAAGTTGTTTACAGAACTTCACAGAACTTAACTGACGAGATAATGAAGTTTAAAGTTATTTCTGTTAGCCCTTTACTTGAAGGTGTTTATTATATACACTTAGCAATAGTGTCAGGAAAAGGAACATTCACTATCTATGACAGGCGAACGCCTTGCTTAACAATTGCCTAATAACATAACTAAAGCGCTAATAAACTAGCGCTTTTCTTTTTGATTGTTTTTGTTTTAGTATATATAATATAAGAAATCTCTTCTGGAGGGTATTATGATTATTTTAGATATTTACACTCTATTACATGCAGACTCTTATATACTAGTAGATTTTTACACTGACGAAGAAGTAGACTGTGTAACAAAGGAACAGTTAGCTGCTGTGTATGGATATGCAAAAATAAAACAAATTTCTCCTGTAAATGACACTCAATTAAAAATTCAGGCAGATTTACAACATTATTGTTTTGTTGAGTCATTATTAAGTAACGATTTGTATTCAGAGGGCATATGGCATTAAAGCAAATAATATTCACGTTTGAAAATCAGAGCCCTGTAAGTGTTAGCCCAAACCACTTTCACGAATTACAAGTGAGCCAAGACTTAAAAGTTTTACAGCTTGTTTGTGGTGCAATACAAGAGTCAAAATACTGTAATAACGTACTGTTTGTTCTCGACAGAGTTGCCAACGAAAACGTGCAAGAAGGCAAAACGTTATTCGACCATATACTAAATGTTAGAGACATCGAGTCAATTCAATTACAATATGAAAACGAGTGTGCTGACGCATATTTTGTTCCTTGGAACAGTGCTGAAGAAACAACTAATAATTATCAACACTCAGAAATATTGGACGACGGTTCTTTGTTAGTAAACATTGCAGAAAATATAGACGAAGAAGAACTGAAATACATTAGAATGATACATAAGACTAACGTTTAATCAAGTTGAATATTTGCTCTATTTTCATTATAATATAGGCATACAAAGAAAATAAGAGGTATTCAATCATGAAGTTCCAGGTATTATTTAGTCTGTTACCTACAGTCCAAGAAAAAATTGCTAATTATAGAAAGCGTTTCACTAAGTATAATTATGGTCAACTTTTTGTTCATATCTCTGATCCTTATGTTATAGAAAATGCAGACAAACGAACTTTTCAAGTTGTGGATGTTGACGTCGATGGGGAATACAAAATCCCTGGTTGGAAATTCATCGCGAGTCTTGAGTGGCTTCCAGAAGCAAATACAAATCTTGTAACAAGTGTTGAGCCTGCTTGCACAGTTCCAGTAGAATATCTTTCCTCTACTCGTTGTGAACATTGTCATTCTAACAGAGAGCGTATTTACACAGTAGTTATCTTTAACGAAGAAACAAAAGAGTTCAAACAAGTGGGAAGACAATGTGTAAAAGACTATATAGGTGCAGATGTTGAGTCTTATCTTTCTTACTTATCATTATTTACTAGTATGACTGATTGGCTCAACAGCTTGCCTAAAGAGCCTAAGAACTCGCAAGACAATTTGTTTAAGGTTGATGATGTTCTTGCACAAACAGTCGAAGAGGTTGCACATTGTGGTTATGTAAGTCAGAAGACTATAAGTAATTGGTTTGACACTAACGGATATGATTGTGAGTATTGTCCTTTAGTTAAAACTTCTACTAACGTTTATCATATTATGAATAAAACTACTGGAGAAGGGTCTTACGAACTAGTTCGTCCTGCTTATGCTGTTACCGAAGACACTATTAAAAAAGTAGAAGAAATTAAATCTTTTGTGTCACAGTTGGAAGACACCGACGAATACACTCACAACATAAAAGCGCTGTTGCAGACATCGTACATAGACAATAAAAGTCTTGGTTTAGTGGTTTCTAGTGTAGGATATTACTTAAGAGAAACAGCTGCAAGAGCAGAAGCGCAAAAAGAAGCTGTTTCTGATTATGTCGGTAATATAGGAGAAAAAATAGAGTTTATATCAAAGCCTACCGTAGTTAACACTGTCGAAACAGAATTTGGTGTAAGCAGACTGTATAAGTTTACTGACCACGGTAATGTCATAATGTGGAGCACAGGAAAGTATCTCGATCCTGACATAGAATACAAAATTAAAGCAACAATAAAAGAACATTCTACTTTTAGAAACGTTAAACAAACTTTTGTGACTCGAGGAAAAGTCTTAGAAGAAACAATTTAGTTTGCATCCGTCGTGTAACTGTTGCATTTAAGTTGTGCAAGGTGTTACACGTGTATACATATTCATATACCTCTCTTTCAAGAGCAGCGTCAAAAGGCGTTGCTCTTTTGTATGTTGAAAATTATTAAATCTCAATTTACTAATTGTTTTAACGTACGATTTCGACTAAATTATTATATCATAGTGAGGAATATATAATAATGTATCAAATTTCAACTAACAACATAATATCACTTAGTAGAGGTGATTCGTTTATTGTTCCTCTATTCATTAACCAAGGTTCTAAGGCTTATCCTATAAGATATGATTTAAATTATCACAAAGAGTTTGAGCTTTACTTTGGTGTTATGGAGTGCAATCAAAAGTTTGAGGATGCAGTAATTCGTAAAAAATGGACATATGATACTGCTCTGATAAATCAGTTTGGTGATTTGATGATAGAGCTTAAACCAGAAGACACACTACTTCTACACCCTGGCAAATACTTCTATCAAGTTAAAATGAAGCATCAAACAAAAGATGGAGAAACTGTTTCTTCAGTGACTCCAACAACAGAATTTTGGATTTTAGATTAGGAGATGTGATGGATTATATTTATGGCAACATCAACTCTGGTAACATCGACTATACAGGAGTAAAAACATCTACAGCTGAAATTGTTGTAGATAATGGTAAAAGAACTATTGCGTGTAATGTTGGAGAAAACGTTGGTTTTGATATTAGAAAAACACTTCCCAAGGATTCTTCAGGAAATTACATTGATGGTGACTACTCTCTTGTTGTTAGCATTCAAAACAACGTGCCTACTTTTCTTTGGACGCGACTTGCTAGAGGTTCTGTTTTTTATGGCGTAACAGATGCTACAGAGATAACTGCTGACGTTATCAAAAAGTTAACAAATGCAGGTTCAACAAAACAAACGTATGAATGTGTATACAGCCCTAAAAAACAGGTAAACATTTTTGCATATCCTGAATCCTTTGGGCCTTTAAGTAAAATAGTACACAAAGAAAGTGGTATTCCGGTACTTTCTGCTTGGGATGTAAATACTGTTGACTTAGAAGGATTGAAGTATCTGGTATATTCAACGCAAAAAACTACAGGCACTTTTACTTACACATTTACATACTAATAAATGGAGAAATTAAATGGCAAACAATTTTGTTGATTTTCAATTTGGATTTAAGCTCTACTCCGCTAATGCACTAGATTATCGATATGTAGGCAAAACAAAAGCTTTTTTAAATGAATTGATTGATTTAGAAGCTACTTACCCAGGTTTACGTGTTTACATTGAAGATGACAACACTTTCTATGCATATCTAAAAAATGCTGAAGGTGTTTATGAATTCCAAGAAGACAAAGGAAAAGAAGGCCCACAAGGCCCTAAAGGTGAAAGAGGTCTTACAGGAGCTACAGGTCAACCCGGATATACTTTTACTCCTGCAATTTCTGACACAGGAGAGCTTAGCTGGACTAAATCTAAGGGAGAAGGAGGAGATGTTCCTGCTCCTATAAACATTAAAGGAGCTACTGGCCCACAAGGTCCTACTGGACCTCAAGGCCCTAAGGGCGATCCTGGTACTGGAGTAACAATAAAACCTGATAAAGCGTCCTGTCTTGTTGTAGGTGATTCTTATATCGATGAAAGCACAGGTAATTTGATGATGCTAACAACTCTGCCGAACACGTTCAAAGATCTTGGACCTATAAGAGGTCCACAAGGTTTACAGGGCGAGAAAGGTGAAACCGGAGCACAAGGACCTATCGGACCACAAGGAGAACAAGGACCTGCTGGACCACAAGGAGAACAAGGACCTGCTGGTCCACAAGGTCCCAAAGGCGAAACTGGAGAACAAGGACCTAAAGGTGACAAAGGCGAACCCGGCGCGCAAGGCGAGCAAGGAATACAAGGTATTCAAGGAGAACAAGGTATTCCTGGTGCCGAAGGTAAGTCTGCCTATCAGATAGCGAAAGATGCTGGTTTTGTAGGAGATGAAGCATCTTGGCTCGCTTCTCTTAAGGGAGAAAAAGGTGAGCAAGGTACTCCTGGTGTAAATGGCACTAATGGTAAAGACGGAACTGCAGCAACTATTCAAATTGGCACTGTCACTTCGACTTCTGGAACTGCTAGCGTTACAAACAGCGGTACTGATAAAGCAGCAGTATTTAATTTTAATTTGCCAAAAGGCACAGATGGTAAAACTCCAAACATCACAATAAATGCAACAACGCTGGATCCTGGCAACAATGTAACAGTTCAAAAAACAGGTGATGTCGATGCTCCTGTATTTACTTTTGGTATTCCAAGAGGTGCAGACGGTAAAAATGGAGAAAAGGGTGCAACTGGAGATAAAGGTGATACAGGAGCCCCTGGTGCAGCTGCTGCAATAACAGGAGCAACTGCTGAAATAGGTGAAAATGATCCTACAAAACCTTCTGAAGTTGCTGTTACAGCTGAAGGAAATAACTCTGCTAGATCCTTCAAATTCGTATTTAAAAACATTAAAGGAAATAAGGGCGACAAGGGTGAAGATGGAAAATCCATACAAGTAAAAGAAAATGCTGATGCTTGTACTGTATTAGGAGAAGGATATATTGATGACAACGGTCATTTACAGATCCTTACGACAACTGACCCTAGAGCTTTTAAAGATGTTGGAGAAATTAGAGGACCACAGGGCGAGCAAGGTCTTCAGGGTGAACAAGGGCTCAAAGGCGATAAAGGAGACAAGGGTGATACTGGCGCGCAAGGCGAAAAGGGTGACAAAGGCGAACCCGGAACAACTTTTACTCCGAGTGTTTCATCTGATGGTATCCTTTCTTGGACGAATGACGGCAACAAACAAAATCCCCAAGAGATTAACATAAAAGGACCTAAGGGTGCCACTGGCGATAAAGGTGCTAAGGCAACTGTGTCTGTAAATGAAACAATTACGCAACTTGCATATGATGCTAGCCCTATAGTTACAAACAGTGTAGACGAAATCACAAATAATAATCAGCTTACGTTCTCGTTCCCAAGAAGTCCAATTTTCAAGCCCAGTATAAATGACGGTGTTTTGTCTTGGAGTAAAGCAGATAGTGGTACTGTACAACAGCCAGAGGCTTTTAATATTACAGAACAGTTAATTCCGCCTTTGGTATGTGGTATTGATGCATACAGAGCAACGCGCAATGGTAAACTTTGTATGAAAGCATCTGCTAACAAACAGCATCTTCCTAATGTTGCAACATTCTTCAATCGTACTCCTGTAGAAGGAGATAGATGTTTGTTCTATTCTTATGTACAAGAAGGAAAAGAAGAAGCTTCGACGGATCCAAGAATATATTTAGGGGTATTTAAAGAAGAATTACAAATAGAGGCAGAGGATTACTGGTATTTTGAAGTTCCTTCTGGAATGGCTGCTACGACGCCCTCACTTAAGGGAGATAAAGGCAAACCAGGCAAAGATGGCAAAAATGCTAGATTAACAATAAATAGTTCTTCTACCGCCTCAGCCGAAATGGATAAAGTTATAATTTCTGGGTATGCTGGAGCAAACACAGAACCTGCAGTAAGCATTAACTCAACGCTTACAGATGTAGAAACAGCTTCTCCTGTTCTTCATTTAGCTTACACGTTTACTAACATGATTGGCAATGGTATTAAAAGCATCTCCTATACTGCTTCTGATGCTGATTCAGGAGAAAATAAATTAACGTTTAAAACCTTTGCTAAGATGAATGTTGGTACAGACGAGGATCCTACCTATAGTGACACTGAAGAAATAATTATCAAAAACGGAGCGGGTATTTCTGCCTTTACGTACCCAACAAATGGAGAAATTACTCCCTCAACTGCAAATAAATGGGCTACAGCTCCTGTTTATGTAACTTTAAGTAACGGCGATACAAAAACATTACCGATGCCTGTAATAACTCCTGTTAAAGGAACTACAACATTTGAAATTGCAAATAGCACTTCTGAAATTGGAATTGAGTCAGCATTTGGCCCAGTAAATACTACCAATGGAACGGTGCCTGTCAACTTTACAATGAAATTGTTTGAAGTTACTGCTTCCGCAGACGAAGCTGACATAACAACAGGACCAATAAGCGCTACAAACACTTTCTATTTACATACTAAACAAGGATCTAGTCAAGCAATAACTATAGGCCTTGACGACGGTGATCTTACTAACGAATAAGCCACAAAGTTCATCAAAAACGGCTACAAAAATATGTAGCCGTTCTTTTTGAACAAGCACAAATAATTTACATAATGATCATATTTCTGTGATGAGATTGTGCTAAATTATTATATAAAACAGAGGTAACTAACATTATGAGTGAACGACGCATAAACAAAGTACACGGAATTCTGATACAAGACGTTCGTGTAGACGATGTTATCAAACGTGTTACCGCTCTAGAAAACTCTGGTGGAGGCGGCGGTGGTGGAAGCGGAACTTCTGATGTTTCACTGTTAACAGTTGAAACTGCTTCCAAACTTCCGAATCCAGGGCAAGATAATGTTGTATATTTTATTCGAAGCACAGGAGAAACTTATAAGTGGGACTCTATGAACAGAAAATACTTCTGTGCAGGAGCAGATTATCATAACATTTCTTGCATTGATGGTAATACGACAAACTAAAACAAAAATTTTTTATTAAAAGAGGCAACAATGGCAAATACATCAACAACGTTAAAAAGTAGAATACTTTTACGTAACGGTACTAGCCAAGAACTAGCAAGCTCTTCTATTATTCTTAAGAAGGGTGAGTTAGCTTGGGCAAGTGACACAGGCGTATTTAAGATTGGCGACGGTCAAAAAACTTGGTCAGAGATAACTACTGAGTACAAAGATTTTGCTGCTGTTCAAAGCGCAATAAATACTGCAGTACAAGATTTATCAAAAACTGATGTTTATGAACTTGAAGTTAATCGCGGCGCGGATAAGATTGTAGCTATAAATCAAGAAGTTACAGTTCCTAAAAAAGGTGACATTGCAATAGTTAAAGAAGCTATTCAAGGAACAACTCAGAAACAGTATACTGCGTATGTTTATTCTGGTTCAGCTTGGGTAGCAATGGATGGTAATTACGATGCAAGCAACGTAATTTTTGCAGAAAACATTACCGCAACTTATGCTTTTGGTAAATACACTCCTGATTCTTCTGGCTCTGTAACAATTCCGGCACAGGGTAAATCTCTTGAAAGGCTTTTCAAAGATTCTTATGCAGAAGCAAAAAATCCTTCTGTCACACAGCCTTCGGCAAACATTACGTTAACGGGTGCAGGTGCAAAGGAAGCAGGAACAAAAGTTACTCCTTCTTATACTGCATCTTTAAGCGCAGGTTCTTATCAATTTGGTCCTGCAACAGGTGTAACAGCAACTGCATATTCTATTACAGATACAATCTCTGGACATGAAGCACAAACAGGTGCAACAGGTAGTTTCCCAGAGCTTCAAGTTACTGACGGCATGAATTATTACCTAACCGCAGAAATTACACATACTGCTGGTGCTGTTCCTAAGAACAACTTAGGCGATGAAGTGCCTGCATTAAAAATTGCTACTGGCACAAAGACAAAGAATTCTAGTTCTATCACAGCTTATAGAAATAGCTTCTACGGCTCTGTTACAAGCAAGGAAGGTACTCCTACAAGTGCTATTATCAGAGGACTTGCTGGAAAGTCTGGAAAAACTAATGCAGCTCGTGATACATTTAAAGCAGCTGAAGCAGTTGGCGCAATGAGAGTTATCATTGCTGTTCCTGCTCCTAGAACTTGTACTTCTATAAAAGACGAAAATGGACTTAACGCTGAAGCAATTTCTGCATTTACACACACTACTGTTAATGTCGAAGGCGCAAATGGTTACAGTGCAAAATCATACAATGTATATTATAAAGACAACGCAGAAGCTTGCAACAAAGCAAACAACTGGGTTGTTACATTAGGTTAAGAGGAGAGGTGATTTAACATGGCAATGAATTTTGGTAAATTAAATTTTGCTGTTGGCTTCAATAGAACCTCTGCGTTCCCTCTTGACGCTAATAGCTATTTTGAAACATATTCTGCTGCAGAAACAGCAGCAGCTGGTGCTACCGAAGTAGGTAAGGCTGACTCTGCATATTATATAGGTCAGCTGTTAATTGTTAAAGACACTACTAAAGGTGTTGGTCTTTATCAAATTGGTGCAGACAAGAAACTTATAAAATTTGGTCAAGCTTCTAGTGCTGATGAACTTGCAGAAAAAGTCAGTGCTCTTGAAACTCGTTGTAGCTTAATTGAAGGTAAGCTGATTCTTGCAACTGCCGAAAAAGATGGCTTGATGTCCAAAGAAGACTTCGTAAAGTTAACTAACATCGAAGCAAATGCACAAGTTAACAAAATTGAGTCTATAAAAGTTAATGATGTAGCTCTTGACATTACAGAAAAAGCTGTCAACATCGACTTAAGTAACTACGCTAAGACAACTGAATTAAACCAAGTAAAAGCGATTGCAGAAGAAGCAATGCCTAAGGCAGGTGGTACTTTTGAAGGAGCAATACACGTTGTAGCTCCTACAGAAAATACTAACCCTGCAACAAAGAAATACGTTGACGACGCTATTGGTAATATTACTGGTGTTAAGTTTGAAATTGTCGAAAGTCTCCCTGAAACAGGTGTAGCTGGAACAATTTACTTAGTTGCACATACCCACGGCGAAAAAGATATCTACGATGAGTACATCTGGGTAACTGACAAGTTTGAAAAAATAGGCAACACAGACATCGACCTTTCTGGTTATGCAACGCTTGCTGATATTACTGCAGCAATTGAAGCACTAGATGTTGATGAAGTAACAGTAGGTGCAGACGAAACTATTACGTCTATTAAGGAAGTAGATGGTAAGATTGTTGTTGGTGCTGCACAAAAAATTGCTATTAATCAAGATGCTGTAGAAGGTCTTCCTGCTGCATTAGCAGGTAAACAGGCTGCTAATGCAAATCTAGACAAGTTTAACGCAATAACTGGAACGGGTCTTGTTAAAAAGACTGCTGAAGGATATGAAGTTGACACCGCAGCTTATATAACTAACGCTGCACTTGTCGATTATGCAAAAACTACAGAAGTAACCAGTGCTATTAACACTGCAAAGGCAGAGTTAACAACTGAGATTGAACAAAGACAGACTGCAGAACAAGTTAATGCTTTAATAGCAAGCGCTAATATTGATGGTAAAAAAGTCACAGGAAGTGTATCTCTTGCAGATGCTGTTAAAGGTACTTTAACAATTGGAGACCAAACTTTCAACGGCGCATCCGATGTAACTGTTACAGCAGCGACACTTGGCGCACTAACAGAAGTTCCGTTAGCTACTACTGAAGCTGTTGGTGGTATCAAGATCGGATTTGTTAAAGAAGGTAATAAACTTCCAGTTGAATTATTAGGCGGTAAGGCATTTGTAGAAGTTCCTGCAGCAATTACTTATACTGCTGGACAAGGTTTAACACTTAGTGAAGCTAATCAATTCTACATTGCTGACAAGTCGATTGTTGGTAATTATATCGCAGACAATACAATTTCTTCTGCAAAGATTACTGACTTGAACATTTCTAAATTACAGCAAGAATCTACTGACGAGCTAATTCTCGACGGTGGATCTGCAACACTTTAATTAGAGAATATAAATAATGGCAACAAAAACTTTAAAAACAAGAATTAAGTTAAAACACGACTCTTTTAACAATTGGTCAAACCCAAGTAATCAATATAGATTACTGAAGGGCGAAATTGCTTGTGCTACAATTGACAGAGCTGACCCCGCGAATAAAAAATTACCTCCTGTAATGTTTAAAGTAGGTGATGGTGAGCACACTTTCAATGAACTAACCTGGGCAAGTGCATTAGCAGCAGACGTTTACGACTGGGCAAAAGCAGCAAGCAAACCTTCTTATACATATGAGGAAGTGGGTGCAGATAAGTCTGGAGCAGCAGCAACAGCTGAAAGTAATGCAAAAGCATACACAGACCAAAAAATAGCAGCAATTCCTGAAGCAGCTGAATACACTCTTGAACCTGGCACTGCCGATGGCTCGCTTGTTCTGAAAAAGGACGGTGCCGCAGTTGGCAATGCCGCTGTTGTTACAGGTTGGGCAGAGTTACTTAAAAAAGCTCAAAAAGGAATAGACGATGCTGCAGCAGCTAAAGCAGCAGCTGATGCGAAGTATACATTGCCTGATGGAGGTATTCCTAAAGCACATTTATCTACAGAGGTACAAACCGCTTTAGATAATGCAGACTCTGCTGTACAATCCGTTGCTCTTGCGTCTGGCACTAATAATGGCACAGTAAAACTTACGGTTGATGGCACTGCTACTGATAACATTGCTGTTACAGGCCTTCTGTCTGCAGCTTTTACTGAAAGTTCTGCTTATGCAACTGCTGAACAAGGAGCAAAAGCGGATAAAGCAATACCTAATGATGGTTATAAATATGTAACTGGAAATATTGAATATGCTGCTGGTTATACTACTGTTTTAGGACGTGATCCTGTTGAAAACATGGAAGCTGCGACCAAGCAATATGTAGACGCAGAAGTTGCAAAAATTGACCAATTTAAGTATACAATCTCAACAAATGCAGCTACAACTCCTAAGGGTGTTATCTGGTATAATGGTGCTACAAAAGTTACTGGTACATTAGTTGCTAGTGCTGACACCGAATACAATATCTACCTAGTTCCTTGCAAACACAGCGCTGCACAAGAACAAGAAGGTTATGACGAATATCTTACTGTAAAAAGTGGTTCGACTTATAGTTGGGAAGTTCTTGGTAATACTAGAGATATTGACCTTTCTCAATATGTCAATACTCTCTCAGGTACTGCTAATAGTGGTGTTGTTACAAATGTCACTAAATCAGGAAATACAATAACAGTATATTCTAAGAGTCTTGCCACAGATAGTCCTACTGCAAGTGGAGAGACTACTACATCATTTATTGATACAATTTCTCAAGCGGCTGATGGACAAATTACCGCAACTAAGAAAACTATACCAAATGCTACTACTTCTGCTGCAGGTTTAATGTCTTCCGCAGATAAGACCAAGTTAAATGGTATTGCAGAAAATGCACAGGTTAACGTGATTGAGTCTATCACTGTTGGAGGAGTTGCACAGACACCATCCAGTAAGGTAGTTGCTCTTGGCGAGGCAGCAGGTAAGGCAGTTGATACTTCTATTGCTGCTAATTCTACTAGCACTAAGCTTCCTACATCTAAAGCTGTTGAAGATAGGATTAATGCTCATCTTGGTATTGATAAAGTCGGTACTGTTACAAGCGTTAATGCTGGTGTTGGTTTAAAGGTCTCTGGAACTGCGTCTGTCACTCCAAAAATAGAAATTGATGATAGTGTAGTGTTTGTATTTAATTGCGGAAGTGCTACTGAATTAGTAGATTAATAATGCGGATGCGCGGGACCCGTCCAATGTTACTTTGGACGGGGTCGCCGCATCTTGATTTTTTACAGAAATTTCTGTATAATATAAATGAGAAATAAAAATCTTTGTTTGAAAAGAGATGAACAAAGATCTAAACCTCTCAATAATTTTGAAAATGATAAATTTAGGAGGAAATATAAAAAATGGCAACCGAAAAAAATATAAATTCTCGTGTTGTGTTTAAACATGACATAGAAGCTAATTGGAAATTAGCCACAAATTTTACCCCCAAGGCCGGAGAATTAATTTTATATGATCCTTCTCCAAATGATACTAATTATCCTTATGATTATACTCGTATTAAACTCGGAGATGGTTCTACAAAAGTTAATGATTTACCTTTCTTATTTGATAAGCTTCATGATTTAGAAGTAAATCTTGGAAGTTACTTAGCATTTTTAGTAAAGGGGGAATAATAAATGGCTAATATTTATAAATCAAAATATACTGGCGCGCAAGTTGATGACGCGATTGAAAAAGTTTTAAAAGCAGCTCCAGAAAGTGGAAACGAGCTTCAGAAAAAATTAAAAGAAGGTACTAATATTACTATCGCTACCGATGGAACTATTAGCGCAACAAACCCCACACCAAGTGTTACTATTGCCGCTACTGCTACCGATGATGATGTTGTAGTATTAACAGGCTCAGGTGGTACAAATAGCGTATCTTATGATGCTAAACATGCAAAAAAGGGACCGGCTAACGGATATACAAGTGAGAATACTACTACTTCTATAAGCGGAAGTGGGGCTTCTGGCATTATAAAGATACCACAAATAACTGTTGATAGCTATGGGCATGTAACCAAAGCAGAAGATGAAAGCGTTACTGTTACTATGCCAACAATATCCGATAGTGTAACTGATGTTACTTTCGGTGGCACAGCTTCCGCCCTTACTGTTACTGATTCTAATCTCTCTCTTGTAGATGGATTACATATTAGAGGTAAAATGCCTGCTCTGGGAACTCCATATACTATTAAATTAAATAGTGATGCTGCTCTTTATGTTCGCACTCAAAAAAATGGAACACCTACACATGTGTTTAGCGCCGGAATGGTTGTTGAATTTATTTATAATAGCAGTGTAGGTGGTGGAGTGTGGCAAATATGGGGTGTTGACAGCGTAGCTGATAGTATATATAATTTCGTTGGTGTAAAAGATAAAGCGAGCAATGAGCAAACAGCTAATGGCGATACCTATCTTAAATTATATGAAAACGGAAGAAAACAGTCTCAATTTAATATTAAAGGCACAAATGGTATAGAAGTTAGCTCTGATAAAAATGGTAATGTTACAATTAATGCAAATTCAAATACTATAGCTCAAGTAAGCTATGTTGATAATAAAGTAAATGAAATTGTAACTGCTCTTAATGCTTTATTAGAAAATTATTAAGGGGGAATTATGGCAACATTAGATGAAAATATAACAAGATTAAATAATGGTAAAGCTGCTATAAAAACCGCCTTAAAAAACAAAGGTTATACAGATAACTCTGTAAAAAATAATGTAGCATTATCTGCGGCAAAAATAGATGAAATTGCTCCTTTTATTGATGATATTTCTACTGGCACCGATACTAGTGATGCTACAGCTGTTGCGGAAAATATTTTATCTGGGAAAACAGCATATATTTCTTCAGGCAAAGTAACTGGAATAATGACAAATAATGGGGCAGTTTCTAAAACACTCACCAATACTAATGCTTATACTATTCCTGCTGGCTATCATGATGGTAATGGTAAAGTCCAAGTTAGCACAACTAATTTATCTGCTTCAAACATTAAAAAAGGAGTTGATATTTTAGGTGTAACAGGAACTTATGAAGCAACTGGTACTGAAAAAGGTATACCATGGGCAGCAGTTAAAAATTTAATGTGGACACGAGATAAGTTTTCAAATAACTTAACTCTTTCTACTAATTGTACAATTATAGATACTGACACAGAAACTGTTTATACAAATTCAACTAATACCATTATTTATGGTATGTGGTATTTAGGAAAACGTTATTTAGTTTATCCTAAAGCATCCACAAAAGTTAGTATAAGTGGCGACATTACATTGAATGATCTTGCAATGTTTTATTATGAAACAGGTCAAGGAAGTGTTACTCCTATTTATTATATGCTAGCAAGTGATCCTGATGCATCACGTGAGTGGTATGAAGAAGTTTCAGTTAGCTCGTCAAATTCTACTAAAAATGATATCGTGTTTGCTTATAATGGCTTTAGTCCCTCTGAAAGCTTATATCCTTATAGAGATATTGCCGCAACAGAAGCAATTAGCGGAGCAACAGAATGGCATTATGCTGACGATTGTCCCTTTTATCCTGGTACAGTATATTATAAAACTTCAACTATTGCGCCTATTAGTACACCTTCTGGCACAGTATACACTGATTTAGTTAAAGTAGTTTGTGGCCAAAATAGCGAAGGATATTGGTGGCAAGTAAAAGTAGCTAAAAAATCAATGTCTTTCAGCGAAGCATATACTTGGGGAGTTGATTTTGATGGTTATACAATTAACTTTACTAGCAATTGTGGTACAGGTAATATGGGTTATAGTTCAAGTGTAAACTTTAGCTCTTCTGTTTCAAGTGATAATGCAACAGCTCATAATAATTGTATATATTTTGACGGCAGTGAAATGACAACTAAATTTGGTTCTGTCCAACAAACTTATATGAGAGTTCCTGAGGCTAAAGTTGCTATTAGTGGACTGCATAAAGTTACAAAAGCATATAATGATATTAGTAACAGTATGGGTTATACTGGCGGAACAGAAGTTACATTATCTGAATTTGATAGTAATATGACTGATAACGGTAGAAGTATAACTTTCTATGTCGGTTCAATGGCAGAAGCAACTATTAATATTGCAGATTTACTTGATAGTGGTGAAGATTTAGGCGGAAAAACTCTTACTATACAGAGTATTACCAAAAAAGGATCTTCTAATTCTTTTATGGTAGGCTTTGGCGGATTCATGGCAACTAGTTTTAACGGTTTTTATTCAACAGATGGCACAACTTATTATTCCTGTTGGGATTTGTCTACAAGTCATACATTTAACGTTGGTGATTCTTTTACCATTCCTTCAGACTCTATAGTTAGAAAACTTTCAACCGATGGTTATTATGGAATTAGCTCTGGCTCTGGTATCTATATAATGGGCAATGAAAATACTTCTGAACAGTTTAAAGGTGACTGGGAAATACTTGTTACAATAGAATGACAAAATGCGGCAATTTTAAATAATATCGTATAAATTTGACATTTCATGCAAATTATGTTATAATAATTATAGAAAAATAAAAAAGGAGTTGTTAAATCAACCTATGCAATATATTGCTTATAATATGTTGCTATAATGAGCATTTGCTATTTGTCGTTCTTCTAAAAAATGCTCAGGCAATAGGTGTTTTGGTTCTCGTTCTTTACAAAGCACCTATTGTCCAATATTATATTGTATTGGAGAAAAAACAATATGGGCAGATAAAATAATTTATACGGGTGCGATTGATGAATTTTATGACTATTGTTTTGGTAAATTAGAATATCGTTCTCTTATTTGGGATGAGAAGATAACGAATCAAGGGTGCGCTATAGTTAATTATACTGATAACTCTACACCTTATACTCGCGCTATTGAGCATAAGTGGTTTTTGGGCGAAAATCCCGACGTTACCCTTGTCTCATATGAAAAGGCTTCTAATTGGCGCAAAGGAAAAGTCCGCTATTACCCTATCCCAACAAAGGACAATCTGACTCTCTATCAACAATATAAAGCTTTTGCCACAACTTATAATCCCGAGATAGTTTTTTGCGGTAGAATTGGCTCATATCAATACAACAATATGGACAAAACTATTATGCTCGCACGGCAATTAGCTAACGAGCTTTGTGAGGATAAATAATTATGAAAAAAATATTATATTGGATACTTTCGCTCACTTGGGGCTTACCTATGACTTTAATAGGTTTCATTGTTGCTCTTGTGCTTTTGGCTACTGGACATAAACCTTATCGTTTTGGTTATACCTTTTACTTTAAGGTTGGCAAAAGTTGGGGTGGTTTAGAGTTAGGCGGATTGTTTATAACTGATAGCACTCCATCACTTCATACTTTATGTCACGAACACGGTCACGGTTTTCAAAATTGTCTTTGGGGTATTCTTTACCCATTTGTTATTGGTATTCCGTCCGCAATTCGCTATTGGTATAGAGAATATCTCGTAAGATGCCGTAATAAAAAATACTCTGATTTGCCACCTTATGATAGCATTTGGTTTGAAGGTCAGGCAAGCAGATGGGGAACTAAATTTTTTGGATAGCCGTTAAAGGAGAAGAAAATGGCGACATTAGAAGAGAATATAAATAGACTGCAAGAAGGAAAATTACAGCAACTAAAGAATTAAATGAAGCAACTGCAACAGAAAGCGATATATTAGTTGGAAAATAGCGTATGGTAATAATGGCGTAAAAATTAAGGCTGTTGAAATATACAGCTTTTTACTTTAAATCAAGTTTGGTAAACAAAGTCATTAAAAACACAACTAAATTACATATAACGTCATATGTCACCGTAGTTCTAGCTTAACTTTTGCTGATGTATGCAAAAAGTTTAATAATATAAGGAAACACTAAATATGTCAGCTCTTGTAATACCTATAACGGCTTCAGTAATTAGTACATTACTTGCTCTAATTGTAACATCAATTTACAACTGGTTGAAGGACCGTAAACTGATGTCTGGAAAAGCATTAGATACAAAATTTGAGGCTTTGTCTAAACGTCTTGACGAAATTGACGAAAATTTACAAAAAAATCAACGACACGTGACACAAGTTTCTGATGCTGCACTACAGGCTTTGTTAAGAAGCGAGTTGTATGAAATATATGAAACGTGGGTTCCGAAAAAATATGCTCCTACGTGGGCAAAAGAAAACTTTGAAAATTTATATGTACGCTATCACTCACTAGGAAAGAACGGTGTCATGAATGAGAAAAGAGAAGTATTTTTAGCTCTTCCAGACACTAAACCGTTCAAGGAGAAAAAACAATGACATGGTTGGAAACAGCACAAGGCATAATAACACTAATTTCTGGTGGACTAGCTTTATTGGCTACTCTAGTAACACTTAGCATAAATCTTTACAAGGCTTGTAAGCAAATTGCTAAGGACAGAAACTGGAAAAAAGTTATGGAAGTTGCCGATGCAGCAATGCAAGCTGCAGAAAAAAGTGGTAAATCCGGAGCAGACAAAAAGACAATGGTTATAGAAGCAGTTCAAGCAAGCTGCCTTGCTCTTGGAATAGAAGTAGATTTATCTCAACTCGGTACTTATATAGACGAGTGTATTGAGTTTGCTAATAAGCTAAACGGTAAGAAATAATTTCTATAGTTCTTGTATAATAACTAAACAAAATACATTAAATTGCTTTTGTAATTTGGTTTGCAGCGGGTCTTGCAGTCAACCTATATAAATACTTTAACAAAGATGTAAGACCTCTTACACGCCAATTCGCAAAGCGCAAATAAAGGATTCTAGTTGTCAATGACAAAAGAGTTTGAAAAACTAAATATAGCAGGACTAGAAGACCTCAATCAGCTCGATGAGAAGTCGCGTGAATTAGCCCTAAGAATTCTTAAAGAGTATTCGGATACCGGGTACTCTGAAATTATGAATAAGATGGTTTATGACGACTATAAAGAAATTCCTGTCGACATTGAAACTTTTCTGCATGACCCAACATATCTTGGTAAGGGGCTAGTTAATCAAGAAGGAAAATTTACAGTTTTCCCTTATTGGGTAAACGTATTAAAGAAAATTTTCCCCGACAATGTTACTACTGCATATAGGACGTTAGTTTTATCTGGGGCAATAGGTCTTGGTAAGTCTTTTGTAGCAGTGCTGTGCATATTATATCAGCTTTACAGAATGTTGTGCTTAAAAGACCCCTATTTACATTATGGGTTACAGCCTATCGACAAAATAACCTTTTCTGTAATGAATATAACTCTAGATGCTGCAAAAGGTGTTGCTTGGGACAAATTACAGCAACTTGTTCAATCTAGTCCTTGGTTTATGGCTCATGGAAAGGTGTCTGGCCGGGATACGTTAGAGTGGCAACCCTTGCCCGGAATTGAACTTATATATGGTTCGCAACCAAGACACGTCATAGGTCGTGCAGTATTTTCTTCTTTTGAAGATGAAATCTCCTTTCAATTAAATCAAGATGTAGAAAAGCAAAAAGAAAAAGCGACACTTTTGATTAGCTCAATTGACGCTCGTATGCAATCAAGATATATGAAGGGTGAATATTTACCTACTTTACATATTCTTGCTTCTTCTAAAAGAACAGACCAATCCTTTCTAGAGAGTTATATTGAAAATAAAAAGAAAAATGAAAGTAAAACAACTCTTATAATTGATGAGCCACAATGGGTTATACGAACTGACAAAGATAGTCCTAATAAATTTTATGTTGCAGTTGGCAATAAATTGATGGACTCTGTGGTATTACCCTTAGACATAACACCACAAGATTTACAGATATATAGAGATAAAGGGTACACACTAATTCAAGTACCTATAGGCTACAGAGAGCAATTTGTTGATGACATTGATATCGCGTTAACAGACATTGCTGGTATTTCTACATCTAACACAATGAGATATTTATCTGGGCCAAGAATTGTTGATATAAAAGACAGAGAGCTAAAAAATCCTTTTACTAAAGAAATTTTAGTTGTCGGTGACGGTGCAGAAGACACCTTGCAATACTCTGACTTCATAGATATGAAAAATGTTGATCAGTCGTTGATGTCTCATCCTTTATATGTTCATTTGGACATGTCTATTTCTGGAGACAAAACAGGTATTGCAGGAGTTTGGATAAAAGGAAAGAAACCTACAAAAGAAGGCCAACCTCCATCTAAGGAACTTTATTATCAACTTGCATTTAGTTTTGCAGTTAAAGCTCCTAAAGGACATCAAGTATCATTTGAGAAGAACAGAGAATTTATAAGGTGGCTAAGACGAACAGGGTTTAATGTTGCAGGAGTTTCAAGCGATACTTTCCAAAGTGCACAAATACAGCAACAATTAAAAGCTGAAGGTTTTAATTGCTCAATAATTTCTGTTGATAAAGTAGACACAGAGAGTCATGTATGTTTACCTTATCAATATCTAAAATCAACTATTTATGACCGAAGAGTTCGTATATATGATGCTCAACTATTAACTGACGAACTTGTTGGTCTAGAACGAGCAAATAGTGGCCGTATTGACCACAGCTCTCGGGGTGTAAACTGCTTTACAGCAGACACAAAAATTTCGTTGACTGATGGAAGAGAAATCAGAATTGTTGATTTGATTGAAGAAACAAAACAAGGAAAAACAAATTATGTGTATTCTTTGAATGAGACATTAAAACGAATTGAGCCTAAGCGTGTTACGAATGGCTGGTGCTCAGGAAAAACTTCAAAAATAGCTATTGTAACATTAGATAATGGAGAAACAATTGAATGCACCCCTGAACATAAATTTATGCTCCGTGATGGAAGTTATTGTGAAGCTCAAGCTCTTATTCCAAATGATTCGTTAATGCCACTATATAGGAAATATCCTTCCAGAGGATTGTGCAACTATAGAATGTATTATGACCCTATGCAGAATAAATGGCATTTTGAGCATCGGCAGTTTGCAGTGTCTGTTTATGATAAAAAATATTTAGTTCATCACATTGACTGTAATCCTAAAAACAATAACCCAGAGAATTTAGTTTGGATGTCTCGTGAAGCTCATGTTGTTGCACATTCAAAAATACAAACGGGAGCTCAGTCCCCTGAAGCAAATGCAAAAAGAAAAGCTTCTGTTAAAAGGTGGTGGAGTGAAAACAAAAACACAGAAAATGATTACATGCGAGTTGCTAATAGATATAATAGATCCGTCGAGGAAGTAGCTCAAGCTCGTGTTGATCAAGAAACTCACAAGCAAGAAAAAATCAACGAAATAAACAAAATTTTCGGAGTTGATTACGCTTCACTTGATAAGCCTTTTCAAATATTTTACATGCGGAAATACTGTAATTATTTGAAAGGGTATGATGTTTTTACAGACAAACGAACTCCAGTTGTTGAAAAACGAGCTGCTGCAGGAAACTATTATAGTTGTGATTATGATGCTTTAAATGAACATGAAAAACGCTCAATGTCAATTAAATATGCAAGGGTTGCAGACCCTACATATCAAGAAAGAGTGTCAAGGGCTGTGTCTGAGAACCACAAAAAAGGAAAATATAAAAATGCTGCTGCAGCACTGAAAAAATGCAATGAAGCGTCGCACAACGCAAAATTAGAACGGTATCACAACTCTAAAAAGTATCAAGAAATTTTAGAGATGAATAAATTATATGGAATTGATTATGAATCCTTACCACAAAACATAAAAATCAGTTATATTCATAGATATCACAACTCTAAAAAGAAAAACATTACAAATCATAAAGTTGTTTCTGTTTGCATTATTGATAAAGAAGTTGATGTCTATGACATAACAGTTGAGGACAATCACAATTTTGCTCTAACTGCTGGAGTTATTGTTCACAATTCAAAAGACATTGCCGACGCTTTTTGTGGAGCTTTATTCAATGCTTCGAAAAATGCAGAACAATTTGCTCTTGACTTTGGAGAAGACCTTGAAGAAATTTTGACTCATAATGTAGACAGTCAAAAACAACAAGTTACAATACAACTCGAGGAAGAAATGAAAACTCTTCTTGACCCTGTTAAAAAAGCGCAACCAGCAAAACCAAAAACACCTTTTATGGATTTTGGGCTTGGGGCAGCACAAGAAACAGGATTCAACCCATATGTCGCACAAGGCATAATGTACTGGGGAGACTAATATATGAATGATGTAAACAACAATATTTTATCTGAAGGCGTTGAGAACAGCGATGTGCTTCAAATCCAATCAGCACCGGAAAAGGAAATTGGTGTAGACACTAATAACCAGCTTTTTTCAAATATTGTTAATGCTGGAATGAATAACACATTAGACATGTCTACACTTGAAAGCTTCACTACTGTTTCGCAGCGTCGTGACCAGCTATATGGCTTGATTGATACAATGTGTCAAGACTCTACTGTTGCTGCAATATTAGAGGTTCACGCAGAGGACGCAACTGAATATAATGACTCACAACAAATTGTTTGGGTAACTTCTGATGATGATAAAGTATGTCAGTATGTTTCTTATTTGCTTGACAAAATAAATGTTGATAAACATGTTTTTGAATGGGTGCTTAACTTGTGTAAATATGGAGACATTTATTTAAGGCTTTATCGTCAGTCTGAATACGAAGATGAACTAGACATTTTTGCAACAGAAGAAAAAAGAAAAGCATTAAAAGAAGCAGTAAAAATACAAGCTTTTTCAAAAGAGGATCACTATTCTCATTATGTAGAAATGATGCCAAATCCTGCTGAGTATTATGAATTGACTAAACATGGGAAAACTTATGGATTTATAAAAGCCCCAGTACTTGCACCGTCAAACTTTAATACAGACGCAAACTCTGTATTTACGTCTACATTTAATTACAACTTCAATCAGCGAGACATAACTGTTTATGATGCTACGCAATTTGTTCACGCTGCATTATATGACAGTTCAAGCAGAACTCCAGAAGAGGTTTCAATTAGCACAGACGACTCAAGCAAAAAATATACATATAAAGTAAAACGTGGGCAGTCTTTATTCTATAACGTTTTTAAAATCTGGAGAGAACTTCGTTTACTTGAAACTGCTATTCTGTTAAACAGAATTACAAAATCTTCTGTTGTTCGTATAATTCAAGTTGAAGTTGGTGCAATGGATAAAAATATGGTTGGACCACATCTTGTAGGTATTAAGCAGATGTTTGAGCAAAAAGCTGCTCTTGATACAGATAAGAACATGACTGAATACAACAATCCTGGCCCAACAGAAAATAATATTTACGTACCTACTAGAAATGGTATAGGTGCAATTCAAATTCAAAATGTGGGCGGAGACAATACTAACGTAACAGGTCTTGCTGACCTTGACTACTTCAAAAATAAATTCTATGGAGCATTTGGTATCCCGAAAGCATTTATGGGTGACACAGATGACTCGGCAGGATTTAACGGTGGAGAGTCTTTAGCAATTCTTTCTTCAAGATTTGCAAAAAGAGTAAAAAGAATACAAGCTACAATGACACAAGCTATAACAGATATAATCAATCTAATGCTTGTAGACGCAGATTTAGATGCTTATGTGAATAAATTTACCATTCATATGCTTGCTCCTACTACAAAAGAAGCACTTGACAGAAGAGATAACACAAGAGAAAAAGTTGGTATAATTCAAGACATAATGAACATTTTGTCTGATGTAGATAATTCTGTAACAAAGCTTAAAATTCTTAAAGCACTTCTAGCAGATACACTTACAGACAATGAAGTAGTATCTCTGTTGCAAGAAGAAATCGAAGCACAAGAAAATGAAGATGAGAAAGAAGAAAACTCTCCGATTGAAAATTTAGAATTTGACTCTCCAAAAGAAACAGATAAGTCTCTCGATTTAGATGCTGCACTAGGGTTAGAAACAGAAGAACCTAAAACAGAAGAATCTGACGAAATTATTCTTCCCAGACCTAGTGGATTAAATAAAGACTTTACAGAATTATAATTTTGTTTCATTTTTAAGTTTTAACGGTTGTTAATATGAGTAGTATAAATATTCATTCATAAGCACTAAGAACTGTTGCAAACTAATGCACAAGGCGCAACGCCTGTTGCATCGTAAAAATTTACTTTTAGCCTATTATATAGGAAGGAGTTATATAAACATATGGCACTAACAAAAAATGATTGTTTATTATTACTAAGTGAAATTTCGGAAAAAGGAATAGACACTTCTAATATTGCCAAATCTCTCTATCAGCAAAAAGAATTACCTATGTCTGTAGTTAAATTCATAAATGACCATAGAGAGTTAGACTTAACTAAATTTTATGAAAAGCTCAGAAAGAGCTATAATGAAAAACATTCTAAATTATATTACAACATCGTTAAAGAAGTTGAAGATACAAACACTGTTTTAACAACTTTAAGTGCATTACAGCTTCAAATATTGCTTTTTGCAAAAACAGCTGAAAATTTTGAAATGTTTTTAAAAAATGCGAGACTTTCTGAAATTTCATACGTTTTAGCAAATTATTCAAAAACATATGACTTAACTCCTTGTTTAAAAGTTTTAAGACTAATTAAAGCTGATTTAAAAGCTCTTGAAAGTTTATAGAATGAAAGAAATTCAGCTCTGCTGAATCATATTATATAACTTACTCATATATGAACATTAAGTTTAATGTAATGTATGAATGTAATGAATATATTACATGTCTTAATGTGATATATATGAGCATTATGAACATGAACATATACGTAGTATATGTGAATGTGAATATATACGCGTATGCGCATGCGAAGAAGAAAGTCAAGAAAATCGAATTTTTGAAATTCTTTAGATAATCCATTGTAAACGTAACTAAATTACATATCAGTACATTTTATAACAACTATGGTAATATAGAATAAAGGTCTACTATGGCAGAAACAAAAAATATACAACAACTTACTTATGACGGTTCTGTTAAAGAAGACAAGCACGGAAAAGCTATTTTAGGTGTGCTTGAAGGACCTTGTGCAGATTTTGTTAACGCTACAAGAAATGGTCGTCTTTACAGCCAAGACTTGTGGGAAAAAGTGTTTGATAATCCTCTCATAAAAGAGCAGTTTGACTGCGGTGGTATTTTAGGAGAATTAGATCATCCAACAGACAGAGATGAGATTGACACTTCTAAAGTTGCAATCTGCATGCCCGAACCGCCTCATAAAAACAACAAAGGTCAACTAATTGCTAGATTTGACATTCTTGATACACCAAATGGTCGTATTGCAAAAACACTTTGCGATTATGGTTATAGATTTGGTATAAGCTCAAGAGGAACAGGTGATGTCACAGAAGACTTGAATGGCAATGAAGTTGTTGACCCTGAAACATACGAATTCAAATGTTTTGACTTAGTCGTTCTCCCAGCAGTTAAAGCTGCAAGAATGAAAGTAGTTGAATCATTAGAAAATACAAAGTCATTAAAACAAGCACTTACAGAAGCTTTAGATAAAGCAGATGAAAGTGACAGAAAGGTAATGACTGAAACTCTCTCGAACTTGAACATTGATTTAGAAGAGCCTATCGCTAGTGAGTCAGTTGACGATGTCAAAGATGAAATGGTTATAGATCTCCAAGAAGCAATGAAGGCAAAACAATCATTAGAAGCTGAAAACAGACGCCTACAAGAAAAGTTATCAGTTTGCTATGCGAAAGAAATGAAACTTGAAGAAGAATTACAAAGATATAAGTCTTCAGTAATTTCATTGTCTGACAGCGCTAAGAAAGTTAAACCCTTACAAGTTAAGGTTGACAGTTTAACTGAAGCACTCAATGCCAAAGAAAACATCGTCAACACATTAAACGCACGTATACAAAAATTAACAGAAAGTGTAAGAGCTGCAGAAACAACAAAAACAAAGTTAAATGAAGAATTTTCTTCTAAAGCAACTTCAATAAAAACAAAACTTGAAGAAAGTTTACAACAAAATGTAAAACTTCAAGAACAAGTAAAAGAAGAAAAAGCTAAAAACTCTAGTTTACGTGAAAGAATCGAAACCTTACACAAAGACGCTTCTCTGAAAGCAAACGATTACAAAGAGTCTTTAACAAAAGCATCAAAAATTGTTGAGCATTACAAACAGGTTGCTAATGAAGCTTCAGACTATTACATAAGTGCTAAAGCTGCAACACTAGGCATTTCTGCTCAAGAAATAAAAAACAGACTTGCTGAAAAGTTCACTTTTGATGATGTTAACACTGTTTGTAACGATATTCGTAACTATCAGTTAAACGTTTCAAAACTGCCTTTTGACTTAAAACGCTCAAAGATACGAGTAACAGAGTCAAAAGAAACAATGACTAATGCTATAAAAGCTAATCAAGATGATGACATCGATGATCAACTTTTAGGCTTAGCAAATTCCATAATTAAAAAATAAATTTCAAAAGGTAATAAAAATGGCAACTTTACTTGAAAATTATGCAAAGAGACTAGCTGTTGCTGAGTCTACTTATGCAAATGCACACAATGGTGCAAAACTTACAGACACGAAAAAGATCGCTATTGCGACTGTTCTTAATAACACTTCTAAGTTCTTAAACGAAGCATTCAGCAACAGTATTGGTACTCAGCGTTCGGACATGGGCGCTTACAAGCGTTTCTGCTTGAACCTTACTACTGTTACGATGCCTAACCTTATCGCTTCTGACCTAGTAATTGTTCATCCTATGACAAGCATGGCAGGTTATATCACTTACTTGAAGTTTGTTAAAGGAACTAACAAAGGTCAATCTAAGAGAGAACAGCTTGTAGCTGATCCTTTCAGACTTGGCAACGTTGATGTTGACTATACTTCGGCAAGAGTTGTTGAAACTTTCGAAGGTGATGGCGCAACAAGGGAATTTACCGTTGCTTGGAGCCCTGTATTTGACGAAAAGGACGCAAAGGGTAAGTACGTAGACCTTAAAGTTATCGTAGATGGTGTTCAGATTGCAGACGACCAGATAACTGTTGACAGTGGCGCTGGTAAAATTACTCTTGCTACTGCTCCTCAACAAAATAAGCAAGTAAGAATCGCATACGTTTATGACAACGTTGTTATTCCTCAGAATGACATTCCGTTGCTCAATGCTGAAATGGCAAGCATGCCGTTACTTGCTAAAGCTCGTAGAATCGCTGTTTATTACAGCCAGATCGCTGCTTTCCAAGCTAAACAGGATTATGGTTTTGATCTTGGTGATCAGCTTGCAGAAAAAGCTGTTGCAGAACTTGCATACGAAATTGATACTGAAATTACTCAGCTGTTAATTGACACTGCAAAAGCTGACACTACTCTTAGATGGAATAAAGCTCTTCCTTACGGCGTAGCAAAAGCAGAACACTATGCTGGTTTCGCTGAAGCAGTTGAATTAGGTGCAAAAATTATTTATGACAGAACGAAGAAGCATATGCCTACTTATATGCTTGTTTCTTCTAGCATTAAGCCTATCTTGAAATTCGTTCCTGGATTTACTGCTGCATCTATCAACAGCATCAATGGTCCTTACTTCGCTGGTACGCTTGATGGCTTGAAAGTATTTGTAACTCCTAACATCGAAGAAGGCAAGTTCGTTCTTGGTGTCAATGGAAACGACATGATGACTTCTGCTGCAGTTTATGCTCCTTATATGGCAATTGTTCCTACTCAGCTTCTCCAGTATGCTGATGGTGGTACAAGCCAGGGATTTAGTACAATGTACGATTTGAAAGTTCTGAACGAAGACCTTCTTGTTAAGGGCGAAGTTTACGAAGACAAGTCGGAATACGAAGTTATTACTAAACAAGGCTAATTAACTACTTAAGTTAAAAAAAAGAGGCAGATAGAAATATCTGCCTTTTATTTTGTTCTGTTAGTTGTGTACAAAAAGCTTGTATAACATATAAATAAGGAAAGCAACTGACTCACACTTGTTGCTAGTCAGGAGCTGAATTTATGTCAAAGGTTTCATTACTCTTAGCAAAAAACATTCCTGTAGAAGAATTCTGCGCTTTTTATTTTTCACACAACCTTGTTGACACAGCAAAATATTTCAATACAATCCCTGATGCTATTACAGCTTACTGTAAAGTAAATGATATAAAGAAAACTAAAGAGCAGATAAGTCAACAAATCATAGCTACAAAAATTGGTAAGTATGGTTCAATTGAAAAGTTGAACAAGCATAATATAGGGAAATAAACAATCAAAAACTAGGTGTTCTTAGTGCACCGGTAAAAATAATTGTTTTAAAGGACTAAATTAAATATACCAACAGACAATAGGTCCGTATGGACTTATTTATAATATATTGCACTCGGGGGCTGTTCCACCTCCAGCAGCTCCTGAAGTGCCCTTTTTGAGAGAAATATGGATTTCAAAGCTATAATTGAAGAAGTAAAATCAAATGTGACTGGTGGTGGCATCTTAGAATGCGAGCTATCTGACGAGCAGTTTGGTAAAATTATAAATACTTCCTTTCGAGAAATTCAACGTTATATAGATGACACACGATTGATGACTGTGCCTTATTCACCTTGTATTGATCTTTCTGATAAAAGTGTTTCAGCTGTTGTAAGAGTTTACAGGGCAGTTGGGTACATGGCAGGCGATGCCTCTGCACGAGAAGAAGGCCTTCCTGCAGATCCTATGTATATGGCACAGTGGCAACTATTTTCAGGTCCAGGGTCAATGTATAACATAGACAATTTTGCAATGAATTATGGAGCCTGGAACACAGCCTTACAAATAAAGAACACTGTTTCTACAGACCTCATATTCCGGTACGAAAGATATAATTCAAAGTTGTATATCAATTGTCCTTATGATAAACCTCAAAATATTACAATTGAATATGTGCCTAGGTACAATAATGTAGACGAGATAAAATCTGACTTTTGGATCGACAATTTGCTCCAGCTTGCTATTGCTCATGCAAAGATTGCTCTTGGGAGACTAAGAACAAGATTCACTCAAGATAACGCACTATGGAAGCAAGACGGCGAAACAATACTTGCAGAGGGGCAAGAAGAATTAAAAACAATCAGGGAAAAACTTGACGCAGCTAGTCAACTGTGCTACCCTGTAGATTAAATATATTAACTAATTGCAATTAGGAGAAATTAAATGAGCACAAGGCTTAATGAAGCGTTCAAAAAGCTTGAAGCAATTGACCAAGATATTTTTGACGTTGACAAAGAAGGATTAAAAAAGCTAGATGCGTTCTTAGATGGAGACGAGGATGTTAACGTATCTGTTTTTGTTGAACCTGAAGAAACTACAAAAGAAGAAAATTACATCGGCAAAGTTTTATGTCGTTGTGTAGTTTGTCATTCTGACATAATGAAAGACAAAGAAGAAATTGTAGTAGAAGAAGACAATCCAGAAATCGTAAATTGTGGAGATGAATGCCCGATGTGTCAATCCGTTGATGGATATAACATCATTGGCTGTATTGCTCCTTACGAAGCTAAAGAAGTTGAGACAAATAAAGAAGTTGTAGAAGAAGGCGTGAAGGATGTCCTTAAAGGTGAAACGTCTATTGCGCATGTTTTAAACATTCCTGAAAACAAAGCAAGAATGAATGCTGCTGGTAGTGATATTGAAGCGCTAAAAGCAGTGGTACTTGACATTCTTGAAAATTCCGAAGAATTAAAAAACAACAGCGAAGTTGAAAATGCAAAAAGAATTTTAACACATTGCCACGGATTTAAGTTTGTAACAACTCTCGCTACTTATATGACAGGATTGAAAACAATCAGCAATAAGAAATATGACAATGCTCTTAAAGAGTCTGTAGGAACTACTTATGATGCAGTGCTTAAAGTTCTTGACGATAATGGGTACGATGTTACAGATTCAGAAGTAAAAGAGTATGCAGACAGCGCAGCAGAATATATAGAGTTTTCACGCAGTCAAGGCGACATGGAAGACTACACTGTTGAACAGTGGTTTGAAGATACTAAAGAAAACTATCCTGAAGAGTTTAACGGCTTGAAACGTATTAAAGAGTCTGTAGGAACTACTTACGACGAAGTTCTAAAAGTACTTGATGACAACGGATATGATGTAGAAGATGCAGAAGTAAAAGACTATGCAACCAGCGCAGCTCAGTACATTGAGGATTCACGCAGTCAAGATGAGATGGAAGAGTACAGCGCTGAAGAATGGTTTAATGAAACTAAACTTAACTACCCAGAAGATTTAGCAGACTTAAAACGTGTAGACGAGTCCTTTGCGGCTAATGATCTTGCTAAGTATCAAGAATGGGTTGACTTCGACATGAAGAAATATGGAAGGATTTCAGAAATCACACAGAGTAAACTTGATAAAGCAGGTTTAGAAGTTGTTAAAGATGATCATGGTGATTATGAAGTTATTGCAAAAGAAAACAACGGAAAAGCTATAAATGAATGTGCTAATAGTGTCGAAGTTAAAACTGAAGACCAGAAAATAGAAATCACTCAAGAAGAAGGCAAAACTGTTGTAGAAGTGTCTACAGAAAATGAAGAAGCTGAAGAAGACACTTATGATGAATTCGACGAAGTCGCTTTTGACGAGCTTTGCGAAGGTTATCTTAAACGTGTTTATGAAAACGTAGAAAGCTTCAAAACTTCAAAAGGCGCAGTTAATGGCAAAGAAATTACTCTTGAAGGTGTTATAACGTTCACTTCGGGTAAGAAGGCTTCAACTACTTTCTTATTTGAATCTGCTCCTAAAACAAAATCTGGAAAGCTTAAATTCATTGGTGAAAACAAACAGTTAACTGAGAATAAAGCATTTACATTAACTGCTCACGCAGAGGGTAAAAAACTTTGCTTAGAGAGTTTAAACTATAAATATTCTGTAAAAAACCCTGATGGGAAAGCACAGCAACTTTACGGGACAATTAAAAGATAATCTTAGTATAGTGGAGGGCGCCGTTAGTGAGCAAGTTATTAGAATATAATAGAGCTCAATTGATGGCGGCAAGCCGAAATGCTCAAAAAGAGAAAGACGGTCAGACACGCTATCAGAAAAGACCAAAATCAAAAATGGCTACATCCAATCGAGAGTATAACGACATCGATATGAATGAGCTATTTAGAAATGGTATTTTAACTGTTAATATACCCGTCCAAGGAGAAACTGATAATTACATTGTCACTTTCTCCTTTGGCGGTTTCCTTAATAAATTACACGACGAATTAGAACGCACAAATAATCAGTTGCAGTTAAGAACTGTTATTAGAGCTGTTGTAAACTGTTTTAATTCAGACAATGTTTATGTTCGATGTAATTGCGCGGATTTCCGCTATCGCCAAGCCTATTGGTTGTCCAAAACAGATGCAATTACTGGGCCAAAAGAAAATATCCCTTCTAACATAACAAACCCAAATAATACATTAGGTAAAGGCTGTAAACATATAATGCTTTGCTTAGCCAATACACGCTGGTGTATTAAAGTTGCAGCTGTTATTAAGAATTATATAGAGTATATGGACAAACACCTACACTCTATGTACGCAAAAGTAATTTACCCCGCAATATATCAAAAAGAATATGAAGAGCCTGTGCAGACTTCTTTGTTTGATGAAGAGCCTCTTGATTCTGACAAAGACATTCTCTCTAAAGCAGGAATAGAAGCTCGGAAAAAGGGACAGTTTCAGTCTGGCAATAAGTATAGATTTACAAAAACCCCTAGCAAAGATCAGCTTACAATGGACGATATAGAAGAGGTAAGTGAAGAATGAATCAGGAAATAGGTTTTTTATATAACAAACAAAATCTTGAGTTACAACGTGCTTACTTCAAACAGATGCTGCATATGATAGGGATAAAAGTTTTTCATTATGCTCCTTTGCCTGGAAAGCGTTACACTAATTATGGTGAAATAAAAACTTGTTTTGAAGAGCCTGTTTTGACAGGATGTATCTTTGATGATCATCCTACTCAAAAAACGATGAAAAAATTAGGTTGGGATTCTGAAAGACAAGAGGAAGTTTCTCTTATTAGCGTACCTTATGATTTAGCACATGTACAAGCTGGATCTTTATTTGCTTTACCTAGTGGAATTGATAACGCAGAAGCCCGCTTATTCAGAGTTGTGGAAATGAGTACTATAATGCTCTACCCTGCTTCTATAACGTGTAAACTTGTACCAGAGTGGAAAAACACTACTCATGAGTCTCAAATAATCGACTTTAAGACACAAGACTTTAACTTATTGAGAGAAGAAGAATGAATTTGCTAGAAAAACAACTTCTTACAGATGAAGAATACACTAATCTTAATCAGTTGTCTGGCAGTGAACGAAAAAACGAGCTTACTCGTCTTGCAGAAAAGTATTTCGGGGAAAATCCAGACTACGAGGCAATGAAAGGACCTTTAGTTGACAGTTTCTTAGAGTATGGAACAAACACCTCTCAAAATAAGTTCTTACTTTTTGCAAATACTAAAGGTGATACTGCTTTAAAGTGCACTGCTGATCAGATGTGGCTAATTTACGCACTAATTCAGAACTCGGAGACAAATGTTGTAACAGGAAAAGTTGCACAAACTTCTTGGTTATATGACCCACGATCTTATGACGGATCAGAATTTAAGATTAAAGCACTTGCATTTCTAGCTTCAGATGAAGCTGAGGATTATGGAGATATTCGTCGTAAACCTACGAAAGAAATTCTTGCAACAACAGATGATAACGAAATTGAAAAACTGTTGTCTAACTGGCAGACAAAAGACGGAGAATCATCTTCAAAAAATTATCGCTCTAAACGTCGTAGTAAAATAAAAAATGCTGCTAAGCAGAACTTATTTAAAAATGACACTACTGAAGTAGCTGAGTTAAAAACTTCTGCCTTAGCAAATTTAGAAACAACTTTTGACTTAACGGAAGCACAGATAATTGCTATATTAAATAAAGTTTATACTGCTAATATGACAGAAGAAGAACTTTATACAGCTGCAATAAAAGAGATAGGCTCAAATGTACTTGCTAATAAATAACCCAGAAAACCTAAATTTAGATGAGTTTTGTGCTGACGTTTGTGCTAAACTATATATAAGTTGTGAAGATGAAGCTTGGTATACTCCTGCTATCAGGCAGTACTGGGACAAATATTTAGCTCAGATATATAGACAAGTAGATCATTGTCCAACAGTGAAAGAAGTTTTTGAAGCATATTTCAAGAACTTGAAGTTTACTCAAGAAGGTTTAGCTTATATAATAACTGTTAATCCTACTGTTAAACTTAAAAACATAGATGCAACAGTCGAAACACTTGCAAATTTAATCAATTATGGGACATTAGATATGCCAGCATATCCCTTATTTGACGACGTTTTCGACCAGGTTGCAGAAGAAATTACAACCCTACAGGAACAAGAGGAGGAAGAGTAATGTCTGTGGGACTTTACGATAAAGCTCTTACTGACAAAATAAAGAACTGGGTAGTTGACCCAAATCTTATAGTTCTTGGTCCTGATGAGAGCGATCAGCTTTTTCGTTGGAAAGCTGATATAACAAATGATAAGCCTATAGAGTTACCGTTAATTTCAATAAAACGTGACTCGGACATTTCAATAGGTATAACCGCTAAGCGTCGGATGAGCTACGAAGGAAAAACATTCAGCAATAATGGATTAACGACAGATCACTTAAATGCAATTCCGATGACTCTTAGCTATCAAATTGACATATATACTCGCTACAGAAATGAAGCAGATGAATATATGCGAAACTTTGTATACAATATTGTAAATCATCCAAAGATGACTATAGATATTCCATACAATGATTCAAATAAGCAACAAGACTCATTCATATCTCTTGAAGGGACTGTTAGTGATACTTCCGACATTCCAGAGCGTTTGATTGTAGGACAGTTTACTAGGTACACAATTCCTATAAAAGTAATTGATGCTTACCTATTCTCTTACAACTTCAAAGATATTCAGAAAGTAGGTCTTGCAGAAATCGAGGCCAATAAACAATTAGAAAATAAGGCTCCTGATTTCAGTAATAATCTTGATTTCTATAATGTAGAATAACACAAGGAGAGGTACTTAGATGCCTAAGATCATAATACGTGAAACAGTCGAACCTAATTCTCTATACACAGGAGAGGAAGTAGTTGTTTTTGTTCCTGGCACTTGCGACTTTGTCGACGAATCTGTCGCGGACAAAAATAATTGTGTTTTGATTGAACGTGGTAAAGACATTACAAAAATTATCAAAGCAGGAACAAGTGACGATGGTTCTTACTTGTATGTAAGTTCTCTTTTAGCTAGAGGTTTAAACATACTCTATTGTAAAATAGCTAAAGAAGACCTAGTAGCAGACAAAGTAAGTTTCTTAAAGGATAAGAACGCATACAATATCCGTTATATCACTTCTGGTGTATATGGCAACATGAAGTTTACTGCTGCTGCGAAAGAAACTTCTGCTAGTTTTACTTACAGTACACTGTCTGCTTTAGTAGACATTGCAAAAGAGCGCAAAGACTGTGTTGTGCTTGCAGATTATGAACAGTTAGCGACTACAGTTAAATTTTCAGATGTATACACTGCATTACAAACAGTTACTACTAGTGACAATTCTTATGCTGCATTATTTAGTGACTGGGGAGTATACTCAGGAAAAACTATGCCTCCTTCATTCTTCTATTTAATGCAGGCAGCTTCTGCAATTGATGGAGGAGATAAGTGGAGCTCTGTTGCAGGAGTTAAGCGTGGAACTATTGGCTCTATTTATGCAACTCCTCAACATTATATTTCAAAATATGATCTGGATAATACTTATATGCAAAAAGAAGGCATAAGTTTTAACGGATTTACCGATATTCGCCCTTATGGATACACTATTTGGGGAGACAGAACTTTACTTGCTAATACAGGAAGTTTGAAAGCAACTTCTTTTCTTAGCATACGGTTACTAGTTTGTGACCTTGCAAAGAGAGTTTATAATACAGCTATTTACAACACTTTTGAAAGCAACAGTGATGTTACGTGGGCTAATTATAAAACACCTATAGTAGAATTACTTGACCAGATGGTGGCCGACAATAAGCTTGCAGATTATCGGATTACTAAAATAACTCCAGCACCTTCAGCGACTATAAAGTGCAAGATAAGACTTGTTCCTATCGAACCCGTTGAAGACTTCGATATAACAATCGATTTAACATCTGGAAGTCTTGAGGAATAAGGAGAAAATAAATGTCTGCAGTTGAAAGTTTACAAAAAGGCGCTTATCATATTGCTAACAATAAGGTAGAATACAATCCTCAGAGAAAAAGTAATTTTACACTTATTGTTAATGGACTTGATGATATTAAAAGAGTTGGCGCAGCATATGATGACACAACAAACGTAATTAAAGACGCTCAGAATCAAATAATTCTTGCATTGAAGTCTTCAGATGTTCCAAAAGTAGCAATAGGCAAATCAGAAATTAAAAGAGGTAACTCTACAATCAAGTTTGCTGGAAAGCCTACATTTGATGACATAACGTTCGTTGCATATGATTATATGGGGTCAGATGTTAAAGACACGTTACTTGCGTGGCAGAACCTTGCATATAACACTCGTTATGACTATATCGGTAACGCCTCTGCATATAAGAAGTCTGCTCAACTGATTGAGTATACGCCAAATGCTGAGATGGTTCGTTATTGGGATATTACCGGAGCTTGGTTAAGTAACGTAGAAGCTGATGGCTTTGAGGTAGATGACGATGGTGTTGTTACTGTAAAAGCAACAATGGTTTTTGACTGGGCCGAAATGCATTTACCTGACGATTATACAGTCTAATAAAATAAAGCATAGATATACAAGAACCATTGCAGTTTGCAATGGTTCTTTGTGTTTATTCTTGTATAAATTTTATAACAATAGTACGGAGGAACTATGAACGAATCTGTTATCCAAGAATATTTTACACTTCCCTCACACGGACGTATTTACTCTTGCCCTGTTAACCCAGACATTACTTTACGCTCTATGACTACAGAAGACGAAATGCGTAGACTGTCTCCTAGCACTAAACCATATAAAACAATGTGCGACTTAATAGACAGCTGTATGGTTGAGCCTTGTGGAATTTCTAGCTACGATATGTGCATGGGAGATTATCAATTCTTACTTTATAAACTTAGAACAGTGACTTATGGGTCTGAGTATATAAATATATCGATGTGTCCTTATTGTGGAAATGAAAATACTACAGTAAAACAGTTAGATGATATGCCTGTTAAAGAGTGGAAAGAAGAATTTAGTTCTACAACTGAAGTTGAATTGCCTGTAACGCACAAAAAAGTTCGTCTAAGATATTTAACTCCAAGAGACATGGATGATATTGAGCAGCAAAAATTCGAGTTTATGAAGGCAAATCCTGAGTGTAAACTAGATATGACAATGCTATATAACTTAAAGAAAAGTATTGAAACAATTGACGGTATGCGCTTTGATTTTGCAAAACTTGACATTTTCTTAAAAAAGTTGCCCATGAAAGACACAAATATTCTAATACAAAATGTAACAAAATTAAACGACGGGATAGGAGTTGACACTTCTTTTACAGAAACGTGTGACAATCCTGCGTGTGAGATGCAATATCAATCTACCTTTCGCATCACACAAGAATTTTTTAGACCCTCAATATAATGCAGATGGAACTTTATTTGCTCCGAGAAGATTTAAACAACTTACTCTTGAAAGATTTTATATAACTAAGAATTCAAATATCAGTTATAGTGATACAGGTAAGATGACACCAGAAGAAAGACGTTTAATTGTTGGGTGGATAAAAGAACAAATTGCAAATCAAGAAAAAGCACTTGAAGAAGCCAAGAAAGCTTCTCATAAATAGGACATAAGATGGCAAAAACAGTTGTTACTAAAATAAAGGGGCTGGGCTCTATTGATGCTGATGCAGAAAAGAGAATTGCTAAGCAAGTTGCAGAGTATGATAAACAACTGCGTAAGCAAACTCAACAAGATCTTTACAAGCTTCAAATGTCTTATGCAAAGAAACTTAATGCTGCAGATGAAGAAGATAAAAAGAAACTTCAAGAAAAGCTAACTAAAAAAGAAGAAAAAATACGTAAAGCCAGAGAAGAAGAAGCTGCTGCATATTCTTTGTATTTAACGCAGAAAAATTTAGAGAAAGAAAAAGAATATCGTAAATCTATTCAATTAGAAATGGGTAAAATGCAAGCTAAAACTGCTACTAATTGGAAAGATTATGGAAAAGGGCTTTCTCGACAATTAGGCGCAGCAGCAGAAAATCTAGTTGGCACTATAGGTAAATCAATATCTGGAAGCGTTGAAAAGTACCTAGATTTATACGTTAAGTATTACAGTTCAATAACAACAAGATTACAAAATTCTGGTTTGTCTTACACTAAGATAAATGACGTCTTTAAAGCTAGAACCGCAGCTAATCCATATTTTAAATATGAGACTTTACTTGAAAATCTTGCGACTTTAGTAGAAGCAGGTATTGCAGACAATGTGTCACAGAGAGCGTTCTTTGGAGCAATCTCAGATAAAGTCGCAACTACGTTTGATGTTGCTCAGGAGTCTATGTTAAATATTATCCGTATACAACAAGCAGACACAACTGCTGCTCGTTTGGGTATGGAAGCAAATTTAACTAGATTATTTAACTCTTATTTTAGAGATACTTCATATTTAAATCAACTTTATGACACAGTTCAAAGCGCTTTAATTGACACTAGCGCGATGTTTCCACAAACGGAAGCTTCAATTGAATTTGAGTATATCGTGCAGAAATGGTTAGGTTCGTTAAGCTCTGTAGGAGCGACAGACTCTACTCTGACTGCATTAGCTTCTGCTATAAATGCTTTAGCGACTGGTGACGTTGATTATTTTGCTAGTAATGCTGCTATGCAAAACTTGCTAGTGATGGCTGCAAATAAAGTTAATCTTGATTATGGTAATTTACTTACTAGAGGTGTTTCAACAACGCAAGTAAATGACTTAATGGTCGGTGTAATAGAGTACATAAAGTCAATACTTAATTCAAACAATAATGTTGTCAAAAAACAGTACGCTCAGTTATTTGGTGTAACTGTTTCCGATTTGGCTGCATTTACAAACTTAACTTCAGACACAATCGAAAATCTACATAAAACTGTTCTGTCTTATGACGGGACATTAAAAGAAGTAGAAAGTCAACTTTCAAAAGTGGCTTCCAGAACACATGTTTCTGAGCTAATACAAAATGTGTTAGACAACACTATGGCCAGTGTGGGTATGGGTGTTGCTAATAATGCTGTCATGTATTCAATGTATAAAGCAGCAGACATGGTAGAAAAGATTACCGGGGGTATCAGTCTTCCTGCTATTGGTGTTTTAGGAAACTTTGTTGACTTAAACATGACGCTTGAGGGTCTTGTAAAGGGTGGTATTCTTGGTATTTCTACTGTTACTTCTCTTGTTAGTGCTGTGAGTAACATGTTCAAGGGGAAGTTTCTTGACCCTGATCAATATAAAATTGTGACTTCTGGAGAAGGTTTTACAACTTGGAGTAAACCAGGGGAACTAAGAGAATCTACTTCTGCTTCTACAACAGTTTCAAATACAGACTCTACAGGTGTTTCACAAAGTCTTGCACAACAGCAAAAAGAAACAGGAGAGTCTGTTTCTGGTGATAAAAATAAAGATGTAGACATGGAAAAAGAATACTATATTCCATATAAGAATTCTATGGAGAAGTTAATTGAACTGCTACAGGGGACATTAAATGTGTATGTTACAAACAATACATACACAAAAGGTCCTGGCAATCCAGTCCTTGGTGAATAAGGAATAAGTTTAGATGCAAAAATTTGACGTAAACAATTTAGAGTTTCAATATATTCAAGCTCTTTTATATGATACTTTTATACCAACTATTCCTGTATTTAGTTATGTTCCTACCAAAGAAGAGCTGAAAGAAATGTACAAAAAAGATAGTTATACCTCAATGTGTATAGTTCCATCTTATGTTATTTCTTTTAATAAAGAAGGGGAAATACAGCAAAGAACTCCCTATGAATTCGGTAAATTTTATCCAGGAATAACAACAAATTTTATAAATGTACAAAACTATTATAATTCTAGTTTGCACGAAGCGTTAGGAAATTATTTACGAGCATATAGAGACTATTATCAAATAGATTTGATGCCTTTGTATAATTGTTTTCCTAATAGATACATAGATACTTTTTCATTGCCCATTAAATACGATTCAGGCGTACATTATGCTCCGTATGGAGTAACTCCTCCGAATTCACGAACAACAATAGCTGTAATCCCCGTTCGTAACAATTGTACTTATCAAATTGCATATGATAGTCGAGGAGCTGCACTTACTGCTCAGTATTGCTATCTGAAAGGTAACGAGTTGTTAGTTTGTCCTTCTCCGAATGTCTTACAGGATCTTGTTGATCCTATGCCTTCGTTGAAAATACATACTTCTTGGGAAGCTCCTCAAACGATAACTGTTAACATTAACGGGAGTTCAGAAGAACCTTTCGACCCTGTGCATTCACGTGCTTCAGATAAGTATTTGTACCTTTTAATTGAGCTTCCTACAGACAACCCTTCCTCTCTCGTAGTGCTTGAACGTTTTAGTGATTATGATTACTGCTTACATCCTCAGTTATTAAAAACGAACACATACAGTCAAGTAGCATTTAGTGACAAGTTGTTTCAATATCTTACTCATAATGTAATTGTTCCTGGGTATCAATTTCAAAGTAGCATTGCAGAAATACAGAAGGTTCTTGCTTCAAAAGCTTTTGAAGAAATGTATAAAACACGATTAGATAAATACATACCAGGAACCTTTGACACGGGTTTTAACAGCACTCACTCTGTTATTTATACTGCATTTCGTAATATAAAAGTTGTGTATACTTCTACACTTGGTCCAGAACCGATACGAGATTTTACTGGGTATATTGACAAAGATGTAGAAGACTTGATTCTTAAAGCGAGAAGTACAAACATAAAAACTGATACAATTACAACGACAGGATATTAACAATGGTTAAAAAACAATTTGATTTAGTTGAGAATTACATTTATATTTATCAACTCGACAAATATTGCATAATTCCAACATATCCAGAGCAGTTAGTAGACACTTTAGGTTCTACATTTGCACAGACAAACGCTCTAGCAAGAACTTCTCCTATATATTCATACTCCTACTCTGGACCAAGAACTGTGCAAATAACACTTCAACTCCATAGAGACATGTTAAATGGAGTGAATAGAAGTAATATAGATTTTGCAGACAATGCTGTTTCTCTTGGCGACGATTATGTAGACACTTTAATTAGATATTTGCAAGCAATGGCATTGCCCTCTTATAAAGCGCAAGAAGTTTCTTCAAAAACAGTTAACCCCCCATTAGTTGCTATCAGATTTGGAAACACTTTATTTGTTAAAGGTATTGTAAGTGGAGAAGTTCAAGTTACTTGGAGTGGTCCTTTAACAAGAGATAATAAATATCAAGAAGTTGGAATAACGTTTAGAATTTTAGAAGTTGACCCACAAGACGCTGAATCTATTGCAACTTGGGGCAGTTTTAGAGGGCTTGAAGCTGCATTAACACGAGGGTTACATAGGAAGACACAATGAACACCGCAATAAATAAGACGTATAAAAAATACGATTACGTTTCACGTTATGAACCTTTCCCATATTTTTATAACACTAAAGATAAAAGATACTTTTATGGGATAACTTCTTGGTTGAATTCAAACGTCGGATATGTTGCATATGAAGTTAAACCTGGGGACTCTTATGACAGTATCGCTTTAGATTATTATGGAAGTCCTACTTTCTTTTGGGTAATATGCGATTTTAATAGAATTTCCGACAGTATTTCTTTACCTAAAGTTGGTACAGTATTAAAGTTACCTGCGCTAAATGGTTTATCTTTTAAGGAGTAATTGTGGCAAAACTTTTATCGACAACTTCACGAGTTCAAGTTCCTTATATTGTTGTCACTATAGGTGACTACACTTTTGGGCTGTACTCAAAAGTAAAAACAACGGTTGAAGTAGATAAAAAATATTATTCTGCAATTAAAACTACTTATCCTAATTACATGAAGTCGCTAGTAGTACAGAAAGTAAACGGCGCATTTAACACTTATACCTTAGTAATGGAGTATGGAATAACTCAGTCAGATGACCCTAATATGTTTGAAAAAGTTTTTGGGTCTGTGTCAACTTCAAGAAAAATTAAATTTACTTATGGTGATTGCGCTACTCCCAGCTACATGTATAGAGATGAAGAAGCAATTATTACCAATATCAGATCCAGTTTGGACACTGCTAATGCAAAAATTACATATACAATTACTGCTACAAGTACTGCACTGAAGTCGACAGCTGGGTTATTTAGTTTTCCTTCTTATGCAAAAATAAAACCAAGTGATTTGATTGTAAATTTGTTGAAAAATAAAGCGTACGGGTTACAAGACATATTCTACGGCATGCACAATGTTGAGTTAGTTTTGTCTAAGGGCATTATTCTAAGAGATGACCAAGCAGTAAGAATTGAGGCAAAATCAAATGTTACACCTTGGGAATATATTAGTTATCTTGTAACATGTATGGTGTGTGATAAAGATAACTCAAAAAGTGTAAAAAACACTCGCTATACAATAACTGTACATGATGACATTTCTGGGCTATTAGACGGTCCGTATTTTCAGATACAAAGACTTACAACTAGTTTACAACAATTAACTTCTGTTGATTTTTATGAAATAAACATAGGTTATCCAGACAGAGAGTTTGTTTCAAGTTTTAGCGTCAATGACGATCAGTCTTATGCTATTTTGTATAATTATTCGAACAAAATTCAGCAGTCAAATTATGTGTATAGAGTAGGAGATGATGGCGTTCCTGTAGAAATTTTTTCTCCTACGCTTACCAATTCAAAAGAGTTGTATAGAACTACAGAAGCAGACAGAACGTGGTGGACAGACCTAACGCAGTTTCCTATAAAAGCAACCTTAGTTATCCGAGGATTGTTGCGAGCTATCTTGTTAATGTCTTACATTAAAATAAATGTTTACTATTATGGTAAAAAGCACAGTTCTAGTGGTATTTATGCAGTTACAAAGCAAGAAGACACAATCAATCAGTCTGGATATTTTACTACTTTGTCCTTATTACGTGTAGGAGGAGACAGTGATAACTAGAGCAATAATAGAAGAAGTTGATCACGACAATTCAAAAGTTAGAGTACGCATTCCAACGCTTAATGGGATTGCTTCTTCGTCAACGGCTACGCCTACATCCCAGCTTGAGTGGGCATCTTTAATTCAAACTCCTGGGATTGTGTGCGAGTATGAAGTGGGCGATGTTGTAGTTGTAGGTTTTGAAGATAATGACTATAGCTCCCCTATTGTGTTAGGGTATTTAAAGTTATCAAAGACAGACGGGATGAAAGATGCTAAACGGACACACATTACAACAACTTCTCTTTCCGTAAAAGAAAATGTAACTTTACCTACAAACACTTCTTTCTTAGCTCCGAATTCTACTCAACAAGTTTTACCATTTAATGAGCTGTGGGAGTTGTTACAAAGTAAACAGTAATTATCAGTGTTAATACACTTTGAGGAATATATAATGAATGCAGTTCAATTTCCAAATATGTTAAGTAATAATCAAACACAAATTGTTTTTGATTATGAGGCAACATTACAAAATCTAACTTATTTAATACTTTCTTCAAAAAAGACCTTATTTGGTGACCCTTATTTTGGGACAAATCTTAAAAAGCTGATTTTTGACAGAAATAATAGAATTTTACAAGATATTGTAATTGATGACATACTTAATGCTATTACTAATTTTATGCCACAAATTCGTGTTCAACGGAAAGATATTACAGCAGAATCTTCGGGTTCAACTTTGTATATAAATATAAAAGCACAAAATTTATTAGACTATAGTTTTGATAATTACACAATCAAAATGCTGAATATTGAGGAGATATGATGCTTTCGCAAGACGAAAAAAGCCTTTCAAACATTTCATTTATAAATAAGGACTTTGAATCCCTGTGGTCCGAACTCCTTGCATTAGTGCCAAAATTGACAGCCAAATGGAACCCTAGTGAAGCAAACGAGTCAGACCCTCTAGCTGTTTTACTTAAACTTATAACGGTTGCACAAGACAAAGTCAATTACAACATTGATAAAAATATTCTTGAATTATTCCCATTGTCCTTAACACAGCAAGTTTCTGCATTTAATGTTTACGACGCTCTTGGGTATAATTTTGAATGGTACAGAAGTGCGACTTCTTCTGCTAAACAAAAGAACATTGCAATAACTTGTAGTTCTCTTCCTGAAGACATAAAAGAAAAATCTTCTATTAAAATTCCTATCTTTACGCAGTTGTCGACAGACAATAATGAAATAGTTTATACTCTTACTAAAAGTATTGATTTTACTGCTGCTAATCAAACAGAATTTGCAGATGTTGTACAAGGTAGCTGTACAGATTATTTAATAAATAATGTTGATATCATAACTTCTGCAAATCTTGATGCTAATAACAGACTGTATTTCATTGAGTCTAATGTTGCAGAAAATGGTGTTTTTATTTGCAACTATAACAAAGATTGGGGATCCGGCGCACAGCCCTTAGACTGGACAGAATGGAAGAAAGTTGATAATTTGTTGACAACACAAGAAGACAAAGTTTTTAAATTCGGCGTTGACCCAACAACAAACTCTTGCTACATTGAATTCAAAAGTAACATCGGAGAAACTATAGGTTCCGGAATTCATATAAAATATGTCGTTTCTGCAGGAGAAAATGGAAACTTATCTGTAGGAAAGTTAAACCAGTTTTTTAATAATTTACAGTTGTCCTATATGAACAACGAAAATGAATCTAAAACTGTTCCAGCAAATAGTTACTTTACTGTCTTTAATAATTTCCCCTTAACAAATGGAAGAAATCCGAAAGATCTCAATGAAACATACGAAGACTATAAAAGAACTGTCAATGTTTTTAATACACTAGTTTCTCTGTTGGATTACAAGCAATACTTGAAAGATTACACAGACGACGCAGACAATAAAAGATTTTCTAATGTACAAGTAACAGATAGGACAAATGATCCTCGTTATACTTATAAAATTAAGACCCTAAATAAAAGATATCAGTTTGATACTTTAACTGGTAATGTAACGGAAAACAACGCTACGCACATGGATGCTTCAGATTTGCGAGCATATCCGTTATCTGCTTCTCCTTCAACTAGCACAAGAACTGGGTATGACAAAACATTTGAGCCTATTACAGGTGAGACAGGTACGAAAGTACTTGAAGACGCAGTTGCGTCTGCCAAAACAATTCAACACACTTTTGTAGAAAATGGCGTTCCGATTATTGTAACATATGACATAGCTGGTCAAATATACTTAAATACAAAAGTTTCTGCTCAGGAAGCAACAGAAATTCGTACAAATGTACTTACTGCTTTATACTCGGAATTAGAAGCTTCTAAGATGGATTTTGGAGAACAGCCTGACTATAAAAAAGTATTAGATATAATAACTTCTGCAGATTCGAGAATCTCGTACGTTGCACTACAGCCTATTTCAAACTATAAGACAGAAAACAAAGGAGTACTCAGCACCACAGAATACTCGGGACGTGTAAATCTTACTTGTAGGTCAATTCTTTCTGGCAAAACTCCTTGGGCAGTTATGCGAGACGAAAATAATACTAAAACGATTGCTAATGCGTATTACGACACTTTCCAAGTTAGGCTAGGGCAGAAAGACACTTCTATAAAAACTTTTGCTCCTGTATTCGTTGAGTATTTTTCTACTACCTCAAAGTCAAGTCAAGATTTTATTCTTCAAAGAGCTCCCGTTGACAAAGCTCACGTTAAAGTCTTTTCTTTAAATGGTGTAGAGTATACGAATATAACTGTTACTAATAGTACTGTAACAGTTAACTTTGGTGCTAGTGTCCCAGGAGCAATAGAAATTCGTTATGGTGAAGCTGCTGCTGAAGACGCAGTTTATGCAGAAAACTTGCAAAGTAAAGTAAAATTCAGCGCTAGCACGAACAATCAGAACCGGCTATTAGAAATCGGCCCGAATGAACAAATAAATTTTATAACTCCTCTATATCGAGCAGAAAAAACATATGCAAATTATTTGTTCTTTGTAGCAACGCTTGATGCTGAAATACCCGCCAACACTCCTCATGAGTTATCTGAAACGGAAAGCATTAAATTTTATAATACACGACAAGACATTACTAATAATAAAGTCTTTGATGAGCTTAAAGCAGGAGATAAAATTCAAGCAACTTTTGACTTATCTCCAACTACAGACACAAGTAATCCTCCTTCGGTCACTACGCAAAATACAATAGATAAACTTACATTAGTTAAGTATACTCCTACGAACCCTGTTGGAGACAAGTTCTATTGTAGTAGCAGCGCTCTTTATAAAAAACTTGTGTATTCAGGTGTTAATAAATATTTAACTCTGTCTGCTGGTGAATATATTATATATGTTACTACAGATAATGTCTTTACTATTTATGGGGAAGGAACATCTGTTATAACATCTTCTGGATTTAATAGTAGTAAGTTTGCTCCTTATAAAGAAGCAGGCTCACTGGATCTAGCATTATATCAACAAACCAACTCCGTAGAAGTTTTGTCAGATTATTTCATCTCTATTACTGATAAAAACAGTTATTTTTCTTTCATTTCTAATAAAGTATTAACTTTTGGAGAAGGATATGTGTTCAGGTTCTCTAATAAAGCAGGGACAGCACAATTAACCAACAAGTCATGGACAGAATTGTTGAATAAAACCTTCCCTCAGAGTACATTTGTACTTCCACAGTTATTGCAAAACAGTCAGAGAATACAATACTCTTTGGCAGCATCTGATAAGTGGACAACTCTTCCAGAAGTTTTGCCTACTCGCATTACTGACTCAAGTGGACATTCTAAAGATATTGTAAACTGGTCGTTTAATATAAGTGTTTCACTATCTGCTAATAAAGAGACTCCGCAAGTATGTCAAGAATTTGTCGCTACGGTGGAAGAAGATAAAGCAAACGCTGTTAAGCACACTCAAGGGCTGTTTTATACTACTTTGGACAAGCAAGTAGAACAACTTTCTTCTTCTACTACTTGGCCTAATTATATTAACTCTAGTGCTGCAATAGCTTCTTACGGTGCTAGTGTCCCCGTTGACACTTCTTTGTCTCTTTGTCTTTACACTGTGCAAAATGACACATTATGGAAAAACAACTCTTTCGTTGAAATAAGCAAGTCAACTTATGATACAATAACAACTCCGAACGTGTCAGGGTTGTACTATATAATTCCATATTACATAGGGGATGACATCAAGTACATGCTTTCCTCTCCCGGAGCAACTCCTTTTAGTACCTTTACAGCGCCTACAATTTATATAGGGAAAGCGGTTTGTATAGATGCAAATTGTTATGTTTACTCTCCGGTTGTTTCGCCTAAGTATAAAAAATTAAGCGAAGTTCTTGCAGGGTTGTCGGGCCAACCAGATTCTGTTATTTTGTCAGATTCATCTTCTTCCTATTTGCGGTTGATTTCTCAGAACTATTCATACATATATGTACCAATGAGCAGTGAAGAAATACTTAACCCAGAAGATGAAGTGTCCTTCTTCAATGAGAATAGCCCTGTTAACTCTGTAACAATTGCAAAGTTAGGCAGTACTGACAATTTACAAATCAGTCCTTTGTCGTTGTCATAGGAGAAATAAAATGTTCTATACAAATGAACAAGTACCTGTAATTTATCCAGAAAAGTCAAGAGACTTTCAACTACTCGCTACTCTTTTAGACACTTACATAAATGCGGTTAAAGGGTATGCGGACAGAATAAAGTTTCAAATCTCTCCTGCAAAGTGTGAAGAGCAATTTCTTGAATTGCTTTGCACACGTTATGGGTTTTTTCACAAGAACTATCTTCCCGCAGCTATTTTAAGAAGAATTCTGGCTGTATTTCCAGAAGCTATACGTTGGAAGGGAAGTTTAAGAGGAATTTCAACTGCTGTCCAAGCTGTACTAAGTTATTATGCAGATGTTTATAATGTCGAATTTGATGTAAAGCATTATCAATACAATCGTAGAAGAGAACAGTTGATAATTAAAGCTAAGTGCTATTTTTTAGAGAACATCGACATAACATATTTGCAAGACATTCTACGTTATGTTGTCCCTGCTGGTACAAGTGTAGTATTAGAAAAATACTACCAAGAAAATCCCGCTCCTGATGAAACTCTAAATATTCCTCTATAAGTCTTGTATAGATTACTATGAAGTTAATCAGTAGTAGTAAAACAGATACTTGTTTAAGTTTAAAGTTTAAATATTCGTCAGAGCATGAGCGTGCGCTTTCTTGTATTGTTAACAGTATACTGTCAACAAAATGCTTTGTTGTGTCATTGTCTGCGCAAGAAGTTTCATTTAACTTAGAAGGTGATTACTTTGTACTTCCATTAGAAGTAGTCAAAGACTATAAAGATGTTTACGCTACTGTCGATTGTGCACAACTTGATGACGGTGAGTTGCAAGAAGAAGAGACCGTTGTGCTAAGCGTTTCTGAAACTCCTATGAATACAGACGCTTTACACATATTAACTAAAGACAAAGATGTTTGGAGTATACCAGAAAATAGCACAATAAAAATACACACTCCAAAAGAGTTTGTATTAGATGAAGGCAGTTTAAAATAGGTCACATTTTTGTGACTTATTTTTTTTTTTGATTGTTTACTTGTAATATACTATAATATAAGTATAGAACTTTCTAAGAGGTAAGTATGAAAATTGTTTTCTACAGTGATGTACACTTTAGCACATACTCCAGCATTCTTCGGAAAAGAGGAAGTCATTATTCTGTACGACTCGAAAGCTGTATAAATAGTGTTGGTTGGGCAGAAGATTATGCAGAACAAATCGGGGCGGATTTGATTGTAATAGGCGGAGATTTCTTTGACAGGAGTGATTTAAATGCTGAAGAACTAACTGCTCTGAAAGAAATTTATTTTAGTCAAAAGTTACCGCACATCGCTTTAATTGGTAATCATGAAATGAAAACCCGTGATAGAACTCTTACTAGTGCACATTTATTTCAAACACTACAAGGGTCTTTTGATGTTGTTGATATGCCGTATTCGTTTGAGGACAAAAAGTCTAGTTCACCTGTAAATCTTGTTTTTCTACCTTATATTGAACCTTCTGAAATAAAACCTTTTTCAGAATATCTTCCTAAAAATAGTTTACCAACAGTTGTATTCAGTCACAATGATATTGCTGGAATACAGATGGGTAGATATGTTTCTAAAGAGGGATTCCAGATTAAAGAAATAGAAGATAATTGTAATCTATTTATTAACGGACACCTTCATAATGGTGCATATTTAAATCATAAAAAGACTTTGTTAAATGTTGGTAATTTAACAGGTAAAGATTTTGGTGAAGATGGCTTTTTACACAAACATCAACTTGCAGTTATTGACACAGACACATTAACTGTTGAGTTAGTAGATAATCCTTATGCGATTTATTTTTATAAAATAGAACTGGAAGAAAAATTTTCTCCAGAGAATTTACTTAAAAAGTTGTCTACTTGCGCGGAAAAGTGTTGTTTGACAATTAAAGTTAATTCTGACGATGTGCAAAGTGTTAGACAACTTGTGGATACTTTACCTAAGGTAATAGACTATCGCCTGATTGCGACTAATGCACATGGCGAAACACCAATTGCAACAGACGTTGCACCTACATTTGCATCTATAGATCATATCCAAACCTTTAAAGCTTACGTTCTTACACAACTAGGTGATGCTGAAATACTACAGAAGGAGTTACAAGAACTAGTATGAATATCTGTTTTCATTCTATTAAAATACACAACTTCATGTCTTTTAGTGATGCTGAAGTTTCTTTGTCAGACAGAGGATATGTTTTAGTTCGTGGTGAAAATAACAATCCTACAGATAACGCTAAAAGTAACGGCGCAGGTAAAACGACAATTTTTCATGCTCTTTCTTGGTGTTTAACAGGGCAAACTCTCTCTGGTATTCGAAGCAACATTACAAACATATATTTAGACGATGGTTGTTTTGTTGAACTTTATTTTTCCTCTGACGGACATGAATACAGACTTTTACGAGCAAAAGATTCCAAAGAGTACAAAACAGACTTAAAATTATTTATAGATGACCAAGACAAGTCAGGTAAAGGGATACGAGAATCAGAAAAGTTACTTGAACAATATCTTCCTGAATTGAGTTATCAGCTTCTTGGTTCAGTTATTCTTCTAGGTCAAGGTCTGCCTCAAAGATTTACAAATAACACTCCTTCAGGCCGTAAAGAAGTGCTAGAAAAGCTCTCGAAATCAGATTTCATGATAGAGGACTTGAAATCGAAGTTATCTCTACGTAAAACTACATTACAAAATCATTTACGACAAGTTGAAGATACAATACTAACAAAGACTACTATGTTGAATACGAAAGAGCAGTTTAAACAGCAATTAGAAGTTTCAAACAGCGCATTGAATTCTTCAGAACTAGCGTCTGAGTTAGAAAAAATACAAAAGACTCAACAAGAGTTGCTTGAAAAGATTGCTTACTATGACCAAGTGGCTGCTGAATACTCCACTAAAGATCAAGAATTCATCAAACAAAAAGACAATATACATTCAGATTATCTGTCTAATTTGTTAGAGTTACAACATAGTTATGATCCGTTGGTAGATTCTACGCAAAAAGAACTTCAAGCTGCTCAAATTTCATATGCTACACAAAATGCGGAATTGTCACGGCTTAGGTCAATAAAAGATGTTTGTCCTACTTGTGGACAACACATACCAGGTGTTAACCGTCCAGATACTTCAGCTTTGGAGGCAACTGTTAATGCTCTGTCACAGAAAGTTCAAGAACTTTCTAATAAGCTAAGTAATGTAAAAAGCACTTTTGATAAAGAAAAGTTAAAAATTACTTCTAGTTATGATGTTAAGTCTCAGGAATTAACTGAATTACGCTCTAAAGCATTGTGTAAGCTTAATGATGCAAAAGGAACTCGTGATATGCTTCAATCACAATACTCTACAGGAGCAACACGTTTAACCGCAATACAAGGGCAATTAGCGTCATTAAATGAGACAAAACTCAGAAACGAAGAAACAATACGCAGTATAGCAAAAGAAATTGATAGTTTGAATTCTGAAATCTTGTATAATAATACGAAGAAAGAAGAAATAACAACACGAATTTCATATGTTACTAAAATGCTTACACTTGCTACTAGAGACTTTCGAGGAGTACTTCTGTCTAATATCATCACTTACATTGACAAGTGTGCAAAAACATATTGTCAACACATCTTTGAGACAGACAAGTTAAATTTCTATCTTGACGGTAACAATATAGACATCTCCTATGACGGAAAGTTGTATGAAAGTTTGTCAACTGGTGAAAAACAAAAAGCAGACATTATTGTGCAGCTTTCACTAAGAGATATGCTCTGCAAGTATATGAATTTCAACTGTAATATATTAGCTCTTGACGAAGTGTTTGACGGACTTGACAGTTTAGGATGTGAACGAATTGTTTCTTTAATTAACAATATAACAGATATTGAGAGCATATTTATCATAACACATCACGCAACAGACATCGAGTTAAGTTATGATGATGAAATTGTAGTTGTAAAAAATAAACATGGCATAAGTGAGATTAAATAATTGCAAACATTTTTTAAGCCAAAAGACAAACGGTGGGTAGATTTAGCAATCTGGTGCGACCAGAATGCTTACAAACCAGACTGTGACGATGGTCTTTTATATCAATACCTCTATTTACTTTTCTGGATGCTTTCGCACAAGTATGGATATTTTCGTAAAGAAGCAGATTACGATGAATATTGTTTGTTAGGTGCTCAAACAGTTTATTTGAGACTCAGAAACCCTAAGCAATTTGATGGTAGCGGAAAATTACAGCCTGTAAAATCTGTATTAAATTATATAAAGAATGTGTCTTACCCAATAGCAGTAAATTTTCAAATGCAATCTTTTTCAGAAAGTTTTTCTATTGAGGATGATTATCAAGCAGCAATTAGTACACAATACACATTAACAAAGAAAGCTTGTCACGCAAATGACAATGCAATGAGAAGTGAGTTTGAATACTGTCTTGCTTGTATTACTAACACTATAAAAGCGCTAATAAAAGAACTACCATACAGAAATGACAAAGTAATGTCGCACAACTTATATATAAGTTCATTGCTAACAATCTTAAACTATTTGGTTTTAGATAAACCTAAGTTGGAACGTTTAGATTATCGTAATGAAAAAGGTATGAATAATGATTGGGTAATTAACGAGTTATATCGTGACTGTAGATATCAACCTCCCATTCTGTTTCACTTACCAGAACATATGGCTAATTATGTAGCAACAATTGTAAATAGATCTTTTGCACTACTTTCTGCTGACCTTATAGGTATTATAGGAAGTTATCAGCCTTCCGATGAAATTGTAAAAGCAGTACTTTCCTCACCTTTAGAAGATTACGTGGAGCCTAATAATGACTAATACTCAAATTAAAAATTTAAAAGATACTGATTGTTATAGCTTAATACTTTTTTGCTTGTATAAATTATTAGAAATACCAGAATACTCATCTTTGAGCGAGCTTGTATATGTTCTAGATAGAAAGAATTTGCTCAATCTTTGCGAATATTTTGGCGGACAAACTATTACTATTCCTACAATCGATGAGCTTGAAATGTTAACTTACTCTCTTCTGCTATATCAATATGTAAACATAGAGAAGAAAGACTATACAGAAGCATTAGAGCTCATTGGGCATGAGTCAAAAGATTTACGAAGAGTAAAGAAATTTTATACAAAGTTGTGCGAAGTGCTAGAAAAATATGAATTCATTTCTCGAGACAAGGCACATGATTCGGTGGCGCTATGACACAATCCGACATCTATAAAATGCTAGCAGAATTGAGTGAGCACAAACGAGATAAACGCTACTTAACTCAGATATTTATTCAGGACAGACTAAATAAATCTGTTCAAACGTATTATGATGACTTGACAAAATCCTACGAGTCTTTAAAATATAAAAACGAAGTACACATCCTGCGAAAGTTAAACAAGGGGAAATAATGACAAACGTTGTTGAAGATTTAAATGTTATAACTACAATTCCTAAAGCAAGTATTGCTAAACTATTTCAACGTGTGGAATGGTTAATTTGTAATGCTGTTTATGAAGCATATTCTTCAAAAGAAAACTTTGCTGAAGTAAATGTTGGCTTTGGTAAAATTTCAATTCTGATTGAAGACAACAATGTTCGTTATAAATTTCAACCTTCTAGAAAAACAGAAAATATGATACAAGAAGTTTTTGAGAAGGGAAACGAACCCGTTGCAAAAGAAGCTGAAAAAGCTGTCGTAGGAACAATACTAAAAGCATACAAGGATCTGCTGTGAGTGAAGATAAGAAAGACATAGTTGTAACAGCAACGGATAAATTAGATAATGACGCATCGGAGATTGTAGAAAAGCTTGTTGAGACAAAAGATCCACAAGAAATACAAGATCTTACTGCGTTGTTTAACATTACTAATACTAAGAAAAATGCAATTAGGATAATGCGTTTAGGAGAGCTATGGGACGCCGCTTCTAGCGAACTATTAAAAAGAGTTGCGGAACATCCTGATATGCATTGTAACGATGATTTAGTAAAATATCTTTCTCTTGCAGAAAGCGGTATGGATAAGGCCGCAAAAACATTAGGTAATGTTGATGTCACTCCTATAATACAAATAAATCAACAAACAAATACAGTTAACATCAATTCTAATGGCGATTTGGACAGAGACGACAAGTTAAAAGTTATGAATGTTGTTAGAGCAATACTTAAAAAAGCAAATATAGAAGGAACTACAACTCCTGTTGATGCAGTGGTGGTAGACTCTTCGCAACATGATGAAGGAGCTGTTGATGACACAAACAATGACAACTGATACAGATGACAATTTAATTGAAGAAACAGTCGAAGATGTGAAAAAACAGCTTACACAGACTACTGCTGCGTATCAAGAATTGACACAAAAATATGCTAAACTTTTTAATTTATACGCACAATTGTTAGATATGTATCTTAGCAATAAGTGAGGAAAATGTTATTTTGGATAATAAAACAAGAAAAGAACTATATGACGTTAATATAACTAATCCAGAAGAATATCTCGGGTTTTTGTATGATGCAAAAAATGACGGAACAGCTACTATAAGCTATCGTGACATTGCAGATTTAATGTATGATAAATTTCATTATAAACGGTCTGCCTCATATTATGCACGACATAAAGATGAATTTCTTTGCCCTGTAGAACGCATAGAAGCGTGTGCGCAGGACAACGACCTCTCTCCCGAAGAAGAACGTATTCTTGAGCTAAAAAAAGAACGAGTTAAACTTTCTGATGAACGAATTCAAAATAATGCGTATATTAGAAGGTTAGCGAGAGAAGAAACAATAAAAGAAATTGCTCTTGCGTTTGCGGATAAAATGTCTGCAAAGAAATTTCTTGACATTCCACAAGAGATTAAAGATACTTCAAAACGAGATGCAATCTTGTGCGTGTCTGATTGGCATTATGGAATGGAAGTTGATAACGCACTAAATAAATATAGTCCTGAAATATGCAAGCAAAGAGTGGAGAAGCTAATAACTAAAACACTTCAACATTGTAGAGCTTATGGGATTAAGCATCTTAATTTACTTAATTTAGGTGATTTGATTGCAGGAAGAATTCATTTACAGTTAAGACTGGAAAGTAGAAGTGATGTAGTAACTCAAACAATGGAAGTAAGTGAACTCTTAGCAGAAATGATTACAAAGCTCTCTTCTGAGCTTGTAATTGACTATTACTCTTGCGTTGACAATCACTCAAGACTAGAACCAAACAAAAATGATTCGTTAGAATTAGAGACACTAGCAAGAATTACAGATTGGTATTTGCAGTCGAGACTGTCTAATAACCCCAATGTTAAATTTAATGTTAATAAGTTTGGTCCAGAAATTGTTACATTAACTACAATGGGGCACAACATTGCTGCTGTACACGGAGACAATGACACGCCTACTGCAGCATCGTCTTCAATAGCAAGATTAACAAGAGCTACTTATGATTTAGTTCTTATGGCGCACAGACATCATTTTGCTGCAGACGAGCTCAATGAAACACTTGTTATTTCTAACTCTAGTTTAATGGGAACTGATTCGTATTCTTTTAAATTAAGACTGAGCGCACAGCCCTCTCAAAATTTAATTATTGTTAGCGACGATAATGTAACAGAATCTATTCACAGAATTGCACTTAAATAGAAATTTTTTAAAGTCCTTTGGTAAGTCCTCAAAGGTAAGCCCAAAGGTAAGGAGAATTATATGAAAATTTTAGGTAATGATGGTAAATACTATGCTACTGTAAAAGAAGCAAAAGAAGCAGATGAGCGCTTTGAAGAAGAACAGAAAGCACTTGAAGCAAAGAAAGATGCTGAAATAAAATCTGTTTCCAATCAAAAGAAAGAGCTGTCTAATAAAATAGAAGCTGCGACGAAGAAATATGAGACTGCTCAAGAAAAATATGAAGAGTTGAAAAAAGAAGCAGAAAATGTGCTTCGAGAAGCTAACAAAAAAGCGTATAACATTTTGCTTGAAGGGGCAAGAGAGATAGAAAAAGCTTCTAATGAACGTATGACTCTAATAAAAGAATTTAATGAAAAATTTGAGCGACCCTTCACAAAATTCTACACAGGAAAAGACGCGGAAGAACAGTATTCAAAAATACTAAAACAGTTCTCAGACTTTTTTGATTTTCCGTTTAATCTTTTCTAACTTCTTTCCTCTTTCTGTAGCTGCAACAATTTGTTGCAGCTATTTTCTTGTATAAAACATATATGAAAACAAATTTAATAAATCAAGAAACACAATTAAGCGATTGGGGGTTAGCGTTTGTTTATGCTCAAGGAAAGCCCTTATTGGCTCACGACTTTTGCGGGTATTTAGTTGAGTATAAAAACCGCAGTAAGGTAGGTATAGGCGTTGACCTTTGTGGTAATGTTTTTCTATTTTCAAAAACATCAAAACCTTTGTCAGACAGGACTATAAATAAAGTGTTGAAACACTTACTAAAAATGGGGTTTATCACTACTATACTAGAGCCCTTCCCAGAAGTGTCGGAAAAATATAACTTGTCTTTTGACCCTTTTAACGCGACTGTAATTGATGGTCCTTGTTTCGTAGGGAGTAGCAAATGAAAAAATATTTTGTTGTGACAGACGTACATAGTTACTTTACACTTATGAAAGATGCTTTAGAACAAGCAGGATATGACAAAGCTAATCCGAATCATATATTTGTTAGTTGTGGTGATTTGCTTGACCGAGGTGATGAATCTGCTGCAATTCTGACGTTTGTTAATTCTATTCCAAAAAGTAGAAAAATTTTAATAAAAGGCAATCATGAAGATTTATTAGAAAGATGCTTAGACGAAGAGTCTTTTCATTCAAATGATCTTCACAATGGCACACTAAAAACAATTTATAACTTAGCAGGCAAAACTGAATTTGAATATTTTATAAACTCTGACACTAAAAATGTATTTTCAACTGTTAAAGCATATAAGCCTTTGTATAAATATTTGAACAGTTTACAAGATTATGCAGAAGTAGGCAATTATATGTTTGTGCATGGTTGGTTTCCGTCAGGTTCAGATTGGTCAGCAGAAGCTTGGGAAGAAGCTAGATGGATGAATGGTATGGAAGCATGGAAAAAAGGCAAGGTATTAAAAGGCAAAACTGTAGTATGTGGCCATTGGCATTGCAGTTGGGGTTGGAGTCACCTAGACCAACTGCGTCCAGAATTTCCGCCTAAGAATAGGAAAAATTGGGAAAATCATTTGAGCCATATATAAAAGAAGGTATAATCGCGTTAGATGCTTGTACTGCATACTCTAAAAAAGTAAATGTTGTAGTGTTAGAAATCTAATACAGTGCTAACCAAAATCACTTTATAAATTAGTTTGCAACGTAATTACACTCTATACTTATTGATTATCTAAAATAGCGCTAAGACCTGTGCAATCGTAAATCTGACACTTGAGCAGCTATTTTACAAGGTATTTTATGTCAAAGAAAGATTTAGAACAATATTATAACCAAATGACAGCGCAATACAAAGACTTACAAAAGGAAGTTCATGAATTTGAGCAAGATGCAGCAAATAACATGATGTCTCCTGAAGCTTTGCAAGATTTTAAAGATTCTATTTCCCCATTTATGGTTAATTGGCAGCGTGTAACATACTTAATGTATCTATTACATAAACCTGTCAAAAAAGAAAAACAAGAACAGTACGCTGACAAGAGTAAACCTTTACTGGAAAAAGTTGGTAAAGAAAATACAGGAGAAAGCGTACTTGAAGAAAATACACAGATTATTGAGAAGGTAAAACATGAAAGAAAAAGTAGAACAGATACTAAATCTTGATAAATATTCAAGTAAACCACAAGAAGGGTACATAGTTTATACTTTGCCTAACGAAGTAGAATTTGGTAAAGTGTATAGAGTTTTAGAGTCAAGCGGAAGCTTTGATTCTTCTGATGAAAATTATGTGTTAAACGACCACATTGCAACTTTGGATTATGTATATAAAGATGAATACAAAATAGAGCTAAATGCTAATTTTGATGATGACACATATGCTCTAAAAATTGCGGAGATTGAATGAATATTATAACAGACATTGAACAGTTAAGTAATCGTTGCGACGAAGTGCTAGATTTGCGAAAAGAAAGCAAAGAAGTCCAACGAATTATTCTTGCCTTGAAAGAAACAATTAGAGAACAACATTTAACAGGGCTTGCTGCAAATCAACTAGGTTTTGATAAACGTATTATGGTTGTTGCTTTTGGTGATGATTTGCGTACATTCATTAACCCAGTCATTTCAAATGCTAAAGATCTGATGACTTCTATCGAAACTTGCCCTAGTCTTCCGGGTAAGAAGTTTCTACGCCTAAGAAATCAGAAAGTTTCAGTTACTTACATTGACCCCTTGGGAAAGGTTTTGATGGCAAAAGATTTGATTGGTAAAGCTGCAGCTGTTGTACAAGAATTGATTGAACATCTTGATGGAGTTGTTCTTTCCGATATAGGACTTGAGCTAGAAACCGATTTTGATGCTGCTTCGGAAGAAGAAAAAGAAGAACTGATTCGCGCTTACTGTGACAGTATGGATGTAAAGTTAAAGGACACCCAAGCAGAAATTGAAGCAACTCCTGAGTTAAAGAAAATTTCTGATGCTGCAAAGTTGCTAACAAAAATACAGTCTGGCGAGGTCGTTATTGAAACTTCTACTGTAAAAAAGTAAAAAATAATTAGTTAAAAACTATGATTAAGCTCCTCAAAACTTGTATAATTTATTGAGGAGCTTAATTTATATTTATGAGAATAGAACAAGATTTTGTAGTAATAAAGTGCCCTAAGTGTGGATATGAATATCTTCCCGCTGAATTGTTTATACCTAACGCTGTTTTCGGAAAGCCTTCTGACATTGAAAGAACAGCTGACGGACGAATTTTGTCTTTTGACGGAACTGCACCTGATGCTAATGAGACATACATTTGTGAACGTTGTGGCACACCTCTAAGACTACACGTTGAAATGGGCTTTAGAGCGACTGTAGATAACAAGAAAGATTTTACTGAAGATTACACTTCTGTACTACGGCCCAAGAAAGCTGTTTTGTGGGAAGGCATTAGTGATTAAAATTGAAGAACGCATTCCTAAAAAGTGCCCTGGGTTAACATCTTTATTTATCACTTTTGATTACTCTCCCACGATAGTTAGCTTAGTAAAGCAAATTGATGGGGCTGTGTATGACAGGAAAACAACCTCTTGGGAGATTCCTGTTGTTGGGTTGCAAAAGTTTTTAGACAGTGTAACAGAATTAGATGATGTTGAGTTAAAACTTTTAAAGCCTTCACCTGTGTCAAAGAAAAAGTTTCGACTACGAAAATATAAAACAGAAGCATTTGAACACCAAAAGCAAGCAATTGAATTTGGGTTGAATACTCCTCGGTTTATTTTAAACGATGCACCGGGTCTTGGAAAAACTGCGACGGTAATTCATCTTGCGGAAGAATTGAAGGCACGTGAAAATCTCAAACATTGTTTAGTTGTTTGTGGCATAAACGCTCTAAAAGCAAACTGGGCAAAAGAGATAGCAAAGCATAGCGACTTAGATTCAGTAATAATTGGGCATAGAATTACAAAGACAGGAAAAACAGTTGTTGCTACAGTAAAAGAACGAACAGAACAACTAAAGAGTAAGATTGCTCAGTTTTTTGTCATTATCAATATTGAATCTCTTCGAGACGACGATATTATAAAAGCAATCAATACAGGCCCAAATAAATTTGATATGATTGTACTTGATGAATGTCACAGAGTAAAGTCTCCTCAAGCACAACAGTCCAAGAATTTTTTGAAATTAACTAAAGCAGAACATCGAATAGGGCTTACCGGTACGCTAATGGTAAACAGTCCGTTAGATTGCTATATGCCTCTTAAGTGGATAGGAATAGAACATTCTGCGTTTACAAACTTTAGGTACTTCTACTGTATTTATGACGACAAGTTTCACAACATTCTTCTTGGTTATAAAAATACAGACGTTTTAAAGAATCAGTTATCTCAGTTTTCTTTAAGAAGAACAAAAGACTTGTTAGCACTGCCTCCTAAAACAATTGTAAAAGAAATTGTAGAGATGGATCCAGTACAAGCTCAATTTTATGATCAAGTTAAGAAAGGAATAAAAGACCAAGTAGATAAAGTTACTTTAACAACAGCAAATGTTTTAGCGTTGTCCGCGAGGTTAAGACAAGCAACAGTTTGCCCATCTATTTTGACCACAGAAAATATTCCTTCCGCTAAACTTGACAGATGTGTTGATTTAGTCGAAGAAATAGTTGAAAGCGGTAGCAAAGTAGTTATTTTTTCTGTGTTTAAAGAGCCTTTGTATGTATTGCAGAAGAGACTAGAAAAATACTGCCCCTTGGTCGGAACAGGAGATCTGTCAGACGAAGATGTTTCTAAAAATATAGACAAATTTCAGACAGACAATAAGTATAAGGTTTTTCTTGGAACACATAGTAAAATGGGTACAGGTGTTACTTTAACTGCTGCTTCTTACGCTATTATGTTAGACCAGTTGTGGACACCTGCAGATAACTTACAGTCTGAAGATCGTATCTATAGAATAGGCACAACAGAAAAAGTTTTCATTTACTATTTAATAACAAAAGACACTATAGATGAGCATGTGGACGAAGTTGTTAATGACAAATCATTAGTTGTAGACTATCTTGTAGATGGTCAAGTGCCAAAGAATGCTGTAGAGAAGTTAAAGCAACTTATAACTGACTTGTAGTTGTTTTTGATTTTACATACACACCAGGACAAGAAGGGTTTGTAAATATATCTTATATTATTTTAATGCAAGAATCAAGTTTGTTTACTTGATTCTTTTCTTTGTTTATTATATAATAATGTAAAACAGTCAGGAGATAGTAGGTATGAACAATAAACAAAGAGAACCTTTCAAGGAAGCGAAAATCCCTGATTGGCGTATAATTGAAAGATACAATAAAGATGGAAAATATAATACTTATTGAGGTGCTAATGAAAGATATAACATTAAGTTGTTTGGTAATTGTTTTGGCAGCAATTGCTGGTGTAGTATTGTATGGTTTAATTAAAAAGCGGAATATGTGGGGTTGGATAATTGCCTATTGGGCAGTGCTAACTCTCAAAAATATTGCCGATTTTATTTTTATGGTGCTTGGAGGTTAAATAATATGGAAGAATTTATTGGCAACACGAAAATCATCACTCCGTCCGAGCTCCCCAAAATAGGGGATAAGGGCGGTATCGGACACACCGACGAAACTTGTATATCGGTTGAACTTATCGAAACGCCAAAAGAGCTTGAAGGATGTGTGTGCTATAGGGTATATTACGCAAACCTCGATGGATACTTTGAAAAAGAGATAAATGCTTGTTATCTCTCAATGGCAATCAAACTCGACGATTTCATAAAATTTTGTAAGGAGATGAAGTAACATGACAAAATTAACAGAACTTGAAAAGAAAATGAAGAAAATAAAACAAATGATTAGTATTTTGCTAGTTACCCTTTTTGCTGCGATATTGACGGTTGGTTGTAGCGGCTGTGCAAAAACTAATGCTGTTCCTGAGCCTACTAATGAACGAGAATTAGTGAGAGATTACTATGGGCCAATGCTTAATGTTCAGCCATTAAGTTGGAGCGAATTTGATGAAGCATTTATTTTTGTAGAGAATGAAAACCCAGCTTTGTCGCATTGGATATTTCAAATTCAGCCGCGATTTCCAGATCTCTCTGCAAACTATGAATGGAATTATTTTGGACAAGAAACTACTTTTATTTACAATAATGGGATAAATACCTATGAACGATATGAGCGCATTTCAATGAGTAATAGTTATATTGTTACTTTTGTGCCAGATAATTATTTCACTACTTCTAAATACCTAATTTATGGCAAATTCCGTGACAGCACTCATTTTCTTTATTCTTTCCAAATTGATTGGCAAAAACGAATAACCATACCCGATGGCGGCATTACTTTTGCTTATCCTACTTATTTTGAGTACGCTTGGTATTGGCAAAACTATTGTGAAGGTAAAGTTCAAACAATCTTAGAATGGAGAAATGTGTAAAGCTGAAAAGAACTATTTCAGCCTAGTAGAAACAACTTGATTATTTAAGCACTTTATTATATAATTATAGCATAACAAGTACTTTAGGAGAATTCATGTTACAGGAATTAAAAACAAACTTGGAACAGTCTGCAAATGTGCTTATTCCAGAATGGAAAACTCTAACAAAAAATGAGCTATTGAATGCATATGTAGATGCAAAAACAACGCAAGAAAAAGAAGGTTATTTGTCCGCAATATTTTTGAATTACTGGACATACTTAAATAGATGTTACCGAAAAGTTTATAAAACAGCAAGTGCAGAAGATTGTTATGATATGCTTGTTGATAGCGCGTTGTATGTTTTGAAAAAAGTGCCTTGGAGAAATCCACAGAATAAATTGTATAATGATCCAAACGGACCAGATAAAGCAATGAATGTTGCTCTGTCTTCAGCTGTACATGTTTATTATCAGTTTTCAAACACACAAAAAAGAAGAGCTAATGTTGCAGCAATTAGTTTGGAGTATCTTAGTGATGTTTGTGGTGACGCAGCAGTAAAACATTATTCAGAAACAACATATGATGATTATGATTTAGTTGTTGACACTCTTGTTAAAGACAACTTTAATAAAAAGAACTATGTTGCAGCTTTTGTAATAGATGGTACAGCTTATGGAGATTGTTTTAAGCACACACATGACGAGAAAGGGTATATTCTTTCAGAGTTTAGTAAAAGAGCACTGATGAAACATCTTCGTTCTCTTGATTCTGATTATGTTGCTAATTTTGCAAAAAAGTATGAAGTAGATTATGCGAAAGCAAAAGAAGCAGCAGAAATCTGCACTTCTTTGAGTTCAAGCAGATTGGACACACTTGTAAGAAAAACATTTGAAAGTATAAAACACAGTAAATATGCAGGAGGTTTGTTGTGTTAGTTGATTTGTTGTCAACAGATTGTCAAGTAAGTTATAATTGTAACCTTGCACAAGTTGTAGGATTACACGCTTCTATTTATTTGACAGAGTTAATAAATATAAGCAGAAAAGCTACAATAAAGAACAAGTTGTTAGACGGAAAGTATTTCATTGTAGACAGAAATTATATTGAGCAGCGCACAACCTTTGACGCTACTGAGCAAAAAGGGTTGGAAAAAACTTTGAGTCAGATAAATGTTTTAAGTTTTGGAGCTGCGACGGATTCGGTTTGTCTTGATTTGGATGTATTGTCTGGGTTAGTTGTTGGTGACGCAGACATACAACAGAAAGTTAAAGTAGCGGTACAAAACACGACCACAAAGAAAGTTACTGGAAAACAGCGTTGTGCACAAGAAATGAAAAAATACATTTATACGACAAATTCTGAATTGTATAATGCATACAGTGAGTGGATTGATGCTGTTTGTGACAAACTTGGATGGATGTCTCAGAAAGCAGTAACTGTTGGACAACAAACAGTCGACAATTATGCAAAAGGAGATCTTGACATTGCGTTGAAACTGCTGGAAATAGCTACAGTTTCTGGATGGCGAGACATCAACTTTGCAATCGGTAAATTTGAAGAAAGTTACAAGAGCCAATTTGCAGAGCAAAGAAGAAAAGCAAATAGTCCTGCTGTGCGTCCACGGAAAGAAGTAGGAGTAGAGGTATTTTAATGATAGACACAAGGGATTGCTGGATAAAAGAACGCTGTAAAAAATATGGTGATTGTAATGCTTTCTGTATGAAGTTGTTTAAGTTAGACGCATTGTATCAAAATGCGTTAGTTTCTCTTAAACAGCGTCAGCATAAAGAACTTAGAGTTGATGCAGACGGAACAGATAGTGACAAATTTAGGCAACTGAAAGAAATTACAACAAACATTGAGCAGTTTGTAGAAGAAGGCAACACCTTGTACATTCATTCTCAGAATACAGGCAATGGAAAAACTTCTTGGGCACTTCGTTGTATAGAAGCTTATTTTGAAGCTATTTGGTGGAAAGCAGATATAGTTTGTAAAGCACTGTTTGTTAATGTCCCAAGTTTTATGTTAGCTTTGAAAGCAAACATAAGTAAGCCAGATGCAAATGTTGAGTATATTCAAGAAAATATTATGACTTGTAATCTACTTGTTCTTGATGAAATTGGGATAAAAACATCGACAACGTTTGAAATGGAACATCTATTAAACATAGTTAATCGTAGAATTGATCTTGGAAAAGCAACTATTTACACTTCTAACCTCACTGACATTGAGTTACAAGAAAAGTTAGGTGACCGGTTATATAGCCGTATTGCAAATAGCACATACAATATTGAGTTCAATGGTCAAGATAAGAGGTATTTGAAGTGATACAATTACAATTTTTAAACAAAGTACTGCAGAGTCATGACGCTTCTTTGCTTGTGACAAACAATCTAACGCAAGAATATTTTTCTGATTATCAAGAAGAGTTTAATTTTATTCAACAACATCTCAGAAAATATGGAACTGTTCCTGACGAGGTAACGTTTTTAACAAAGTTTCCTGAGTTTGACATAATTAAAGTTGAAGAGTCTGACTCTTATTTGATTGATGCTTTATTTGAAGACAGAAATAAGCGAATGCTTGCAAGAGTGTTCAACAAAGTTCGCGAATTACTTAATGTAGGTAAAGTCGAAGAAGCGATGAATACTTATATGGCTGCTTCTTCAGATGTAGTTAAAGCGACACATCTTGAAGCAGTTGATATTTTGTCAGACACTTCTCGATATGACGCTTATATTGAAAGAACAGAAGATTACAATAAGTACTACGTTAAAACAGGAATAAAAGAGCTAGATGACATAATAGGTGGTTGGGACAGAAAAGAAGAACTGGCTTTGATAGCTGCAAGAACTAACGTAGGTAAAAGCTGGATGTTACTTAAAGTAGCAATAGCAGCAGCAGAACAAGGATTGAAAGTTGGTTTGTATTCAGGTGAAATGTCCGAAAACAAAGTTGGATACAGAATTGACACTTTGATCTCACATATTTCTAATGGTAAGCTAATTCATGGTGACGCTTCTATTCAGAATGATTATAAAAGATATCTCGAAAACTTAAGTACTAAAGTTTCTGGTTCAATCAAAGTTCTAACACCAAAGATGATAGGCACAACTCCAGGAGTAACAGCACTTAGAGCATTTATCGAGAAAGAAAAGTTGGACATGTTGTGTATTGACCAACATTCTTTGCTGGAAGACGATAGAGGAGCAAGAGATCCTGTACAAAAAGCAGCAAATATTTCTAAAGATTTGAAGACATTACAGGTTCTTAAACAAATACCAATCATCTCTGTTTCACAGTTAAATAGAACTGCTGTAAATTCTGAAATAGGTCTTGACGCATCTCATATTGCACAGTCTGACAGAATTGCTCAGGACAGCACAGTAATATTAGGGCTTGAAAAGAAAGACAATGTTATGACTATATCTCTTATAAAATCAAGAGATAGTCTAGTAGGCGCAAAGTTAAAATATGCAATTGACTTGGACAAAGGTTTGTTTATGTTAATTCCAAACGAAGAAGATGCAACTAAAGGAAAAAGTTGTGAAGATCTTAAAAAACAGTTTGAAGCTGTTGAAAGTACAGGAGATGACGTCTTTTAATGGAACTTTTGATCAACAATAAAGTTATAGACACTCCGATTGTTGACATTCTTTATTTGTTAAGAAGTCAAACAGGCAACAGATTGTTTAAGCAAATACAGAACAAAGGTAATAATGTTCAATGTACTTGTCCGAACCATAAAGAAGGGCAAGAACGAAAACCTTCTTGTAGCATTTATAATACGACATCTGGAGATACAGAATATGGTTGGGTTCATTGTTTTACTTGTGGTTACAATGTTCCTTTGTATAGAATGGTTGCAGATGTGTTTAACAAAGATGAAGCCTTTGGCAAAGCTTGGCTGATAGACAATTTTGGAAATACACTTGTTTCAGAGACGCAACTATTAGACGCAATTGTTCTGAATAAATTTAACAAGAATGCTTATCTTGATGAAAGTATTTTAGAGCAGTATAAGTATCACACAAATTATTGGGCAACTCGTCATATAAGTGAAGAAGTTGTAAAGAAATTTGAGCTTGGATATGATCCTTCTACAGATATGGTAGTTTTTCCTATTCGAGACGCTCAAGGACATCTTTCGATGTTAACTAAACGGAGTGTTCAAACAAAGTTCTTTCAAATTGAAGAAAATAAAGAAAAGCCCGTATATTTACTTTACTATTGTATCAGAAATAACTGTAGTAAAGTAGTAGTTTGTGAAAGTCAGATAAACGCCCTTACGTGTTGGTCTTGGGGGATTCCTGCAATAGCTCTAATCGGGACAGGGTCTGAAAGTCAATACAAACTGTTACGACGAAGCGGAATACGAAATTACGTTTTAGCTTTTGATGGTGACACAGCAGGAAAAGTAGGAACAAACAGATTTATAAAAAATATGTCTAATGATGTATTGATATCAGTTAAAAAAATACCTTTGGGAAAAGATGTTAATGATTTGACAAAAGAACAATTTGAATCTTTACCCGAAGAGATTATATAATATATGTATAAAATTTAAGAATACAATCTGGAGGATAAATAAATCATGGGTAGAATTTCTAACGAAGAACTCAACGCAAGTACAAACACCACACAGCAAGCAGACACTCCTTACTACTGGTATTTTGGTCTTGCTCATGAAGGAGACAGTTCTATTGTTCGTATTATGGACGACAGTGTCGAAGATCTTGAACCTCTTGCTACACATCCAGTACGCGTGAAGGGAAAGTATCGCAGAATAAGTTGTTTGAGAAGTGCAAAAGAACCTTTGGACATGTGCCCTTTGTGTGCAGCGGATGCAAAACTTGAAAAGAAAGTTTATATTCACTTGATTGAATATATGACTGCAGAAGATGGCTCTATTGTTGCTGAACCCAGAGTGTGGGAACGTCCACTGGGCTTTATAAACGAGCTAAAGGAATACATGGCAGATTATGCACCTATGTCTGACAATGTTTTTAAGGTAAAAAGAACGGGAACAGGTCCGGCAACGAGATATTCTTTGATTCCTTTGAATCCCGTAGCAGTAGACTTGAATAAGTATCCTAAAGATACCACAGCTTTTGAAAACTATAAAGTATTGGGTGTTAATGTACAAATAAGAGATGCTGAAAATATTATAAAAGGTATGTCTGACAATACTATTACGTTTGAAACAAATAAAACACCAACGCAAGAAGTTAACATAATGCCTAAGGCTCCTGTAGTCGAGGCTCCCGTTCATAGCGTAACAACGCCCGTGCAGCCAATTGCAACAAATGTTACTCCTCCCACTTATAATGAGCCTGTTGCACCTGTAACGCCTGTGCAACCAGTAATTGCGCCTGTTGTTCCCCCCGTTGCACCTACTCCGAATCCTACAGTAAATTCCGCACCTTGGGAAACAGCTACACCTCGTAGAACATACACACCTCAATCGTCAGCTTCAACTACTTCTGGCGGATTTCGACCTATAAGAAACGCATAAAAGTTATTGTATAGTAAAATGATAGTTTTTATGTAGGAGGTTTCATGGCAAATTCGTTATGGGGTGAAGCTTTTGATATTCCAAAAACACCTGAAGTAGCAAAAAAGATAAAAGAAAAAGTTAGTAAGCCTAAAGAAGTTAAAGTATCTGTTGAGAAAACACTCAAATCAAATAAAGTGTCTATAAAAGACAAGTTACTTTTCATTGAAGAAAACGTCAATAGAATTTTAGGTAAATACAAAACTGAAACACAAATCATAAAAACTAAAGATGAGTTACATTCTTATATTGATAACTCCATTTCCTGTGGTGTAATTGCAATCGATACAGAAACAGACAACAGTCTTGACCCTATTACTTGTAAGTTAATGGGCGCATGTATCTATTCTCCAGGGCAGGCAGAAGTTTACATTCCGATAAATCATATAAATCTTGACACAAAAGAACGATTAGATTGGCAGTTGTCAGAGGCAGATATCAAAGAGGAATTTGACCGTTTGACAGCTGCTAATACTAAAGTTATAACGCACAACGGAAAGTTTGACTATGAAGTGCTAAAAATGACAACAGGCTACATAATGTCTGTTTATTGGGACACACTTATAGCTGAAAAGATTCTTGATGAAAATCTTTTTGAGTATGGGTTGAAATATCTTTATAGAGCAAAGTTTGATCCAGAACAAGAAAAGTATGACATTGAAAGTTTGTTTGAAGGTGTTGAGTATGCTGTTGTTGACCCAGAACTTTTCGCGCTATACGCAGCAACAGATGCTTATATGACGTATAAGTTGTATACGTGGCAAGTAGAACAATATGATCTCCCTGACAACAGTAAGTTGAAAAATGTGTTGTTAAATGTAGAGATGCCTGTTTTACAAGTTTCTGCAGAAATGGAACTTGCGGGAATATGCTTAGACAAAGATTATGCACAAAGATTAAGTAATAAGTATGCAAAGAAACTAGAAGAATTGGACAGACAAACGCTTGATGAATTGAGCAAATATGACGAAATCATTTTGCAGTGGCGTCAAACAACAGAGGCAAACACACATCTTGAAAAGGCAGGAAAAGTTCAAAAATCAAAAAGTGAACAGCTACAAGATCCTGTTAATTTAAGCAGTCCAACACAACTTGCAATTTTATTGTATGATGTTTTAAAGTGTTCTCCTGTAAACAAGAAGAAACCTAGAGGTACTGGAGAAGAAGAACTTCTTGCAATTTATAGTAAGTACAAAATCAGTTTGTGTAATTTAATACTAGAACGTCGAGGATTGATAAAACTAATCAATACTTACATAGACAAGTTACCACAGTGTGTAAATCCTGCAGATAATCGGCTACATGCAAAATTTAATCAGTTAGGTGCACAGACTGGTAGATTTAGTTCTAGTGACCCTAACTTACAGAATATTCCGTCAAAGAATAAAGAAATACGAATGGTCTTTACAGCTGATGATAAGAATAACACGCGCGAGTTTCAAGATTCTATATCTATTCCTGTAATTGAGGAGGTACTTACCTCTGATGGTTGGAAATCTGTGAAAGAAGTAACTACTGGAGAAATGATAAGCATAACTGATGATAGTGGAAATGCTATATTCTCTCCTATAAAACAAGTTGTTAATACTGGTAGCGCTATTGAACTAACTTTCTAAAAGTAAAGCGTTAGATGTATATATGAAATAAAAGGAGGTGATGTCAAATGAAGTCAATAACTACAAGAACAAGATATGCTCTTGTTGGTTCTGACTTTTCTTAGGTCACAACAAGAACCGAGACTTCTTTGTTCTATGGCTCATGACGAGGCAATGTTAGGGGCATATAGAGACAAAAAAGATCTGTACGCAACAATTGCTCAAAATGTTTATCATAATAAATACGAAGACAATCTTGAACATCACTTAGACGGAACTCCTAATCCAGAAGGAAAGAAACGAAGAAGTAACTGCAAAAGCATCTTGCTTGGAATCATGTACGGAAGAGGAGTTGCTTCTATTGCTGAACAAACAGGTTGTACAGTTGCAGAAGCACAAACAATTATTGATGGTTTTTACAAAGCCTTTCCTGCAGTTAAGTCTTGGACAGACACAACGCAACAAGATGCAAAGAAATCAGGTTATGTAGAAGACTTCTTAGGCAGAAGACGTCGCTTATCAGATTTGTTAAAACCTAAGTACACTATCAAAGTTTCGGGCGAAGACACAACACTTTCAAAAGATTTCAATCCTTTGCTGGGATGTTTGGGACTTGTGAAAAACACACAAGGAACAAAAGCAGAAAAGTGGCAATCAGCATTAGACAAGTGTCGTAGTAGAAAAGAATATGAACAGATAAAAACTAATGCAGAAAAAGAAGGTGTTACAATAATTGATAACGGCGCATTTATCGCACAAGCGGAACGACAGTGTGTCAATGCAAGAATACAAGGTGGAGCTGCTACAATAACAAAGTTAGCAATGACAAAAGTTTTCAATGATCCTGAATTAAATCAGCTACAGTTCAAATTGCTGATTTGCGTTCACGATGAGTTGATTGGAGAGTGTCCGGAGCAGAATGCTAAACGTTGTGCGGAAAGGCTATCTGAAGTCATGATAAATGCAGTGAAAGGACTTGTAGAATGTCCTATGAAGTGCGACAGTGTAATAATGCATTCTTGGTACGAAGATGAATTTGCAGCAAAAGTACAAGAGTACTATAAAGCAGAGTCGGATGCTGGAAAGTCTTCAGAAGAAATAATTAGCACACTATTAGCTCTCCATGAAGAGTTGTCTGAAGAACAGCTGATATATCTACTTAATTTACAACTATAATTTTTATGTAAAGGACATGAGATGAGTTTTACATTTGACGGAATTGAAGCAATAGGATTAGTTGCTACTGCATTACTAATTGCTTCTATGTGTTTTAACACAAAAACATTTAAAGGGACTTTGTGGCTAAGAATCCTGAATATGCTATGTAGTATTGTTTGGATTGTTTATGCTTGTTGCAAAGGTCTTTTAGCAACTTTGGTGTCAAACACTTTGTTAACATTTATCAATTTATATTTCTTAATTGTTGCCGTAAAAAACAAAGAAAATTTTGGTAAATAAACAAACTAGTTTGTATACATATAATGAGGGATGTTCAGTTGTCTACTCCCGCCCTCAATAAAATAAATTAAAACGGAGACTATTTATGAAAAAAATATTTAACGAATACAAAGTATTGTTGAGAAGTGTACCTAGCCTTATTGTTGGCCTATTTATTGTTGCAGTTGTTAGTTGTAATATACTTGCTAACAAAACAATTGTAAGTGTCGGAGATTGGTTCGCACTAGATGGCGGAATTGTTGTCAGCTGGCTGATATTCTTGTGTATGGATATGGTAACTAAACGATTCGGACCAAAAGCTGCAACTCGTCTTACATTAGTTGCAGCGGGCGTTAATTTGCTTGTATGTGGATTGTTCTACATTGTTAGTATAATACCTTCTTCAGCAGATGACTACACTGCATTAAATGCAATTTTAGGTGGTACGTGGTTTATTCTTATGGACAGTACAATAGCATTTATTGTCTCAGGAATAATCAACAACTTTATAAACGCAGGTATTGGTAAAGCGTTCAAGAAAAATCCTGACGGAAAACTTGCATACATTTCAAGAACTTACGTGTCTACATTCATAGGCCAGTTTATTGATAATTTGATTTTTGCAGTTTTAACCTTCATGGTATTCAGTCCTATTTTCTGGGACGGATTTAGCTGGACTTTCTTACAGTGTGTAACTTGTTCATTAACAGGTGCAATTGCAGAGTTGATAATGGAGATTGTTTTCTCTCCTCTTGGATATAAAGTCTGCAATAAGTGGAAAGCAGAGGGTGTTGGTAAAGAATATCTTGAACTCGTAAAAGCCTAATTCAGAAAAAGCAACACGAAATACGGCATCGTGTTGCTTTTTTATTTTTTTTTTGATATAATTTAACTAGAAGGGTAATAAATATGAATACTGAAATGAATAATAATAAAACACGAATTTCTAAAGAAAAATTTACAGAAGCACAGTGGAAGCTGTTTCAACTAGACTCGAACCGAGCTAGAGTTGCTAACTACGGTTCTGGGTATAAAGGTAAAAGTTCCTGTTTTACCGTTCGTAACGACGAAAGGTATCAGATAACGCAAGAAAGCGATGTAAGTGATATTGTTGTTGAAAAGTACGAAAGTAAATTTCATTAAAAGATTTTAAGAGTCAATTATAAATCAGTTGACTCTTTTCGTTTTTTACATTATAATATTATTAACAAGGTAAAATTATGTTAAGTAAACTCACATTTTGTAAACTATTAAATCATGTAAGAGCAACTCGTGATATACGTTTATGTCAAATACTTGAAGAAAGCACTGATGTTGCGTGGAGTGATGAACTTTGGGACAAAGCCTTTTACAGTAGTGTTCCTACGTCTGAAGTATATGACGATGTTGTCGTATATATTTTGAAACATAACTATTTTCTTCATACTCCTGTTTATAACGTAGCAGATCTGTTTGAAAACATCATAAAAGCTGATGCGCTAATAGTACTTATGGTCAAAGAAAAAGACCCTGAAGACCCTTCAACAATGTATTATAAACATGTATTCAAAGGGCAAGGACTTCAACTTATAAACGAAAACAGCCCTTTGTTAAAGCGAGAAGTTAAATACATACATAATGTAGTCCAAGACAAACCATTTGAGGATTACATTTTTGTTGAAATCACAGATAAAGAAATATCAGAAGTTTTTCATTCTGAACTTGAGTCAGAAGACTTAACTATGTATAATAATATATAAGAAAATACTTGTGGAGGTAGTATGCCCTATTATTTTTCAGGCTCTTATAACCAAGAAGTAAAAATTAAATTGAATGTAGACCAGCTTTTTTCTATGTACCACGAAGAAAAGCTAATCACAAAAACTATTTTGTACAAAAGAGAACACCCAGAGTACACAGCAAAGTTAATGTTGGATAGTGGAGCGTTTACTCATTATCAACAAGCTAAGAAAAAAGGTATAATTCTTACAGATAAAGACATGCAAGATTACACGGACAACTATCTTAAGTTCTTGAATGAATGGGGAGAGGATCTTGAATGTTTTGTTGGAGTAGATACTGTACCTAATCCTGACCATGTTGATCCAACGTTTGTTCATAAAACTTGGGCAAACTATTTGTATATGTGGGAAAAATTGAAGCCAAGTATTCGTCACAAACTTATTCCAGTTTTTCACTTTGGTGAAGATTTTGAAGAGTTGAAAAAATGGCTCGAATTTCGACATCCTGATGGCAGCAAAGTTGAATATCTTGGTCTTGCAATTTCTTTGGAAGGAAACAAAAAAGTTAGAATTGCATGGGGTCAAGAAGCAGAAAGAATTATAAAAGCATCTTCAAATCCGAATGTTAAAACACACGCATTCGGTGTTGGTGTTAAAAGCGTTCTTGAAAATCTTGATTGTACTTCGACGGATGCTACTAGTTGGTTGAAACGTGCAGCATACGGAATGATATCTATTGACGATAAATCTATATATGTAAGTGAAATACAAGAAAACAGGTCAGATGGCAGACATTTCAGAGATAAATCAACAGCATATCAAGAAGAAGTGCTCAAAAAGATAAAAGAAAGAGGGTTCACGATTGAGCAGTTAGCTACAGATAACTACGCTCGTGCTGAATTCAACATCTTAGATACTCTGGAGTGGTATAATAAGTTACACGCTTCAAATCGTGTTGAAAAAGGTGCTAAGGTAGATTTAGGTTGGTAATTACAAATTAAATAAAAAGAGTCGGCTATTTTAGTTGACTCTTTTGCTATGTTACTTTATAATATAAGTATAAAAAAGAAAAGAGGTACTAGGTATGAAAGTTAAAGACATGAATGCAAGGCAACAGAAGGCTTTTTATAACATTAAGTATGCGGCAGATGATTTGTTAGGCGGTTTGGAAAACACTTTACTCGATTATGATGAAGACAGCGAAGAATATAAACAAGCAAATGAGTTGTTATCTAATCACTCAGAACTTGTTAATCAACTTTATAAGAGGGCTACTACAGAACTTTATGGTCCAGGTTTCTGCGGTTTTGGAAAAGAAGCTCAGATGATTATTCGAGACATAAACTTTTGTGGTAAAGACTGGTTAATGGAACGTTGTGAAAAACGTATAACAAAAGAAGGATATTAAGAGAATTATTTTGTATAACATAGTAAAAAGAAAAGGAACATATATGAACAAAGTACTTATTACTGGAACCAGTTGTGGTGTAGGAAGAGCGACAGCACTAAAAATGTTGTCTATGGGGCTTGAAGTATTTGGATTGGACTGGAAAAAAGCAACAATTCATGCAAAAAACTATCATCATTACGTGTGTGATGTTGGCAACTATGATTCTTTGCCAGAGCTTTCTGATGTTGAATACATTATGAATAACGCGGGAATAGTTACACCAAAAGCAGACGCTATGAGGGTTAATCAACTTGGTTATATAAACATATTAAAGAAATATGCTGACAATAATAAACGTTTGAAGAGCATTTTAATGATTGGCTCAACTGCTAGTATTAAAGGCTATGATAATCGAGATTATTGTGCTTCCCAGGGAGCAAGAGACGCATTAACAAAGTGGGCTGCTAACAACTATGGAAATGATGAAAGACATGTAATTGTTAATGAGCTTCGGTTAGACGGAATTGTTGCTGCAGATCCAGAAAAAGGAATTCAAGGGACTTCTCTTGAGCCTGAGCTGTATGCTGCAGAAGGACTTATGGACCAGATTGCTAACCTAAGTATTCTGAAACGTCTTGCAACAGTAGAAGAAATAGCAGAATGGTGTTACTTTGTATTAGTAGTTAATACTATTGTAACTGGGCAAATAATTGATGTCGATGGTGAACTTATGGGAGCATTCAGATTTGTACCTTATCCGGGGTGGAATGATTAAATTTTTTATAGACACCTGTCGCAAGCAGTTGTCTTTTGTATATAAACTATCATGGAGGAATATAAAAACAATATGATTATCAGAGCAGAAAAATTACAGCCTGCTTGTAGCAAACTTCTTCCTGCAGTTGATTCTAGTGCAATTGCAGAAATAACAGATGTACTTGAATTGAAAGCAAGTGGAAAAATTCTTTACATCAATGTTACTAACAGAGAATATTTTGCACAGGTGAAAATTGAGCTAGATGATGTCGTTGATTTTCACGCAACAGTTAGCGCAAACCTTTTCTTGAGACTTGTTTCTCAGATAACAACGGAAACAGTAGAATTGAATGTTGCAGAAACAACGCTTAAAATGAAGGCAAATGGTTCTTACGATATACCGTTGATTTTTGACAACGATAAACTGATGGAACTTCCTGCTATTGAAATAAATAACGTAACGACAGAACTCACAGTTGAAAGTGATATCTTGCAGAGTATTTTGAACTACAACTCTAAAGAGCTTATGAAAGATCTTATACTTCAGCCTGTTCAGAAAATGTATTATGTTGACCAAGAAGGTTGTATTACTTTCACAACAGGGGCATGTGTAAATAACTTCCAACTTGAGCAACCGATTAAGGTTCTTCTCAATCAGCGTCTTGTTAAACTTTTCAAGTTGTTTAATAGCGGAAAAGTCAAAGTAACTCTAGGTCATGACGCAATTTCTGACACTATCATTCAGACAAAGATTAAGTTTGAAAATGACATAGTTTGCTTGACCGCAATTTTGTCTTGCGACGATGACTTAGTTAATAAAGTTCCAGCAGCAGCAATAAGAGGAAGAGCAAATAAAAATTATCCATACAACGTTTCTTTTAGCAAATCAGAATTGAATGAAACAATCAACAGACTGCTTTTGTTCTCCAGCACTAGTGCACTAAATCGAATTAAGTCAGATAGCAAATTTGTTTTTGAATACAATTATGTAAGTATTTATGATGTAACCTCTGCAAATGTCGAAAGAGTATTTTATAAAACGGGAGTGTTGCCTGAAGGAGAACAATATATTGCAACATTTGACTTGAACGACTTGAAACATGCGCTAGACAGTAGCGAAGATGATTTTGTTACTTTTGGATTTGGTGATCACGCAGCTTTGGTAATCAGTTCTAAGAGTGTAAGACACGTTGTGCCTGAAGTTTCTGTATAATGATAAATCGTGGTAAGCAGTGGGAAAAGAAATTTGAAGAGGATTGGCGCCGTTGTTTTCCTGACGGCGTCATTATTCGTATCCCTGACCAGATGAGTGGATTGAAAAACTCTTCAAAAAATTTATGCGATTATATTTGTTTTGACGGCGTTCACTTATACTTAAACGAGTGTAAGACAATTACAGGTAATACCTTTCCCGTAACAGGATTCACCCAGCTAAACGCCTTGCAACCGTATTGCAATAAGCGCAACATTCGGGCTGGAGTTGTTATATGGTATTCTACTCATAAAAGAGTGATATATGTTCCTGCAGAAGGATTTCAAAAAGCAGTTGATGATGGCTTAAAGTCTATTAACATAAATAAAACAGCCTTTGATAAATACTGTATTGTTGAGATACCTTCAATAACAAAAAGAGTTTTCCCGACTTGCGATTATACGGTACTTAGTTCTTTAGGAGATAATTATGGAAGAAAAGAATGATTTATTGATTACTACTTTGCAAAATAATGACGTTATTTCAGAGCAGCTTATTTCAATTGCAGACCAAATTGTTCAGTCTTATTCTGCAGTTCTTGACAATTTGATGCAACGAATTTATCAAGCTGTTGTTACTACTCAAGATGTTAGTGATCAGACACTGGAAAATTATTTTCTTGAGCTTTCTAGCACACTTTATTTTGTAGGCGAACAAGTTGAGCATCTTGGCATAAGCACAGACGTTGCAGAAGCACAGTTTAAAGAGAAGTTTAACACTGCATATCTGAATTATGCTGCAGAAAGAGACGACAAAGGAAAGTCGTTAAGAACAGTTAATGAAAACACTGCTCTAGCAACGGAACAGTCTAAATATGAAAGCGCTGTTAATGATTTACAAACAAGAGCATTTGATCTTTTGAAATATAAAATTACCGCTGCACAGACAATGGTAGGTACACTTAGCAAAATGTTATCTAAGAAGATAAGTGACGCTTCGCTAACAATGGCTTCTAGTAAAGGAACAGCTGAATGATAAGATTTGAAAAAGTATCTTGGGAAGAGTATAAAAAGGCTATAGAAGAGTTCTGTGCAGACTCAGAATATGATATTGACTATGACAGCATTAGAGAGGATTGGGAACACATAAAGCTGCCCACCAGAGCTACCAAAGCTTCTGCAGGGTATGATTTCTATGCTTGTATGCCAATGCATATCTATACTCACGATATGCCTGCTGCTATTTATCCCACTGGAGTCAGGTTTATTACAGATAGAGATGATATTTTCTTGATGTGTGTACCTAGAAGTGGTCTAGGGTTTAAAAAAGGATTGAAACTGCTAAACACTTGTGGTATAATTGACAGTGACTATTGGCAATCTGATAACGAAGGGCACATCAAAGTCAAAATGTCTGCCAAGGAACCTATTACCATAAATCAGGGTCAAGCATTTATGCAAGGAATTATCGTTCCTTTCTTAAAAGTTGATGACGACGATTGTATAAAAAATAGAAACGGTGGTTTCGGGTCTACTGACAATTAAGGAGTACTTGTGGCAAAACTAAGTGACATTGTGTCAACAATCTGCAAAGAATATAAAGACAACACTTTAATAGTAAAAAGTAATGTGACGCCTAATTACAAAAGATTACCCTGTGGGGCATTTGGAATGGACTATCCTCTATTTGGAGGACTACCTTATGGGCGAATATGTATGTATTCTGGTCAGCCACATTCAGGTAAAACAACAGCAGCAGTTGTTGAGATGGCTGCTTTTCAAAGAGCAAATCCAGAAAAAACATGCGTTTATGTTGATGTTGAGCATTCGTTAGATTTGCAATTTCAAGCAAAAATGACAGGGCTAGATTTAAATCGTATGTATTACATGAATCCTGCACATCTTTCTGGTGAACAAATTCTTGACGCTATAATCGATATGCAAAAAGATGCAGAAGACATCGGAATGATTGTTTTAGATTCTATACCTGCTCTTTTGCCTGCAGATGTTCTTGAAAATGACATAAGTAAAGATGTCGGTATGCGAGGAACAATTGCGAAGCCTTTACACAAGTTTTTAATCGAAATGTCTTCTTTACTAAGTAAGAAAGAAAATATTCTTATATTGATAAATCAAGTTCGTCAAGTAGGTACCACTTTCACTGGTGCGCCTATTTATAAAGAACCAGGTGGAGATGGACCTAGATATTATTCTTCTGTTAGTGTTCGTTTTGGAACAAGAACGTTTACTCAGGGAGAAAACATGGACGCATGTAAACCCGATGGAGAGGGCGCTGACGGATATCGTATTCGGTTTAAGATAACTAAAAATAAGACTGCCCCGTGTAACAGAGGAGGTGGTTTTATCACTTTTAGATATGACACTGGGCTAGATTGGATACACGATTTGTTAGAAATTGCAATTCAATTTAATTTCATTCAACGCTTGAATAACATAACTTATCAGCTCATTGATTTGGAAACAGGCGAAATTCTTACCAATGAAGAAGGAAAAGAGCTGAAAGGTAAGAAGTCAGATTTAATCGAATATATAAAAAATAACATTGCTTTTCAGACAAAATACTTAGATATGTTAACAAAGTACATTTCTGCTGATAATGTTTCTTATGGCTCGTTGCTTGATGAAAGAACAATAAAAGAAATAGACGCAGAAGAAACTAGTATTACTGCATAATCTCTTGTATATCTTAGCGTGCAAACTTAAATTGTTTTGCACGCTTTATTTTTACTACTTAAACGGAAATATTACTCCCGGCGAAGGAAATCTTATAGGTGACTATTTTGATGGAATTTCTAATTAAGTTAGCAAAAGAATGTATAATAATTAAAACAATAATTTAAAATATATTAGAGAGCAAATTGAGATGTCTTTTGGGTTAGTTGTAAGAGAAAAGAATGGTCAAAAGAAACCTACCCGGTATTACAGTAACAAACAAGAAAAAGCTGTTGCTAAAGTAACGGGAGGCAAAAGAACGCCTAATAGCGGAGCGACAACATTTGGAGGGAAGGGAGACATTTTAACAGATACATGGTTGATTGAATGTAAAACGAAAACTTCTCCTTCAGAGTCTATAACAATAAAAAAAGAGTGGATAACTAAAAATGCACAGGAGTGTGCATTTGAAGGTAAACAACATAGTGCAATAGCGTTTAGTTTCGGACCCGACGAACATAACTATTATATAATAGATGAGTTTTTATTTCAAGAACTACTAGAATATAAAAAGAATACTTAAGTTTTTAGTAGGTTAGCCTTATGCGCTAACCTTTTACTTTGTATAAATACCTATATGAAAGATATAATTAAATGGTCACACAGTAAATTGTCGACAATTCTAACATGCCCTATGTCTTATTATCTTAATTATGTACAAGGAATAAGTCCCAAGAAAACAAAACCTGCATTTGAAATTGGTAGTGCAGTGCATTGGGGCATAGAACATAATACTTATGATCTTAGGCAGTATTATATAGACGAAGAGCTTCTTGGTGAGGATTTTACTCAGGAACAACTATTAGCGCAAGCAATGGATTATTTTTACTTGTGCTATAAAGACTATCTTTATAAGCAGATTCTAGTTGATCCTACAACACAAGTAGAGCTAAAGTTGCTTGAAGAAAAACATGAAGGCTTTATAACAGCACAGTTACCTTCGTTTCTCCCAGAGATGGAAGCGCATAATTTTTTGGGTATTGTAGACTTACTTTTTAAAACAGACAAAGGGTTTGTAATAATTGATTTTAAAACTTCCAGCTGTGAACCTGATTGGAATAGTTATTTGGACCAATTATATAGATATGTATATCTGGTGAAAGCAAAGTATCCAGAGACACCAATTGTAAAAATTGGTATTATAAACATCCGTAAAGCACAGTTATATAAAAGAAAAGATGTATCTAGTCAAGACTACTTCAACATGCTTTGTCAAGAATATTTTAACAACCCTACAAGATATATTGACTATCATGAATTTCCAGCTTCAACAATAAAACAAGACTTTATGGATGACTACATCAAAAATCTATCTCGTATGGTTGACACCGCGTATACGATTGATAAAAACCAAGCGTGGTACATTAACTTTGCGGAAGCAGAAGGAAAGTATGGAAAGTCAGACTACTATGATATATTCTATAAAACAGAGAACGCTTATACGAAATATAAAATAAAAGATAAAGTGTGGTCAGAAGAAAAACAAGCTTTTGTAAAAACACGTTCTTGTGTTCCTATAGATATGGATGTTGTTGAACATTCCAACATATTAAATCATTACTCCGACTACAAAGCACTAAAAGAAGAACACAAAGAAGATTTTGACTCTTTTATTAGAACAAATTACATTGTTGATGAAAACTTATTATATACATATCAACTAACAGAACAGAAGTTACTTGAACAAAAGGAGATTTGAGTATGTCAAGTTATGTCACATTTTGGGTAAAAAATGCTAAAGGACAGTATACTGTGCTTACTTCATATTCACGTAGTAGCGAGTTGTATGCTGCTCTTCATACAAATGGTTGTAGAGGGAAGAGAGTAAAAACTAACGACGAAGTTTTTGGAGAAAGAATTATCGCTCAGCCTTTTACACGTAAAGACAGTGCAAACTGTGTTGTTACACTAGAACACAATATAAACACATTGAAGACAGCAAAAGAGTCTTTTCAAGAAAATATAAAGCTTGCTTTGCAAACATCTGACCCTTTAGAAGAAAAAATGGAGTATGTTAATACCTGTAAAGCTGAAATTGAAGAATGTGAAGAAGAAATTTCTGCAAATAAGAGATATATTTATCTGTTACAGTTTTTTGAAGAGATAAGAGAAGAGAATCACACTTTTGGTGACGAATTAGATTATGACGACATTATTTGGGCAGGAATTGATGCCTCGCTAGAAGGCGAAACAGAGGAGGATTAAAATGCTAACAAAAGACAATTTTTGTAGAATTGTTACTCAATTAAGAGAGTTAGACAAACTTGAACAAAATCTAGTAAAAGTTCTAGATTGCAGTATTAGTAACGTAATTTCTAATGTCATAAATGAATTACTTGTAGCCCTTGTCGAGGATTCAGAAACAGACTGGACTGATGATTTGTATGACGATGTTTTTGACCGAAGCCTGAACGAGGAAGAAGTTTATGCGCGAGTTAAGGAACTACTTCAGAGAGGTGAATATGAAGGAATATAAAGTTATACATGTAAATGTTCCTACTCAAAAAACACGCTATTCAGTACTAGAAGCAGTAATGAATTATCTTGAAGACAAAGCTGTAGACGGGTTTAAAGTAGAACAAGTAGTAGAATTTTCTGACAAAAGAATTGGATTGCTCTGTTCTCAAGAAGGGCTTTACGACATAACGTCTGACAACACTTTTCATCACTTACTTTAATAAGTTGATTGTTTAGTCATTTAATACTATAATAATGTTATAAAATTTATTTGGAGGTAGTTTTTATTATGAAAACTAAGAAAATTATGACAGATATGGAAGTAGACAAAAAGGTTAGACTTATTTACACGCAGTTTGACAGAAAAAGAAAACTGACTGACAGACAAGTAGAAACATGTAAAAGAAATTTGCAGAAAGGAAAAAGAACTGTTGCAGAACTTGCAAAGAAGTACAATGTATCTGAGTTTGTAATCAAATACAACACTGACCCCGAATTCCGTAAAGCTGCAATAAACGCTCGTTCAGGTAAGCATTATGGCGTTACTACAGCAGATTTTGACAACCGTGTTGCATATAAAAGAAAACTGATGAAAAACAGAACATATCTTAAACTGGTAGGAGTAAAAGCTTAATGATTACACAAGAAGAACTAGTTCAAAATCAGACACGTTATGTTACTTTACTTCGTTCAATAACTCGTGAAGGAGCAAACATAGAAGGAATGATTCGGAAACTAGAGTCAACTGACTTTTTTGACGCTCCTGCAAGTACTCAGTATCATAACGCATTTAAGGGAGGGCTGTGTCAGCACACGCTTCATGTTAGAGACATGTTGTTCAAGTTTGTTGCGACAGCTTTTCCTGAAGGCAGCCCTTGGACAGACGATACGCTTAACATTGTTTCTTTGTGTCACGATTTGTCAAAAATGAACTTTTATGAACCTTACTATAAAAACGTAAAAGTGTATTGTGAAAATGGCACAAAGAAAGACAATATAGGCAAGTTTGAATGGACTTCTGAAGAAGCATTTAAGGTTAAAGAAGCAAGTGACAGATTTATGCTAGGCTCTCATGGTCAAAACTCTGAATATATAGCAGGTACCTACATTCCGCTTTCGTTTGAGGAAACTGTAGCTATTGTAAATCACATGGGGTGGGAACCTACAGCTAATATGGACCTTACAGGTATTTACAATAAACATTCTTTGGCTGTTATGCTACACATTGCAGACTTTTACAGTACCTTTGTATTGGAAAAACTATATTGATGAATTCTTTCATAAAAGAGCAACTAAAGAAGTGCAAAGTTGCAGAATTACCAAATTTAGAGCAAGCGAAAGAAGTTCTTTTTATTCCGAAAAAAGAACCAGAGAAAGAACCAGAGCTAAATCACTATTATATAATCGAGTTAGAAGACTATGTAATAAATGAGCCAGAAGGATTTACACTTAGTGCAAATTGGAATAAAGGAACTAAGCCTACATGTTCTTATTATAAAGTTCAAGTAGTACAGCTTCTAGGGAAAATGGTGAAGGTTTCAGGTATCAGCTATGATGTTATTAACAGCACAGACCTTTCTGACGTTTGGACAGGCTGGTTACCTAGAGCAAGTTTTCACATAAAAAAAGAATTGTGCGTATAATTTACGCACTGTTCTTTTGTATAAACATAAAATGGAGGTATTATGGCAGAGTCTCTGGCAGTAAAATATAGACCAAAAGAGTTTGACGAAGTTTGTAGTCAAAAGGCTGTTATACAAATTCTTGAAAAACAGTTGAGTCAAAAAGAAGTTAAGAATTGTTATCTTTTTTGTGGACCAAGTGGAACAGGTAAAACGACTTTAGCGAGAATCTATGCAAATAAGTTAAACGGTGGAATAGGACAGCCTATTGAAATTGACGCAGCTTCAAATTCTGGTGTGGAAAATGTAAGGCAGATTATAAAAGCTGCACAAGAAAGGTCTCTTCAAGGAAAGTATAAAGTGTACATAATTGATGAGTGTCATGCTTTGAGCAACGCGGCGTGGCAGGCCTTTTTGAAGTGCATAGAAGAACCTCCAAGGTACACAATTTTTATGTTTTGTACAACAGACCCTCAGAAAATTCCTCAAACAATTTTAAACAGAGTTTGTAGATTTAACATCACAAAGATTCCTACAGAAGAACTTAAGAACAGATTGTTGTATGTTTGTAAACAAGAAAACTTTACAAACTATGAAGCTGCGTGTGACTACATTTCAAAGATTTCAAATGGTGGGGCAAGAGACAGTTTAGCAAATCTTGAAAAAGCAGCTGCATATAGTACAGATTTGTCTTTAAACAATGTTCTTACAGCTCTAGGTAATTATTCATATAACACCTTCTTTGAGCTGTTAAATGCGTTCATTGACGCAGACCAAGGGACAATTTTGAGAGTCATCTCTAACTATTACGAAGCAGGAAATGACTTAAAATTATTTGTAGATCAATTTTTAGCATTTACAATAGATGTAACTAAGTATTCAATTTTTAAGAGTTTTGAGCTTATAAAAATTCCAGAAAATATGAAAGCAGAACTTGACAATGTTATTAACATTCAAGATGCTACAAAGTATTTTACTTATGTTATAGACAGAGTACTTGATACAAAAAACATGATAAAAAATGATAGTCAGATAAGAGCTTCTATAGAAGTTATGTTTTTAAGAATTGCGAGGGGTCAATGAATATCTTAGGTCAGGATAAATTACTGAATACAATCAACGAATTAAATCTTGACACATTTCCGAGATCTGTAATGTTATTAGGCGCAGAAGGCTCTGGCAGACATTCTATTGTTTATTTTATCGCTAAACACTTGTCTTTACCTATAGAAGATATTTCAGAAAAGTTAACGCTAGAAACAATTGATGATATAACAACTCGAAGCAGTCCTTCTATTTATATTATAAACACAAAAGACATTACGGTTAAAGAACAAAACACAATTCTTAAATTTATAGAAGAACCTTTGAAAAATGCTTATGTCATAGTGTTGGCAGAAAGCAAAAATAGGCTTTTAGATACTGTGCTTAACAGGTGTTTAATTTGGCAGTTAGAAAACTATTCAAGAGAAACGCTAGAAAAGTTTTTGCCTCAGTCTGATCAAAGTAATTTAATACTTGAAATCGCAGCTACACCAGGACAAGTATTAAAATATCAAAGTATTCAGTTTGAAAAGTATGTAGAGCTTGCAGACAAAATTATCAATTGTATTGATTTTGCATCTGTTCCGAATACTCTTACGCTTGTTGATAAGTTAAAGTATAAAGAAGAAGATAAAGGTGAACTGGATGCAAACATTTTCTTTTCAATCTTATTGCATGAAGTTTGGCAAGCGTCAAAAAATTGCTTAAAACCTTATGCAGATATTATGTATGTATTAACAAATAAGTTAAAGAATGACCTGTTAATTGCAAACATAGATAAGAAAGCGCTGTTTGAAAATTATTTGTTAAAGCTTTGGGTAGAGGTTAGAAGATGAACATCGAAGAACTTAAACAAGATATACTTCAACACACTATAAAACCTGGGCTGATTATTTTTGAAAACACAGAGCATAGTTTTGTTGCTAATCAATATATAAAAGAAATTGCAAAGCAACGAAAACTTTCTATTGAACAAGTAGAGAGTCTTTCAGAAATAAATGCTAGAGCAAATGACATTTTTGGACTTGACTTATCTGACTCAGTTCTGTATGTTTGTAGAACAAAAGAGTTTGACGCAACGTCTTACGACCCTTCGTTAATAGAACGTGATGACGTTGTTATTGTTTGTAATAAAGCATTAGGTGGACCTCGTTGGGATGATAGAATTGTAAAGGTGCCAAAGCTCGAAGCTTGGCAAATAAAGGACTACATGTATTCTAAAGCACAAGGAGTCAACAAAAAACAGTTAGATTGGCTACAAGATTTGTGTGAAAATGATATATATCGTATAAGTGAAGAATTGGATAAAATAACACTCTTTGACAAAAAAGAACAAGACAAAATGTTTTCTGAATTTGTTAAAGATAATGTTTTTAGTGATTTAAGCCCTTACACGATATTTAACATGTCTAATGCAATAATGGATAAAAACATTAAAGCGTTAAAAGAAGTTTGGACAGATATTGATAAATGTGATATTGAACCTTTAGGGTTAGTGACAATACTGAAAAATAACGTTAGAAATATCATAAAGATACAACTTAATAAATGCCCTACCGCAGAAAGTGTTGGTATGAGTCCTAAACAATTTTACGCAGTATCAAGAAGTTGTGGTAAATATACTAAAGAAGCGCTAATAGAATTACTTACAATGTTAACTGAAGTAGACAAAAAATTGAAAACTGGTGAACTTCCGGCTGATTTGATTTTGGATTATATTGTCTTAAATATGTTAAGCAAGTAATTTATACTAATAGTTTGCTAAGACCTTGCACAACTTAAATTTGACCGTTGTGCGGGTATTTTATAGGAGAATACATATGAATGATGTAATAAATCATCCGGCACATTATACATTTGGAAAAATTGAAACAATTGATGTAATTGAAGATTGGAATCTTCCTTATCATCTCGGAAATACTGTAAAATACATATCAAGAGCAGGGCACAAAGATCCCACAAAGAAGATAGAAGATTTGAAGAAGGCTCAATGGTATTTAAACAGATATATTGAAAAACTAGAGCAGGAGGCAAAGAATTGAACGTAGAACTTATTTCATATACCGCTGACCCTGTTAAAGTTATAGAAACTGCAGCATCAACTTGTTATGACTCAGAGCCTACAGAAGGCAAAATAATGAAACATTGCTATAATTCAGGACACCATTCTGTTCTTGAATTTGCAGAATTTACTTTTAAGATAAGTGGTGTAAGCAGAGCACTAACACATCAACTCGTCAGACACAGACTTGCAAGTTTCGCTCAGAGAAGTCAACGATATTGTAAAGAAGAAGATTTTGACTATGTGATACCAAAATCAATACTACAAGATCCAGAGCTATTAAAACAGTATAAAGAATTCATGATCATGACAGATTCTCTGTATAAAAAACTTATAGCGTCAGGAATCAACGCAGAAGATGCTCGTTATATACTACCAAATGCTTGTGCAACAGAAATTTGTGTTAAGATGGACCTTAGAGAACTGATCCATTTTTGTAATGAACGGTTATGCACTTGTGCACAATGGGAAATTCGTATGCTAGCACAACAAATGAAGAACGCAGTCGAAAAAGTAAGCCCTGACTGTGCAAAGTATCTTGTGCCCAAATGCGAAAAACATTCTCCATATAATTTTTGCACAGAAACAAAGAAACGTAGTTGTGGACGGCATAAAGTTATTTCGGAAATAATAAACAAAGAAAATAATTAAAATCTACTTGATTCTTATCGGTAAAGATATTATAATAGTGTTATTAAAATACTACTTGTTGTTATCTCAATAACAAAATAAAGAAAAAAGGTGGTGATAAATGAATGGCAAAAGTAGTAGCAAAAGAGTTCAAAGATGAACAAGGTAGAAAAAGAATTGAACCTATAGAAAGTCTGATTCGTAGGTTTAAGAAAAAAGTTGCAAATGAAGGTGTTCTTCAGGCAATCAAAGAAAAAGAATACTATCAATCAAGAGGCGAAAAACGTCGTCTTACAAAAGAGGCAACTAAAAGACGTATTCAGCGTAACAATTACAAGCAGCGACTTAGAGAAGAAGTTGTTGCGGGTAAAACTCGTTTGAGTAAAACACAAATGAGAAAACTTGGAATTGTTATTAAGAAACGTTACGATATGGACAATAATGTCTAAGTATAGACATGTTTGTTTTTCTTCTTACAGTAAAAAAGAGTCAATATTTAGTTGACTCTTTTTTACAATTACCTTAAAATATTATCTATAAACCTGTATAAATCTATGAGGAGTTAACTATGATAATTGCAGTTGATTTTGATGGAACAATTGTAGAGAATGATTATCCACGTATAGGCGCACCAAAGTACAATGTTATTGTTGCTTTGCAAAATATGCAAGCCGCGGGGCATGAGCTTATACTTTGGACATGTCGTCATGGCAAAGAGTTAACAGACGCAATAACATATTGTGAAAAGGTTCATGGATTGCACTTTAGTAAAGTTAATGAGAGTTCAAACGTGTCTCTTGGCTGTTACGAAAGTTCAGGCAGAAAAATAGGTGCAGACCTTTATGTTGACGATAGAGCGATATCTCCAGAGCAATTTGTAACTTTTACAGAACTCGCACTTGAGATGTTAAACAATATATAATAGGAGAAGTTGAATGGAAACTTGGTATAGGATAACATATATAAATGAAGCTGGTTTTCCTTGTAAAGCAACAGTTAAAGATGTAAAATACTACTATTGGACAAGTAAACGAAATATATATGGCAAATATGAGAAAGTTGAAAAATCACTTGTAGGAAAGTTTTTCAAAAAACTTAAAAAGTGTTCAAATATAGATATCAAACCTGTGGAGGTAGAGTAATGTTAAACAAAAAGGGAGAACGAGAACTTGCATACATTGCGACTGTTACAGACGTGACACCAATTGAAGGTGCTGAAAAAGTAGAATTAGCACATGTAAATGGTTGGACAGTGATGGTTCGTAAAGAGCAGTTTCATAAGGGTGACCTGTGTGTATACTTTGAAATCGACTCAAAAGTGCCCGAGACACCAGTATTTGAGTTCTTGAGCAAATACAAATACAAAGTAAAAACACAGAGGTTTTTAAAAGGAAAAGTTCTTAGTCAAGGGCTAATAATGACTCTTGAAGAACTAGGACTTCAAGATTGTGCTGTTGGAGACTTTGTAACAAAACGTCTTGGCGTTACTTACTATGAGCCAGAAGACAATATAAGAAAAGCAGACAATAAAAAACTTGCTGAGCTTAAAGTCGAAAAGTTTTTAACTATTTGGAAGAAACGTCATACTTTTTTGTCAAAGTTTACTTGGATTGTAAATCTAAGAAAAAAGGTTTGGTTAAGAAAGTACTTTAGACAACAAAAGAAGAAAAAGACTGATTGGCCTTATTGGGTTGTTAAAACAGATGAGGAAAGGGTACAAAACCTTCCTACACTTTTTATCGATAATCATAAGCAGTATTGGGTTACCGAAAAAATTGACGGAACTTCTACTACTTTCACGATGACTCAAGCTCCAAAGAAAAAAAGACACGCTATTATCTGCTCTAGAAATGTAGTATTCGATACTCCAGAAAAAGAGGAAAGGAATTACTACAAAGACACCGACGGAAATGTTTATCTTGAAATGTTTGAAAAATATGATATAAACAAAGTTCTTAACTATATTCTTGATGAACATCCTGATTATGAGTTTATTACCATTCAAGGTGAGACTTATGGCGGAACCATACAAAAAAGAAAATATTGCGATGACCATCGCCTTGCTATTTTTAACTATATCTATAAGAAAAAAGGTGAAGCTCCTGTAAGACTTAATCCTGTTGATATGAAAACTGCTATTAGTAATATAAATACTAAACTTAATCTTCATCTTGAAACTGTACCTATTATATGTTCTATGTCTCTTGAAAACTATGATTGTGACAAACTTTTAAAAGAAGCAGAGGGCATATCTAAAATTGATGGTCTTCCAAGAGAAGGACTTGTATTTAGGGACATCGAAGGTAAAGAGTCTTTTAAAGCAGTTAGCAATAGTTTTCTTGAAAAATATCATAATTGAGGTAAAAACATGATACAGATTAGAAGAAATGTATTTGAAACAAACAGTAGTTCTACACACAACTGTACTGTCATGAATGACAGTGAGTATTGTAGTTTTCAGGAAGGAGACTTGTATCTTAACAACTCGTGGACAAGTACAGAGTCAAAAGTAGCAAAAAAAGAGCTTCTTACCCGAGAGGAAATTGTAGAATATCTTGAATACACAAAAGATTATAAAGAAGTAGCAAAGAAGCTAGAAGAAGTAGTTCAGGACAAAGAAGCTTTTGAAGAAGTTCTGAAAGAAGAAGACTTTGAAGATGAATTTGTTTCTGCAGAAAGGTTTTATGACGAAGATCGGTTAGAAATAGAAGAAAGAACGTATTCACTTCCGAAAGACACCCTACATATTATATGTAAATTTGGATTTGATGGTTAATAAACGAAGAGTCAGCTAATTTTAGTTGACTCTTTCTTTTTGTTCCCTTATAATATAAGTATAAAATAAGAAGAGGTAAACGTGAATGACCAAAGAAGAATTTACTAGCAAAGTTAAAGATAGAAGAGCTCCTACAAACAAAGAATGGAGCATAATTGAGTACGTGTACACATGGCACCCGTCTATTGATAACGTACGAGGAAAAGACCAGATTACAACTATCTATAACACTTGTGGAATGACTGTTATTTACGATATGTTAAAAAGAGCTACTGCTGCTCAAGGCCTTCAAGAAGCTTATGACCGAGCAAGAATTGCTTGTAATGTTGCAAAAGAAAATTTGGATAAACTAAGTACTGCTGAAGAAGTACCTCTTGGAGAAACACTATGAACTGGGTATCTTATAAAAACGGAAATTATATTGTAAAAATAAATTTGGACACAGGGACAAAGCTCAGAGTAATTAAGGGAGACAAGCCTATTGCTGACACAGTAGAGTCTATGGACCTCAAAATAACAAATATGTGCGATATGGGCTGTTCAATGTGTCATGAAAATAGCTTACCTGACGGTAAACATGCAGATTTGTTTGCACCTTCTTTCTTGGACACGTTACACGCCTACACAGAACTTGCAATCGGTGGAGGAAATCCTTTAGCACACCCTGACCTGTATAAATTCTTATGCTTCTGCAAACAGCATAAGTTTATACCTTCGATGACTGTAAACCAAAAGCACTTCATACAACAATTCGACTTTTTAAAACAACTCAGAGATGAAGGTCTTGTGTATGGCTTAGGTGTTTCTCTAACAAACATAACAGATGAATTTATCGCTAAATGTAAAGACTACGGGCCTAATCTTGTTATACATGTAATAAATGGACTTATAAAAGTTTCTGATCTAGAAAAGCTTGCACACAAAGATTTAAAACTTTTGATTTTAGGTTATAAAGTTTTTCGTAGAGGGAAGAAGCTTTACGAGCAGACCAGCGACAAAATTGAGCAAACAAAAGCAGAGTTGAAAACTTCGTTACAAAAAATTCTTGAACAACAATGGTTCAAAGTTGTAAGTTTTGACAACCTTGCATTAAAACAACTTGATGTTAAAGCGCTTTTGTCCGAAGTAGACTGGAATAACTTCTACATGGGTGACGACGGTCTTGACGGAGAACAAACTTCTGCAACAATGTTTGTTGACTTGGTTGAAAGAAAATTTGCTAAGAATAGTTGTAGTAGTGAACGATTTGATCTACTTTCTACCGCAGAAGAAATGTATAATTATTTACGAGAGGAAAAATGACAGTAAAAGAATTTATTGGCCCGTTTAAAAACACTACATTTAAAATTTACATTGACAATAATCCTTGGGAATACACTACAGACAAGTCAAAACTAGATAGCATAGGGGATTATAATGTTGTCGAAGTAAAAGCAGGTACGTGCGATGTGCTAATTTGTTGTACTCCTCCTATCTGTAAGTATTATTCTGAAAAGAAATTTATTATACCGATGTCTGTTTTTGACATTGGCGTCTATTATGGGAAGTATAGTAAACTACCCGAAAATTTGACTCAAGAAGAAACTCGAGGAATCTGTTCTGGTACAAAAATGTGTGAATTTTGTACCTGTAAAGGCAACAAAGACAACTGTGACTATAAGGAGCTAGAAAATGAAAATCTCATTTGAACTTTTTCAGGAAGTATTAGGTTTTATAGAAACTCGTAGTATTCAAACTGAAATTCTAGACGCAGTAGTAAAAGACATCTCTCCTGAATCAAATATTTTTGATGACACAGAGATGTACTCTTTGCTTACTAAAATGTTAAAAGAAGCCACAAATGATAAATATGATTATATAAGCTATTGGATGTGGGAATTAGACTTTGGCGACAGTTGGGAACCAGGAACACTCTTAGACACAAATAACAAAGAAATACCTTTGAAAACAGTAGAGGATTTGTGGAAATTTTTAGAAAGCACGTATGAAGAAAATGCCGAATAATTATTGCATCTGGAGAGCGAATTGTGTCGTTCTTAATTCAAGAAAATGGCCAAGAGAAGATTTACGCACATACCTGTGCTGTCACGACTGTTCTGACACAAAGTGCGACATAAGATGTACAACAGATTTAACAAAATGTACATATAAATGTGACCAAGAAACAGCACAAGGATACATTGACAGAGCTACTAAACGTTTAACAAATAATGTCTTTGCAGCAATTAAACCGGAAGCGAAGGTAAATTTACCTAAAGAACATACTAAGACCGCTGCAACACCGGAAAAAACGCCCGAGCAACCCCTTGCAACTACTTCGTTTCAAGTTCCACAAAATAAAAAAGCGCTAGCAGCACTTTTGAAAGTTAGTTACGACAAAGTTGCATATAGAATAGACGTAAAGAAAATGACATATCAGCAAGTATATGAGGAACTAAAAAATGCTAAGCGCTAAATACAAGGAAGGATATAAACAAGCACTAAACGATGTGTCAAAAGATGTGCTTGAAATGAAAGTGTGGCGACCAGGTATTACTAGATTTACTGGGTATTTGCTTCTAAAAGAAGTAGAGGTTGCGTGTCTACTGAAAAAATACGGTCACGTGATTTCTTCAGAATGGTTGGAATCATTATCCGAAGAAGACAAAGAAAAAGTACTTAACACTGAAACAAAAGTTTTAAAGTGACGTTGTAAAGGAGTTAATATGATAATATTTATTGTTACTTATTATAATTTTACCACTCAGCAGCCACGAAAGTTGTATATTACCGCAAACAGCTTTTCTGATGCAGCAAAAGAAGCAGAGCAAAAGATGAGACAGAACGAATATATATTTTCTATTTCGGTGGTAGATTAATGAGTGTAATCATACCTTTTGCGCCTGTTTCCGTAAATAGCGAACAACTTGAAATAGACTGCATAGGCTCTTTTGCTATTGAAGCAAAAAATTCTATAGGGCAAAGGTTTTATTTTATTGCTCAAACAGAGTCAGGAGTAACTAGAACAATTACTTATGGACCTGTTTTTGACCAAACTCCACTGAGCCCTTGCAAAGCAGAAATGAAGTTTGAAACAATTTACTATGACTCAAGAAAAATTATTTCAGCTGCTTCAAGATTTCTTTTAAGTAAAAATGCACTGGAAGCTGAAATAGTAGACATAGCAGACGTAATACAAGAAATAATTACATCTATCGGAGGGTTGATAAGATGAAAGATAGACTTACAGACAGGTATGGAAAACTCGTTGGATACAGAGAAGAAATGCACAATGGCGAAGTTTGGTATCAAGATTATGTAGGAAGACTAAAAGCTAGGTACATAAAAGAAACAAACAGCACGTTTGATGACAAAGGAAGATTTCTTGGCTTTGGAGATTTTGGCGCATCTCTTTTGTATAAATAAGAACATCTTCAAGGAACCTTTTAACAATGACTCACAAAAAACATGATGTAAGATACATTATAGCAATTGCTCTTTGCGTGTTTACAGTTCTTGTATTGATATTTGCACTTTTAGTCAGAATAAAAGAACTTAAAAAGCCTGCTACTCCTCAACTAACAATAAAAGAGCAACAACAAGAAAGACTTTACTCGACGATTGCAGCTAATACATATTCCCGTCGAGAAAAAGAGTTACAAGAAATTTTAGTACGAGCAGTTGAAATCTTTAACGAAAGTACAAAGAATAAATACCATACAGACTTTGAGAATAAACGGTGTATTGTTTATGCAACTGTTTTCTTAGAAGTTCCTTCATATCATGAAGCATATTTTTCCGTTTCGTTTGACATTCTAATAAAAAGAACAGCAAATGCCCCTTGGCAGCAAATGAACTATGCTTGTTATCTATATCACCCGAACCATTTGGCTGGTAGATATGATTTGTCTCCAAAAAGTGTTTTAAAAGATAAAACAGAGGAATTCTTCTTATTTACAAATCCAGACACTACAAAATTTATTGATCTAGGCATAGCAGAAGGTTCTTCTCTTTATTGGGATCCTGCGTGTAGAAAGTGGCAGTTTGAAGATATACTTTCACAAAGACAAAATAACGTGCTATTCTACACTTTTGAAAGAACACAAGATTTATACTATAAAGATTCACATAGCTTTTGTTATAAATTAAGTGATGTTTTGATTTAAGGAAATTGCGAGGCAGTGTTATCGCACTATAAATAGAATACTGTGATTGTCAGTAAACATAACTGTCCAAAGCTCGTATCGCGTACAGGAGTACAGAAGGGTGAAGTAGCTAGTCCCTTTCATTATGGAAGCGTGACCGAGGGGTTGATGGTGCCAATCTTGAAAATTGGAAATCGTGATGAACGATTCGTGGGTTCAAATCCTACCGCTTCCGCCATAAAGGGTTGTAGTTTAATGGTAAAATATCGGTCTCCAAAACCGTAAGATCTGAGTTCGAATCTTAGCGACCCTGCCAAATTATTTGATTGTTTTAATGTTTTTAAGTACAATATTGTATATAAAATAAATAGATTATTGGTGCTACGACAGCTCGACGTTAGTGTACATAAAAGTGGAGATACGTCTTACCTGGGCACAGGTGGCAGTAGTTAAATGGAATAAGGAACAGCCAATAGTATTGTGGGATAGAGTAATGGTAACTCACTAGCCTCATCAGTTGCGAAGATCTGGGTTCGAGTCCCAGTCCCACAACCAAAGGTGTAGCGTGAATGATTAGAGTGTCACGCATTAACTTCTATTTACAGGCTGTATTATTTTTCAATACAGCCTTTTCTTTTTGATTCTTACTAAGAAATAACTTATAATATAGGCATAACAAACAATTTTGGAGGTATATTGTTATGAAGTATGAAGTTTTGATGAGTTTTGATAAAGGCACAACTTGGTGGTCTTATGGTATCTATAGTGACTTAAATGTTGCAAACGAAGTAGCAATGCAAGTACGTGATGAACGTGGTTGTTGGATAAAAGTAAAAGACGTTAAGGAAGACTAAGCAGATGACAGAACAAGAACGTTGGGAAGAAATTTCAAACTATTCACAGTCCTACTATGAAGGACATCCTGAAATAAGCGATGCAGAATTTGATGAGTTGTATGAGAAGTTCAAAAAAGACTTTCCAAATTCAAACTACTTAAAGCTTCCTGCAAAAGGTTTTGACCCTAATGCAACAAATTTGCAAAAATTTAAACATAAATATAGCACAGTTGGAAGTATTTCAAAAATACATTCTGTAGAAGAGACAAACTTTGTTGCTCCCTTCTTCTACAACATATCTGTAAAACTTGACGGTAGCTCACTCGTCTTGTATTACGTTGACGGACAACTTGAAAGAGCACTTACTAGAGGCGACGGTCTTTATGGTCTCGATGTTACAAATAAAGTAAAGTATCTTTGCCCTGAAGCTCTTACGCCTAAGTTCTTTCATGAAAAACCCTTTACCGGTGCAGTAAGAGGCGAAGTTGTAATGTCTAACTGTGCATTTCAAGAGTATAAGAAAGAACATCCTGAAGCAAAAATGGCTCGAAATGTTTCTACTGGACTCATGATGAGAAAAGATGTAAGCGAAGAGTTGAAATACTGTGACTACATTGCATATAAGATTCTTGCTGTTGAAAATGACGCTATGTTAGAGTGGTGGCTCCCTGAAGTACATCTTCAATTGAAGAATTGGGGATTTAAAGTTGTTACCTCTGTAACTGTAGAGGGCGAAACAATTACTGACGACTTCATGTCACAATTAAAGCAGCGTGAAGACTTTAACACTTACCCTACAGATGGTCTTGTTATTGAGACTTGTAGCTTAACAAGTGATGAAGCCGGCATTGTTACTTATGTAGAAGTTGCATATAAGTTTGCAGCAGAAACAAAAACGTGTAAAGTAATTGATGTAAAATGGAATTTTTCGCCCAAGGGCAAACTTGTTCCAGTTGTTCAAATTGAACCTACAATGATGTCTGGTGCATTAGTAAGTAATGTTTCAGGTTTCAACTATAAATTTATAATGGACAACAATATAGGTCCAGGAGCTGAAATAACAGTTTGCCGGAGTGGTGAAGTTATACCCGACATTCAGTCTGTTACAAAACCTTCTGTAGAAGTCGCTTCACCTTATACTTGCCCTGAATGTGGTGAATTACTTGAGCTAACTAAAACAGGTGTGGATCTTGTTTGTTCAAACCCCGATTGTAAAGGAAGAAAATTCTATAACAGATACACCTTTATTGAAAAGATGGCGGAAGATATAAAAGGGTTTGGTGAAGTGCTCATACAACAACTTGTAGATGCAATGACAGAATGTTCTCTTGCTCTAGAGGCTTACACAGAAGCGAGTTTGTTCTTTGACATACAACACGCAGAAAACAGTTTCTTTCAAAACGTATTTACACCGGCAAATGCAGAAAAATGTGTCAAGTTAAAACAGCTATTTCAAAAACCATTAAGTAAAGAAAAGTTCTTACGAGCAATGAACATCGACTTGCTTGGAGAAGTTGCTGCAAAGCAGATTTCAAGTAATCCTCAGTTGTTTAACACACTATTCAGTTGTGATAAGGCGCAACTACCCGCTCAACTTAGTGCTTTAGGTGTTGCTCCGGTGTTAGCAAGTAACATAATAAAGAATATACAGCGAATAAGAAACTTTAATGCAATCAATATAACTTGGGAAGAAGATAAGTCTGAAAACATTAACAAATTTATCGCTGTTACAGGAAGTTTGTCTATACCTAGAAAAGAGTTTGAAGCAAAACTTAACGCTAAAGGTTACGGAATTACTGACAACATGAAGAAAGCTGAGTTTCTTGTAACAAATGATCCAAACAGCGGAAGTTCAAAAAACAAAAAAGCAAAAGAGTTAGGATTGTATATATTAACTGAAGAAGAATTTTGGAGACGCGTGTGAATTATTATAAGGTTATAATAAAACATAAAGACTATCCTGAAGAAGGGTTTATTGAATTACGCTGCTTAGGAAAAGACGAATTACAAGTTAATGATAGTTTGTGCGCAACGTTACAAAATAACGGAGAATGTGCTGAAAACTATTTGATTTCTATTGAAAGGGTTATAGATGAAGCCAATCTCAATAAAGTTAACTAAAATAAGTAAAGTAAAAGAAACTCCTGAAGAGCGAAAAGAACGGTTGAAATACTGGGGATGTACTACAACAAGAATAAAACAAAGCAAGAAAATTTACAACCGTAAAAAAGTAAATAAAACTATTGATTCTTTGTGACAGATACTTTATAATATAAGTATAAAATTTAACTAAAGGAGTACTAGTTGACGTTATAGTAACTGGCGACGGTGATTACAGAGAAACTAAAATAGTTAAATAGTTGTGGAAATATCTATTAAATCTTTTGATTCTTACACAAAAATATAATATAATTATTGTATAATAAATATAAAGGTGCTACGAAGCAACAAGGATAAGCAAGACGTTTGAATCGGCGGTCAGCTTGCCTGAGAGTAATAGGAGCTGTAGTAAATGGAGTTTGATGAACAGCCTTTATATATCGAGTATGTAGTGTAATAGCAACACGCCTGCTTTGGGAGCAGGAATCGCCGTGCAAATCGGACATATTCGACCAGTACCCTATGGTAGGTATACATACGCGTAGTCCGAAGTCATTGGCGGATAGAGAAGAGGAATTCTTGTGCACAAGAATTAGAATAAGGTGATAATCTCGACAAAACCTACACCTACATCGAGCAGTAAACCAACTGGCAGAGTTAAACGGCTTAGAACCGTTGTAGTGAGAGTTCAAATCTCTCCTGCTCGACCACTGGGTTATTTGAGGTTGGTTCTCCCACGAAGCAATTATTACAGCGCCTAGGTAAGTTGTTTTAATTGCGTATTTGTTCTGACAAGAGTAATCTTGAAAGGTAACAAAATCTTAAACCTCCAGCCGTTGTTTTACGTTACTAGCCCACCCCCAACGAAAAACGCAGGTGAACTAGGTAAAGGGTGATGCCCGTACAGCATTGTCCTTTACATATGAGTCTTCTGGTGATTATTTAAGTTCAATTCTTAAAGGACTCTTACAAATTTTATTTTGGGGTGTCGCCAAGCGGTAAGGCACGAGACTTTGACTTTCGCATTCGTAGGTTCGAATCCTACCACCCCAGCCATATGCTCCATTGGCTCAGCTGGTTAGAGCAATCGCCTTGTAAGCGATAGGTCATCCGTTCAAATCGGATATGGAGCTCCAAACGGTATCTCAAGCATACCTCAAGTGCTTCGCTAAGGGTGCTAACAACGAAAGTACCCACCATGGAAAATTGGCTGAGAGGTCTAAAGCGGCTCCCTGCTAAGGAGTTATACCAGTTTATGGTATCAGTAGTTCGAATCTACTATTTTCCGCCAGGTATTCGTTTTTAGGTTTGCTGTTACCGCTGTAATACAGTAATGAGAGAAAGATACGCGTTAAATATCTCATGTCAAACCTAATTTACCGGGGTATAGCGCAGTTGGTAGCGCGCATGGTTTGGGACCATGATGTCGGGAGTTCGAATCTCTCTACTCCGACCACAAATCAAACTGGATACGAAAAGAAGTGGGTATAGCCAGACGCGCCCTATACTGATGCTGTCAATCACAGTTTGTCGTTGGCAAGGTATTGCCCCTCGCAAAGACAGCCTATTAGAGTTAGCGTGACTTGAGTAGGAAATCAGAGGATATCTACCTGTAATAGGTGGTGGTGGGGCGTATGGGTAATAGACGTATTACCTCCCGAAAGGCTAACGCCCCTTATTATCGGGATGTGGCGAAATGGGCATACGCAAGGGACTTAAAATCCCTCGGAGGAAACTCCATATCGGTTCAAGTCCGATTATCCCGACCAATATCGTAACTGCATTAAGGGCATTAGTAGAGGTTCGACTCCTCCAGTTACGTAGGAAGTATGCGATAAGCTTCCTAAATTATCGCGAAACTTGAGTTAGCAAGTATAAAATACTAACTGTGACTTAGTTGTCAATAAGAACAACTCAAAGCTGATTCGGCGATAGTCAGCAAGAAGGTTGAACAGGCCTATACCTTCAAATTAAATATTAAGGTGCTACTTAGTTCTCTTTTATGTTGTTAGCAAGTCCTTGATCAGGACATTGAGTCAATTGCCTTCAAGCTGTAATTCCAGTTGTCATGGTTAGTCCGTTGGGGTACGAGTGAACGTTGTAGTTAAATGGTGTTGGACGAACGGCCTTAATATTTATATATGCCCAAATGGTGTACGGTGCACATTAAGAGAGACAGTTCAACTCTGTCTGAGGGCTATTGACATAAATAAAAGGTGTTTAGCAATTCAGCCTTAAGTTATCCGTCAGAGATAAGCCGGTAGACCTGAAATCTGCAGGAGAAAATGAATGCCGATGTGTTGAGTTGGCTTAGGTCGTAATAATTGAGAGTCAATAGTTAGTATTTACTTATAAATACTTTTCGCGAATGACACCTCGGAAAGACGAGGATGCATGGTTCTTTAGTGTAGTGATTAACACATCTGACTGTCTATCAGAAGATCATCGGTTCGAATCCGATAAGAGCCGCCAATATGCGTGGGTAGCGAAGTGGTTAAACGCAGCTGACTGTAAATCAGCCGTCACAAGGCTACGGTAGTTCGAATCTATCCCCCATGCACCAGGAAGTCGTAGGTTGTATAAGACTTTAAGCCTACAGGAGCTTACTTCAGTACTTACTCCTTCAATAACAAGTACTTTTATATATCGCAGAGTAGAGAAACGGTATCTCGCTTGGCTCATAACCAAGAAATAGTTGGTTCGACTCCAACCTTTGCAACCACTTTGAGTTTTTCATTTTAGACCTCCTTACAAAAAGAAATTGCTGTATTATTATATGGCAATTTCTTTTTGATTGTTTTGTACAATTCCATTATAATAAAAACAATAAAAATAAGAGGTGACTGTATGAAAGTTTGTTATGAAACATCTATTCAAGATTTCGAGTTTTGGGGTGGGGCTGAAGATCATGCTAATATGTTGACCGAATCAGAACTTGACCAGTTCGAAGATTTTGTAAATGAAGCTTATCCAGAGGGAATTGAAAACACGCAGTTAAACGATTGGATGTGGTTTGATTTTGAGAGCGTTTGCACTATACTAGGGCTTGTATTCGACACGGACAAAGGTGAAGTAATACGATGAACAACATAGTTTATGTAATTGAAGGGACACCTAAAACAGAAGAAGGTTTCGGTTGCCCTAAAATTTCTAGCGAAGGATACAGCAACTTAGAAAACGCTATACAGTTTATTGAATCTAGAACGGGTCAACCACAACGCTTAGGTACTTCTTATATATGGTACAGTTCAAATTATAAATACCGTATATTGTTTATCAACATAAGGAGCTAAACAAATGTTTACAATGAGAGATAATCTTGGCAGATTTGAAATCGTTGCAGAAGCAGAATTTGCTCATGTATCTGTAGAGTGGATAAATTATATGGAAAACAACATTTTGATTAAAGCGGCAGGAGGCAGATTTGTGACGCAAGTAAGAGAAAAAACTACGGGAGAAGTTCTTGTACGTAGGCACGCTAAAAACGAGATCATTCGTGATAGAATGCTTTGCACTTCCATTGCTCAAGCGGAAGAAATACTAAATAAAAGAGTTGAGGAAAAGTTGAATGTCTGAAAATTTGTCTTATTATTGCATAAAAGAATGTGTTATTGGAAGCCCTGTAGCAAAAAAGTTTCTAGAAGAAGCAGACTCTGTTTGGGATTCTGTTTTTGATACTCGCCATTTTATATGCGAATGTCAAAAAACATGTAAATATAAAGCAGAAAGAGAGAATTATGATTTAAAGGAGACAACTAAATGTTAGGAGAAGGAACGCGTGTTTGTGTACATAACTATCGAGTTAATGTAGATGGAAAAAGAATTCCTATCTATAAAGAACTCCCAGAAGTAGTTTATGGAGTTATTTTTAAGTACTATAATCAAGCTTCAAAATTAAAAGTAATTGTAGAAGGTTTTACAAACAAGAAAAGTAAATATGGTTGTTATTACTTTCCAAAGTCTTTAATATTTGAACGTGCATCTGTAGATACACAAGCTTACAAAAAGCAATTGTGGAGTCTATATACATTTGCTTTAAGTGTTGAGGAAGTTCAAAATCTTTGTAAAGAGCTTTCAGAGATGAATTTGAAAGCAGCATTTGCAAGATTGTCCCAACTTCAATAATTCTATATAAACTGTAGAAGTTGATTCTTCTACAGTTTTACTTTATAATAAAAGTATAAAAAATAGAGAGGTAGAAAGTATGAAAAGAATTGCCAAGAACAAACTTGTAAACGTAGTAGACCCTGGATACCAGTATTCTACTTATGATGAATGGATAAATATAAATGCAAACAAGTACTATGCTAAATGGAAAGACAGAACAGAAGCACTTAAAAGAAACACTCTCGCTTATGTTGTAACTGCAGCACTGCATGAAGATGGAAAAACTCTACTTTATCTTATAAGAACTAAAGAGCTTAAGAATTACTTTATAATTGGAGCTGAAGGCATTGAGGAAGTGATAAAATGATAAGAAAAATTCCTCAGGACACACAGTATTTTACGTTTGAAAACACTAACCCGAAAGGGTACAGAACAACAGATTGTGTTGTTAGAGCAATTGCAAACGTTTTGTCTCAAACTTGGGAGAAAACATATCGAGATCTTTTCGAACTTGGAATGAAATATAGTCGACCTCCCGAAGACGATTTAATAGTAGAAAAGTACATGAAGATGAACAACGCTATTAAACTTGCTCAACCGAGAAAAAGAGACAACACAAAGTTTGCGGGCACTGAAATTTGTTACTTGATTCAAGAAGGAAAGTTTATAGACAACGATGGAGTTGTTCTTCCTTATGATAAGTACCTGATACGGATTGGTACTGGACATGTCTCTTGCATAATATCAGGAAAGATACACGATACGTGGAACTGCTCATATGATAAAGTTGGCATAATGTGGGCGGTGCCAGAAAAGGAGTATGAGGAATGAAACAGTATGAGAGTTATCAAATAGACAACGATATGTGGTATAAAAAACGAAATCATATTTATCACTTATTAGGCGTTTATGATGGTGGGCATTGCTGTTGTATAATTGCAACATATTCACTGAAAACAAAAAGGCTTTTGATAAAGTGTGCGAATGAGCATATACCCGAAAGCAAGATATTAAAGCAATTTATTAAATACGCAGAAAGCAAAGGATTGCAGGAGGAACAGAAATGAAAAACATATATATTAGACAAATAACAAGGCGCGAGCCTATATAAATTAGATTTAACAGGCATAAACGTTCGTTAACAATAAACAAAAACCGACCGTCGGCGGTATGTCCGGCGGAAGGAGATAAAGAGGAAGTATTAAACAATGAAATATGGAAATTACATACTTAGCAAAGGTGACAAGGTTAGACTTAAACCAGGCGGTAATGATTGGCTGTACCGCATGATTGAAAAATACGGCGGAAAAACCGTCACAATAAAAGACTTTCCTAAATTCAACGGCTTTGAATGCGAGCCACTCGGAGATGACTTAGTCGGTTATTTATTTTCTTATGACGACATAGATGAGGTTGTATATTGCAAGCTCAGAGAAAAAAGATAAACGAAATTAAGGCAGCATTGCAGTGTTGTTCTGCTGTTGGCTTTGAAACCAGTTGTAGCGATTGTCCATACTGCTACAGGTGCGGCGCCCTTGCCAAAGACGCACTCAATATTATAACCGAGCAGGAAAAAGATATTGAGCAACTTACGGAAAAATATAACCGATGCGCCGAAAAGCTTACGCAATTGTATAACTTTATCTGCGCGAACGGAAAAGGAGTAATATGAAATATTTTCTTATGATGTGTGGGTTAAGTGGCTCGGGTAAATCTTATACTGCAAAGCGTATAGCAAAAGAACTTCATTTTCGTTCAGGACTGAAAGCTGTTACCATAATCTCTTCTGACGAAGTTAGAAAAGAGCTTTACGGCACAGAAGAAGACCAAGAACACAACACAGAAGTATTTAAAACAATTCATAACAGAATTGAAAATTGGGCAAAACAAAAAGTAGATGACATTTTGATTTTTGATGCTACAAATTTAACGTTTAAAAACAGAAGAAGTATTCTTGCTCTATTAAACTCTAAGCCTAACATTTATAAAGGTATATGCGTTGTAGCTATTCCTTTTGAGCAATGTGTTGAAAATGACTTGTTACGAGAACGACACGTTGGTAGAGACGTTATTTATAAACAGATGTGTAGGTTTGAAGCTCCACAAAAATACGAGGGTTGGGACGGAGTAGAGATAAGAAATTCTTCTGAAACAGACTTTACTTCACTTGCACATGCTCTTTCTAAAATGGATAACGTAGATCAAAATAATCCACATCACAAATTAACATTACTTGAACATTGTGTAACTGCATATGAAGAAGCACGCAAAAATGAAGAACAGATTCATTTGCAAGTTGCGTTGTTGTTACATGATATCGGAAAACTATATACTCGGTCAACAGACAACAACGGAATATCACACTACTACAATCATGCGAATGCTTCAGTTTATTATGTACTAGCTAATTCAAAAATACTGGAAGAACTGAAAGAATATGTTGATCTTGAATTGATACTTTTTTATATTCAAAATCACATGAGAATTTCGGACATCGACAAAAATTGTAAAGACAAATATATGAAGCTGTGGGGAGAATTTCGGTATAATCAGCTTCTAAAAATGAAAGAATATGACACTTTTGCATCTGGGCTCACAGAAAAAGAACATGAAGAAATAAAGAAGGAACAATATGGCAACGTTAAAAATTTCAACATCAGGTCCTGAATACACACATCTAACACTACTTACAGAGGAACAATGGGAAAGTATATCAAAGTCTTATAATGTACTAGACATCTCTGTTGAAACACTTCAAAAATTGTTTGAATATGAAGATGTGCTTCAAAAATACAACATTGAACAATCTCCTGAAGGACTAACAGAATATATAGAACTTTCAGAAAAAGGACTTGAAACATTGAGTATAGTAAAAAAGTACGAAAAATCGCTGTAATTAAATAACAAGTAAAATACTTATTTGCACAGGTTATAACTCTGATATACATATTTGATAGAAACAGTCTGTAAAACCTGTTACACGCCATTGCACAAGGCGCAACGCCTATTGCACAAAGTATTCAACAATAAATCTAAAACAAAGGAGTTATTTATGCTTTCAATAATAAATCAAACGGGGAATACAAAATTAGATATTTCAATGTACTTTATTGAAAAGGACAGAAGTTCTAATACTTATGGAATATGTTCTGTTGACCCTGGGACAAATAATTTACTGTGGTTAGGTATATATGACAAAAAAGAGCAAGCTGAAAAAGTTTTTGAACAGATGATTTGTGCAGAAAATGAACAGATGTTCCCTTGTTTTACTAAAGGTCAAATTTACAGATTACCTAAAAATGAATAACTGAACCCTATATACGCGTGTGCATGCGTATGCGCATATGCGCGTTATATATCATGTTATATAATATAATAATACATGTTAATATTA